TCATTCAATCACCCTCTCCATCTTCTCTTCCCCATATTTAGCCACACACACATTATAAAGCAGCATCGCCCTAGTCATCAGGCCGACACCGCCAATACGAGGGGTTACTTTGATACCATCCATATTATAAATAGCGTCAGAACAGTCGCCATGTTGTTTTCCGTTTTCGTCATAGTTGATACCAACATCGATGCAGACCTCTACTCGATCAAGACCAAACGGCGTGATAAAGTTGCGTTTTCCGACCGCAGAGATAATCACATCGACCATATCCATTGCAAGAGCCGTGCACTTCATAAAACTTCCGCTGCTATTCACAGAAATCACGTTACAGTGGCGCTTAATCAGCATATCGACCAACGGGCGACCTACGATATCGGACTGGCCACATACGAGTACATTTTTGCCATCCAGATTGTAACCGATGGAATCAAAAATCTTCATAACGCCAAGCGGAGTACATGGCTGAAATTTGGATGTGGAATTAAAACCATCAACATCAAGTTCGTCTGGGATACAAATAGCATTGGGGTTGATATGTTTTGGCAGTGGAAGCTGGACGATAATGCCGTCCACATATTCCCAATTATAATCTTCCAGTATTTTATTGTTTAATTCGTCTTCAGTGATATTTTCTGGTAATTTGATAAGTTCTGCTTCGATTCCAACCTCTTCACAGTCACGCAGCTTGCCGCGAATGTAAGCGTTGGATGCAGGGTTATCCCCTACTTGATAAATATATAAAACAGGAGCATCGTTAGCTTCTGCGATAATATTCTTGATTTTATTTTTGATATCTTGTGCAATAGATTTGCAATCAATAATCATTGTGAACCTCCTTACAGCATCATACCGGCAATGGCATGAATGACTCTCTCAAATATCTCGTGATTGAAAACATAGTCACCAAGGTCACGCACAAACGAGATGATATTATTTTCGCGACCTTCGATTTTAAAATGTTTAAATCCCTGTGAAACCAGCATTTTGATTTCATCTTCATTCATAGATGTACCAAGAAGAGGGTTGCTGTTTCGAGTAGAGCCGCAATAGTTATATACTGTCGCCAACTGATTTTGCAGCTCCGTAATATCATCACCATTTGCGATGGCCTGACCAAGCTTTGTGTTCAGCTGATAGTGACGGCCAGCCATGGGACAGTTCGGTAGACACCGGTGATTGACAATAAATTCTACTCGATCATGGTCATGTAGGTTTTTAATAAACTGCTCGTCATGGATTTTAAATGGATTCACAACGACGATATCAAAACGGTCAAGCAGACGATTATAATATTCGACAGAATCATTCCCAAGACCGACTTCGACAGACGGTTTTACTTGCGAAGAAATCAGCTCAAGATTTGGATACATGTAGCGAATATAATCAGCCAGTAAATCGGACATAACAATAACGCCGTTACGGTTTATAAGACCATTCTGATTATTATGATCGAGGTGCCGCAACATAATATTTGAAGTTTCATCAACGAGATCGCCGCGTGTAACAAACGGGCTTGAGAATGTCAAACGAACTCCAATACCAAGTTCATTATATTTATCTGCTCTTGATAAAACTTCTGACACAGGCAGATTTTTCTGTGGTGGGATACGACCACCCTGTAGGATTGTGGATATACTTCCAAACACATATCTGATGCCATTTTTCTCACAAGCCATTTTACAAGCTTTGTCAATATCAAACATCATTTCATCATGGCCGCAGAACGCGCCAATATTCCAATCGATTTCACCACCGTAATCTTTTACAAGCATCGAATTCCTCCTTCTTTAAAAATCCAGTTTTTATTTTATAAACCCAATCCACTCCCCGTCTTCCGTCAAGGCGCAACCATAACAATATGGATTCATCTTGCAGTCCTCTTTTGTGAGGCATATGTCACAGTTTTTGTGTTCACCCTAACGATATTTTTTGACAATTTTAATTTCCTCCTTATAATCTTTTGTTTCGATAATTTTCATATTTTTATTCCTCCCACCCACCACTGCGATTATGTGTTAGATACCGAACTTGGCGTTTACCTTTTTCAGATTGTCAGCTGCCTCAGCATAAGCGTCGCGTGCGGCATGATAATCGGCCATCTTAGCAGCCAGAATCCGTTTTGCTTCCCGCTCTGCAATATCAGCATTTGCGAGCTCAGGATTCAACTGGAAGCCGGCCGCTTTGATACCGCTGGTGAACCCCTGCAAGTCTTTGTACGCAACCTTCTTCTCTGCGATATAAGTACCCTTCTTACCGTCAATAACTGACTCGGTGTTGAACATTTTCACCATACGGTCAGCGGGAGATCCTGCGATTTCGTAAACATAAAAATACTTTGCCATAATTTAGTCCTCCTTAACTTTTTCAAACGTATAAATTGTGTGTGCGGTTTCGATTTTTACGATTTTTTCATCTTCTGTAATCGAGACAGAAGTAACTGACGACGTGTGCATACCACCTGGATACGGATAGCCCTCGTTGTCTTTTACATATCGGAACTGAGCAATCCAGCCGATAGGAATTGGACGGAACTGCATTGTCATACCGATCCATTCCGGATACCATCCGTCAGTACGAGTTTCACCAGTATCGACACGAACTGCGTCCTTCATAATGTAATCGCCTTTCGGCATTTGGATAATATCGTTCATTGATTTACTCCTTATCTGGATTCCAAGGCCATCCGTCATCAGGTCGATCTTCCGATTCATCTTTAACATACCAGCTATTGTCTCCAGTACAAATTTCCACAGAAACACAATATTCAGCTCTGATATATCTTTTATTAAAGTTCATATATTTGGGATTGCCGTTAAACGCAGCTTTGATCATATCGTTTGCGCGATCGATAGCATTGTAAATGTCTTCGTCAAGCTTCTCTTTCGCATTCCAAGCTGTCTTTGCATCCAAATAACTAAACAACGATTTTTGATAGGTATCGCTAAATTTATCGCCATTTTCCATGATGTAATACACAGTAACAGACCTCGATGTATATGGGAGTTTAAGGTCTTTTGCTTTTACAACAACGGGTTCTTCTTCGGTGTCAACCGGCTGAATTTCTTCTGATTTATTCCAGAACATTTTACATCACCCGCTCCTTTTCATCCCAATGTTTGATACCGTATTTGTCACGAACACGATTTAATCTTGCAAGAATTTCTTTATATTGCGGATTGTTTGGTTCTGTCTCGAACATGGCCGTCTCTGCTTTCCCAAGTTCTTCGTTATATCTATAACCACCATTTCTTAGCTTTTCCCCAATAACAATCAATTCGTCATCACTTTGTACCGATTCGTCATAGATACCATTTTCATCATAGTATTTAACACGTCTTTCTACATATGGGGATTTAACTGTATATCCAAAACTACATCGCATAAGCAATACTCCTTAATTGTTAAACACCAGTGCTTCCGAAGCCATTATCACCACGCTCAGTTTCATCTAGTACTTCGACAACATCGAACTGTGCCTGATAATACGGAACGAACATGAACTGTGCGATACGGTCACCATGGACGATTTCCTGAGGCATATCAGAGTGATTGTGCAAAGGAATAAAAGCCTGGCCACGATAATCCTCGTCCAACACGCCAACTTTGTTCGCAGGTGCCAGACCCTTCTTAGATGCCAGACCACTGCGGGCAAATCCGAGGATAGCCCAACCATCAGCAGGAGCAAAACGCAGGCCGGTACCGATCATACGGGTCTCATGCGGACGGATGTAAATAATAGGATTACCATGCTCGTCATACAGGTCTGCCTGATCCGCTGGGATATAAGCGTAAACATCAGCACAGGCCGCCTTCTCAGTGCCATAAGTAGGGATTTGAGCGTCAGGATAGATCTTGTTTACTTTTACAATAGGGTTCATATTAGTTCTCCTTCCATAATACGACTTCGTTCTTTTTTAAGCTCCGCTTGACATCGATCACTCTTTGATTGTTGCTGCCAGCCCACGGCAATGAAATATCGCGCTGAGCCTCAATATATGGGCCATCCACCAGAACATCCACATAATTCAGATGATCCCAATCTTTGATTTGATCCCACTTGTATCCAGTCCACATCCAGATATCCTTAGTGTCGCAGAACTCTTTGCGGACACGCGCACAGATATAGCCAACGATAAGCCGGTTCTGAACGAACAGAGGGTCTCCCCCGCTGAATGTCAATCCTTGAATATAATCGGGGCGAAGCAAATCAAGCAACTCTTGCATGGTGTCTTCGACGAATGGATTGCCGACGGTCGCATCCCACGTCTGAGGATTATGGCAGCCGGGACAACGATGGGAACAACCTGAGCACCAGAGTGTAACCCTGCAGCCGATTCCGTTTGCGATATCTGGTGTTGTTATCTTAATATAGTTCATTTGTTTCACATCCTATCATGCCACCACACCCACCCTACTTATTTTATTTACTGCTTCTTACTGTTCGCAAATCTGCCAAAGATAAGCAGCCCCAGCCAAATACCAGTTGCTGCCCATAGATTAAAGTCGGGCCCAAGCAGCTTCCAACCGCCATATAATATAACAGTCGTAATGAACCACGACAGAATAAAACCAAGAAAACCTGAAATGAATTTTGCAATATCATTCATGCGATATCGCCTGCCTTTCTATTTTTACTTTTCATACAACGATTTGTTCTTATCTATTTTTACAAATGGCTCCATGCAATCTGTGCAAGTAACACGCACTTCTTTGGTACTACGAATAATGGTCTTACACTTTGGACATATCCAGCGTCTGGTACTTGATTTTTTATCTGCAGATTCATCTGTAAATTCAATTCCAGTCAGATTCATTGTTTTCCATCCTTGTTGATCAATAAATCTGATTAAATCTTGACCAGGTCTTGTAATAGACCAACCATATTTTTCACTACGAATTACAATCAGACCATGAGCTTCGGCCTGCTCCCTGAAGCGTTTATTATGATACACATCATTATTGGAAGTATCTTTGATGTTGTTCTCCAAGCAGTATTCATGGACCATCTCATGCAAAATTTTCCCAACAGTCTCTTCAATTGGCTTACTCAGCTGATTTGCATTAAGCTCTATTCCGAATGAAGTTGTGTTCCCAGAAATCGATCTTTTTACGAATTTTTGTGCTACTTGAATGCGACTATTTGTGCCAACCGTAATAATTGCCTTTTTAAGTTCTCCATTGAAATATTTGATGTTCAACGCTGTAAATATTTCTTCAAATTGAGAAATCACTTGGCTACTCGATTTCAAAATTCTGCTCCTTTCATAAATCCGTCCCACCCACCACATCTATTTATAAGTTAATTGTCGCTAAGATGAACAACTCTATCTCTGATTTCCTGAGTACGTCCCTGATTCCAGAAATTGCTTCCAATGTAACCGCAGGTACGTCGTGCAACATTCATCTTACTCTGGTCACGGTTACCACAATTTGGGCACTCCCACACCAGCTTGCCGTTATTCTCAACAATTTTGATCTCGCCGTCGTAGCCACAGCACTGACAGTAATCGGACTTGGTGTTCAGCTCGGCATACATAATATTATCGTAGATGAACTTCATTACACTGAGAACTGCCGGAATGTTGTGCTGCATATTGGGCACTTCCACATAGCTGATAGCACCGCCCGGAGATAGCTTCTGGAACTCGCTCTCAAACTTGAGCTTAGTAAAAGCATCAATATGCTCACGAACGTTTACGTGATAGCTGTTGGTGATATAGTCGTGGTCTGTGACATCAGGAATAATGCCGAATCGCTTTTGCAGGCACTTGGCGAACTTATATGTAGTAGACTCCAACGGAGTGCCGTACAGAGAGTAATCAATGTTTTCTGCTTCTTTCCATTCTGTGCACTTATCATTCATATACTGCATGATAGACAGCGCGAACGGTTTTGCTTCAGGATCGGTGTGGCTCTTGCCGGTCATATACTTCACGCACTCATACAGACCAGCGTAGCCCAGGCTGATGGTGGAGTAGCCGCCAAAGAGCAGCTTGTCGATCTTCTCGCCCTTCTTCAGGCGTGCCAGTGCGCCATGCTGCCAATGAATAGGACTCATATCAGAAATAGTGCCGAGCAACCGCTTATGACGAGCCTGCAATGCACGATGACAAAGATCAAGACGTTCATCAAAGATTTTCCAGAATGCGTTCATATCTCTACCAGAGCTACATGCTACATCCACCAGATTGATGGTGACAACACCCTGATTGAAGCGGCCATAGTATTTCTGACCCTTGACCCAGTTCCCTGCATTCGCCACATTCTCAGTAGTTCGGTCAGGAGTAAGGAAGCTCCTGCACCCCATACTTGTCCACACGCCGCCTTTGAGCTCTTTCATAACCTTTGCAGAGATATAATCAGGAACCATACGTTTTGCGGTACACTGCGCTGCCAACTCAGTCAAGTGATAATATTTAGAATCCGGATGGATATTATCCTCATCAAGAACATAAATCAGCTTCGGGAATGCAGGAGTAACATAAACACCGACTTCATTTTTGACACCTTTGATACGCTGTTTTAACATCTCTTCGATAATGACAGCTAAGTCATCACGAGTCTGACCGGCAGGAACCTCGTCCAGATACATAAACACAGTGATAAAAGGAGCCTGACCGTTGGTTGTCATAAGAGTGATAACCTGATACTGGATGGTCTGGACACCACGAGAAATCTCAGCTCTTAGACGACGATTTACAATACGGTCAATAGCTTCCTGTGAGGGCATTTTTTCGATATCGTCATTCTGAAGCATCTCATAGAATTCGTTATGAACTTCTGCTGTAATCTTCTTGCGGGAGACATCCACAAAGGGAGCCAGATGAGACAGCGTAATGCTCTGTCCGCCGTACTGGTTGGATGCCACCTGCGCAATGATCTGGGTGGCAATGTTGCAGGCGGTGGAAAAGCTGTGTGGTTTATCAATGCCAGTACCAGAAATAACAGTGCCGTTCTGCAGCATATCCTCCAAGTTGACCAAATCGCAGTTATGCATGTGCTGAGCAAAATAATCTGCATCATGGAAGTGAATCAAACCATCTTCATGTGCCTTAACAATCTCAGGGTCCAGCAGAAGACGAGCGGTTAGATCCTTTGATACCTCACCGGCCATATAGTCGCGCTGAACGCTGTTCACGGTGGGGTTCTTATTACTGTTCTCTTGATTGATCGCATCATTCTTAGCGTCGATGATTTCAAGAATACTGGCATTCGTCTTTTCCTTGTCACGAATTTCCTGACGGAGCTTTCGCCAGTGGCTATAAGATTCAGCTACATCAGCAAAAGGACTTGCTTTCAGCTGCTCAATGACGATATCCTGGATCTGCTCAACAGAAAGAGTGTCCGGCATCTCAGCGATATGATCCGCAATTGCATTCGATACACGAGAATCAATACCGCCTGGAGTGGTGGTCATCGCCTTTTCGATTGCATTCACGATCTTAGACTTGTCAAACGGAGCTTTTACGCCATTACGTTTGATTACATACTCCATATTCCATCACCTCCTTATCAATAATAACGCTGCTCGCCCATCATTTTCACAGCATAATCTTCGTACCAACGAGCCTTGTCCTCGTCCTGCTCTGCAGCCACTCCGGGCTTAGAACCATCACGGAAGCGATACTTGTAGGCATTGCAAATACAGAACCAGCGAACTGCCTCGTCGCCAAACAGCTTACGCATATTCTCGATACACTCGGTCCCATGATAATGAGCGGGACCATTCACATACTCATACTGCTGCGCTTCAGGCTGTGTATTGGTATCATCTTTAATCGGGTGCGGCCAGTCAGGATGTTCATCTTCCTCACAGGCACAGCTGTCATCATCCTTTTCGTATCGGTCATCCAACTCTACGAACTCACAGTTCTCACAGTCGCCGTTGCACTCGTTGATATCGTCCTCATCGTCATCGGTGTCATCGTCACAATAACAATGATCATCAATATCGATGTCCTGATTGTGTAAATTCCAAAGCAGAAATCCACGATCCATAGCTTCAGAATTTTTGATATCACAAACCTTCGCCAAGATATGAAGAGTGTCAGTATCAAGCTTTGCAAGGTTGTCGAAGTCAAAGCGGCCAATATGGTGCCCCTTTTCACTCATACGGCCAGTATCGGTAAGAGTCAGATAATCAATAATACCATCATCGTCGCAGCAATCTTCACAGTCACAATCCGGGGCATCGTCATCCTCAGCAGCTCCATGGAAGACTTCCTCATACAGGTCGTGATAATTCTGATAAATATCGGCCAATAGACCGCGCAGAATGGGTTCTTCCTCGTCAATATTCAGCTGTACAATATAAGTGGCCCATGTTTTTGCACCAAACAGAAACATACCACTTTTATTGAACTCATGGTAAGATTTTGCCCTAACCATGATCATAGGAGGAGTGTATTTGTTAAAATTGTAGACAAGACGTAGGACACCATTTTCATTCAGAATATCGCAATTATTGATATCCATAACAGATTTCTTATTCATATGTACGCTCCTTACTTCTCGATAGTTTTATAAACATCTGCCAGCTTCGGGTGGCGGCCACAGCAGCGGCTCCCCTCGGGACAGAACGGATATTTAGGATCAGCTTCACAGGACGGAACCATCCATGCGCCGAGTTCAGGGCAAACCTGAGAAACCTGGAATTTGATTGCCATAAACAGTCCACGGATCTCACGCTGGGCACGAGTGCAGAGCCGCAGGTGGCTCATTTCAATCAGTGACCGTGCGTTAATGGTAACATAAAGTTCAGTACAGCAGGCATTCGGCAGAACAGCACGAGCGTCTTCACTGGCAGCACCGAGATTTTTGAGCAGCTTATAATCATTAGCGATATTGCTCATCATATCGTCAAATACGTCGCCGCCATGTTGTTCACCAAATGGATTAACATAATTAAACCCAGACTCATCCGTGTAGCGTTGTGACCTTACTGATAAGCTGATATGCCGATGGCGGCTCAACTGCGCCAGAAGCGCCCGACTGACACCGGTGACATGAAACGTAAAACTGATATGTTCAAGCACGCTCTGATGCCCGGTTGCCTTGCATCCCTTTGCGATTCGATAAGTCTCGGTCGGCTGCGAATCGTAACAGACACTTGCTGCCAGCTCTGCGATACTGAGCGGATTCTTGTCTGCATCCTTCTTTACCGGCTGTGAATACGAAATCAATTCGACTTTCATTTACTGCCCCTCCTTGATAAAATCATCCACTGTTTTTCTTCCTGTCAAAACCTGTTTCATTTGTTCGGGTGACAATTTATATGTAATAACCTCACCACATTCATATCCGTAGCGCCGAATCTGACGCTCGCATTCTGCTGTGGCGCGTTCTTTGCGGCCAAGTTCTCTTTGATTGATCCCTCGCATGGGACCTCACCTCCCTCCTTATTCGGTATTTACGATCTCTGTTTCAATGTCATATACGTACTTGCCATACTTTGGGAATGCAATCATCGTGCCATGTGCCCAGAGGAAATAAAATTCATCCAGTTCTGCGACGATTTCGAAGCGTTCTCCATAGCGAAGCCGCCAACAGAGAGATTCATCTTGATAATTAAGTCTTAGATATCGACGTGTCCAATTTTTCATTGCGAATCTCCTTTAAGATTCGGTCGAAAGTTTTCTCAGCGTGAACGAGATCATCAATTGCGCAATCGATATAATCAGGCTCGCAAAACTCAAAATGATTTTGGGCGATTGTAATTTCTCGTAATGCTTGTCGATACCTTTCAAAAAGCCACTTCTCATTGTTCATACACCGTTCCTTTCAAAGCATCGAAATATGGGTCGCCATCTCGTTTTTCCAGCTGAGTCAATTGGCCATCATCGGCCACAGAATATAGACGAAAGTTTTTATAGATCTTATCGCCTTTGATCGTAGCCAGAGACGTGATGACGTAGTTGATATTGTGTTCTTCTGTGCCGTCGGTAAGTTGAACTTCGAGCCGTTCTTTCTTTGGGATGGCTAATTTACTGAAATCAACCATAAGACACCTCACAAATCAGTAAGCTGAGCAGGAGACCAGATATCCGGAATATCCCAATCTTCTTCCGATTTTCCGTTATAAATTCCGTAGAAATATCCTTCGGACGGTACATAGACGATTCGTTGCCAGCCATTCATTCCGTGTGACTTCTTTGGCTCAAAATCACGAGTCAAAATTCTACGTCCACCGCTGCTATAAGCGGACGTCTTCGTAGGAACCTCGATACATTTGTTGTCCAAAATCCGAAGAATGTGCTTAATGGACTTCTTAGAAAGATTCATAACTTTCTCCTTAGCCGTAGCTTACTTCGTTCTTATCATCACGGAATCGCACAAAGGTCGGGAATTGCAGGGACTCAAGGCCGGTCTTTTTATCCATTGTGACCTCTTTGTACTTTAATTCGATGATACGTCCGATGTAATCACCCTGATTCGCCCACACGGTAGCTCTCGTAGCATCATCAAAACCGGAACCAACACGAAGCTCGTTGCCCTTGTAGTCAACAACCAAAGCGCCCATCGTACCAGCCAGACGGTTCTGACCCTCTTCAATTGCAGTGACACGAAGATCAACAGTATAAAAACGCTTGATTTTAAGACAGCCAGTGTGACGCGCCCGCTTATAAGGAACCGATGTATTAAGCATGAGCCCTTCCCAATCATGTTTGACTGCATAATCGAGCCACTGAGGAATCACACTTTGATCAGTACCTTCGTAGACCATCGGCACGACCTGGATATTTTTGAGCCCTTTCTGCTCGATCGTAACGGCTAAATCTTCAAGCCATTTACGACGGAGTTTATATGGCGTAACAAAAGAACCATCTTCATAAGGAAGGCTGCCTTTGCCGTTCTCAAACTCATCAGTAGGAATCAAATCAAACACAACGAACTTGATCTGGCTTTTATCTCCATCCGAGTTTAACATACCAGTGCCAACCCGAAATGCCTCGCCGTCTGATAGCCCTCTGCTATTACGGTATACTAGCTCGCCATCGTAGACGTATTCATCAATCAGCGATTCATCACCAAGCTCTTTGATGATGTCGTCCTTAATATGGTCGAGGCCGGTAAACTCTTGTCCCTGACGAGAAATGAACTTGCCACGGTAGAAGGTGCCCCGGTTACCATTCATCTTGCGGCTGAGACTGAACCAGGTGCCCGGCTTGAGTTTGACTTTATCGATAGGATATCCTTGCTGGACTTCCCAGACCGGAATGACCACTTTGCCAAAAATCTTATTGACCGTAGCAGCTTCAACACCCAGAGGCAAATTCTTAGTGAACACTCGAATCAGAAAATCTTTATGTGAAGCATTCCAGTAGATATAACTGGCTGCCATTGACAAAGCCATGTCAGAGCCGGTGTTGCACTCCGCCAGGAATAAGCAGATATCTTGGAAAGTGTGTGGAAATTCATCCACGATTTGCACCTTTTTGTTGATCTTGGCCTTAGAGATCCCTGTTGTGATCTGCGGATCGAGAATGAAATCAAGGAAGAAAAACAATGGATTCTCACCAATCTCGTTCTTGGCATCTAACAAGATTGTTGCCTTGTCGGTCTTTTTTGTGGCCTTCTGAAGCTTTTTTGTCAGTGTTTCCAGCTTGTCTAGCAGGACACCGTCCAGAATCAGCTCACCTTCAAAATCAAGTGATGATGTCATCTTCAGTCCCCTTTCTTGTTCTCTTGGTTTTTTGCGGTAGTTCATAATGGGTCAGCGCTTCACGCATTTCGTGGAGAAGAAACGCATGAATCAGCCATGATGTGGTATCTGGCTCACAAAAAATGATCTGACTGTTATATCGAGCAAGCCATGTGGTGAGACTGCCCAGCAATGAAGCAGGTGTCATCTTACTGCGATATGCACCGCGATTGATCTTTTCCCATGAACCGTTTTCAATCAGTATGTAAGTTTTTGCTCCGGCTGCTGCCGCTCTGTCGAACTCTTTAGCGAACCGAATTCGATTCGTTGTGAAGTTGCCGCAGATTTCATCTATGGAATTCTTTCTTTCAATGGTCACCTTATCTGCCAACGAGAATTTTTCGCCATTGGGCAGTGTTACTTCAGCACTATAGTCACCAAAGTCCAGCCGCTTACGCATATAAGCACACGGGAACGACGAGAGACGCTGATGCAGAAGTGGAGTATCCTTTTCGCGGTCATCAACAATAATCACCATTGACTTGAGGATCTGAGTGATTTCGTTATATGTCACTTTGTCACCTCCTTTCACCGCACATGAACGTATTTACGAAGAATCGTTTCTTTGTCGGTCTTGGATTGAACCCACTGGCCTTGCTCGTCCTTTGACCAGCGGCCTTCATCCCGCTCTTCATCAATGCGAAGGATGTCGCCTTTCTCGATTGGGGCAGCTTCCAGGGTGCGGCCTTTCACCTTAAGCCGACGCTGTTGACCGGTTTTGAGGACGTAGGCGCTTACAGTTTTATTGGCGAACTTACCATCAATATCCAAGACGTAGATGTAAGAATCTTTGAGCTTCGGCATTGTAAGCTGGATGTAGCCAAGGCAATCAGCTTCATATTGGATGCGGTCTGTAATTGAAGTTTTGATATCTTCTGTTTCTCTCGCCAAATTCCGAACAATACCAAGCCAATCCACATTGACATATTTTTTCTCAGTCTCTTTTTCGCACAAATGAAGCATTGTGTCATGAGAGAAGAACCGATCCATGTCAATCTTGTTAAGCTGCTTTGCTCCGAAGTATTTATTAAAGATATCCACCTGGGCAAGAAGCTGATTGGGGTTCCCGAACTCCGAAAAGAAGTCAAGCTTAATAAGAATTTTAAGCTGGCTACTGTCCGCGATTTTCTTCATTTTGTTCACCATAAGCAGATCAATGAAGGAACTGAACTTATCATTGCGGAGCTTATAAAACTCCCGACTGAGCCGTTTGTTCAGATACTTGATAGACTCCATTCCCTGATAGATTTTCTTATCTGTCTTATCGTAGACATATTCATCTCGGGAATGGCGGAACTTGATCGGCATGATCTGGATGCCACGCTCATTCGCAAGCTTGGTCGCATTGACGATTTTTTCTTGCGTGTCAGCAGTGTTCAGAAGTGCCGTTACAAATTCGTGGGTGTAGTAATAGCGATAATACGCACAATAATATGTAAGAATCGAGTACCCGGTAGCATGGTTTAAACCAAACTGATAAGAGGCCGAGTTCTCGATAACCTGCAAGAATTCCTTTGCTTCTGTCTCAGCTGTTTCTCTTGACTTTGTTGAGTGATTACAATAACCATTCAGGATACGAGGCATTGCCGCATCCAACTCCGCCTTGTTTTTATGACCAATTGCACGACGAACACTATCTGCATCACCGCCGCTCATATCACAGAACTGCTGGAGGAATGCAATGGTCTGTTCCTGAAAGACAAGCCAGCCCAAGCTATCTTTTAGCAGTTCGTCGATTTCAGGCGACGGGTTGTGATTTGCTTCATGCCGGAAGAGCTTGTCTCTGTAAGAAGCGCCGCCGGGTCGAATGGCTGCTGTGACCAAGCTCAAATCTGCAATGCTGTGAACATCGTATTTTTTGAGCGAATCAAAAGCGAAATCTTCAACAAACTGGAAAATACCAACCGGAGACGTTTTCATATCTGCCCAAACTGCCTGGTCATCGAAATCCATTTCCCAAGTGTGCGGGTACGAAATATCAGCCAGCTTACAGGTCTTATCAATAACAGACACTGTATCAAGACCAAGGATATCGTACTTTGCCAGACCGACTGCATGAGACGCTTCCATGTCAAGACACAGAATAGGCAGACCGTCTTTATCTTGGAAAACACCATACCTTTTATAGAGGTCGATTGGAGCGATGATAACGCCGGCCGGATGATGAGACAGCGATACAATTGTCCCCTGCAATCCATCGAAATAGTAGAAGATATCAGGATGGTCTGCACGGCACTTTTCAGCGCTGGCATCGTATTCCTTTTTCACTTTTGCGATTCGATCAAGGGAATAAGGATTCTTGGATTCATCTACATCTGTGTTTTCTCGCTTCCAGACTTTAGCAAGGGCTCGTCCAATCTCGTCGATTGTCGCTTTCCCTGCCAGAGTACCCATAGCCAGAACGTATGCACATTTCTCGCGGCCGAACGATTCAAAGATGTGGTTGTAAATCATGGGACGATAAGCATCCGGCACATCGATATCAATATCACCAATCTCAACACGGTTTTCATTACAGAAGCGCGAGAACACCAGATTCCAGCGAGCCGGGTCAACATCGATAATGTCTGTAACGAATGCACACCGGGAACCTGCAACAGAACCACGACTTGGTCCGAATGGAATGCCTTCATTTTTGCCCCAAATCATCAGGTCGCTCATAGAAAGCATAAAGCCCAGCATGTTGGTTTTCTTGAAGACCGTAAGCTCTTCTTCAACATCTGCCTTAAACTGTGCGACTTCATATTCAGGAATGATACCGCGATGAATTTTGTCGTTCAGCATATCATGGGTCCGCTTGATATAAACCTTGGCATCTGATTCAGAGGTTCCGGTCAAAATGGGATACCGCGCCTTTGTGCTCAGAGTGAAATCATTAACACTATCGGCCATCCGATTCGTATTCTCGATTGCCTCCATCCAGACTTCACGAGGGAGCGCATCTTGCACAGTGAACGCATCGACCAGTTCATTGTAAGATTTGAAAGTCAAATCAAATTCGTCCTCTCCAGTGAACTCGATTCCCTTACCCATCATAAGGATCTTGCGGCACTCTGCTTTATACGCATTCAGACTGTGGGTGTCAGTTGCAGCAATCAATGGCTTGTGATATTTCTTAGAAAGTTCCCAGAGATACTGGTTATATTCCTTTTGATCGTCACAATCGTGATACTGAATCTCATAATAGTCATAAGTCTCGCATAGTTTGTCATAGACTTCCTGACGAAATCCATCACATTCTGACGTGTATTTACGAAGTGGACTTGCCAGACAGGCAGAGATTTTGATGATGTTATCAGACAGACCAAAGAACTCTTCAAAAGTAATGCGCGGCTTATAATACTTGTGGTCAGCATCATAAGATGTGCCCATTATTTTGTTTAGTTCCAAAACGCCACGAGCATTTTTGCAAAGAAGAATCGTATGGAAGTTGTCGCGAACTTTATAGCGTTCGGCATCCATCATTTTACCGATTTCCTCTTGTGCTTCCTGCGGGTCCCATCCCTGATAAGATTCATAAACCTCGTCTGGAATCTCTGGATAGTGATATATCTCAGAAGTAAGATACACCTCGCAACCAACGATAAACTTCAACCCCTTCTTTTCTGCGTACTGTTTCTTTTCAGTCCAGTTAAGGTTGTAACCATGGTTGGTAGAAGCAATCGCTTTCATTCCGTAAGAAGCAGCGAGATCAACATAGTCTTCCCATTTTGTACAAGAATCAAGGAGCGAACCTTTATCGTCGTGCAAATGGTATACAACATAGTTTTGCTCCATGAATCCTCCTTAAAACAAATCGTCTATACCGACCACGTTTGGGTCTTTTGCCGCATAAAACGGCCGTTTGTTGATGCAATCCCGAAGCGGTTCACATGTTTTGCGATGACCGCAGAGATTGGTACAAAAGAAATTGGGGCTGCCATTTTTCTCTTCGATCTCTCGTGCAGGCCATTCGCCACTACGTTTCCGCTCCTCGAACTCGTCCGCTGTTTCGTTTATGTAGTCGATGCATTCTTTGCGCAGTTCATCGGTGACAGGATACGGTCTGACATATGTAGTCAATTTGAACTGGCAGCGAATATCTTCCGGCAGATCATTGATATCGTTCGATTCGATAAATGCCTGGGTAACAATTTCGATCTGCTCACTGTCATACCCGGCGGCTTTCATTTTGGAACGAACTATGGACCGCAGCGTGTAGCCCACTTTGCATCGATCGAGCACCTTTTCGGATGGTTTTGCACGTTTTCCGAATCCGGTTTCGTATGTAATCTTGCAGTATTTCACCATGATCCAACAAGGAACGGCCGTTTTAAACCCAGCCTGTTCAAGCGCCAGAGTGTACGCGACCAGCTGACGACCATAGTGAAGCAGGTCTTCATCCTTAAACTGACTGGAAGTCTTGATATCTAACACCTGCAGCCGCCCGTCTGGCAGGACACGAATCAAATCCGCATAACCTTGAAGATAGCGATCATCACGAAGCTTCAGAATAAGCAGCTTTTCGACTTCGTACTCACCCTTTGGACTAACCCAATCACGAGCCATACAACGCATGTTTGAGATCCATTTATCGCGGATGCCATTGCCGCCATCTCTCGTTTTGGGAAAATCAATCCCAAGCATATCGAGTTCGTCCAGACCGTTTTCAATGGCAGGACCGATATCCGCTTCCGTGTTCTTCCCTTCAATAATTCCTTCCAGCGTATCGTGGACCACAGTACCAAGAGATGAGTACACATTGGCACACTGTTCGCGCTTTTCGATATATGTAAGATACGCATTATACGGACAATCATGGATGGTGCCGAGCTTTGAATAGCTGTACACCTGCGCCCCTTTGTCATACAGTGCCTGCAGCTCTGGCGCGATTACTCTTTGTCCCATTTACATCACTCCTCTACCCACTTCACACACTTTGTTATTCCCTCTTTGTAAGCGTCTTTACCAAGATCAGCGATATTCATTTTGGAGCCCTCACGAATCAATCCATCAGGCCAAATGTATCCGACCTTAGTTTTTAAGATCGGATTGTTCACGATAAGTTTTTTACATTCGTTGACCAGGTGCTCTTCTTCAAGCCCTTCATCGTAAGCCAGAATGATTTTTTTTGGCAGCATTCGTTTGATGTATTTGGTTTGCGTATCTGATACATGACAGCCGCACGTTGCGAGGGCAATATTGCAGCCGAACGAATCGCATTGCTGAACTGCTTTTTCAGATTCAAACAGAACGATATTCCCTGTTTCCTGAATCCGATGATAATTCTCAGCGTATCCAAATAGTGTTTTACTGCGTGGACAAGCGATCAATGGATACCAGCGTTTATCGTGTTCACACTCGTAATTGGCGCGGCCCATGATGCCAACCAAAGAACCATCGGTTGCACGTTCTGGGATCGTGATTCGATTTGATTCCACATCATAACCAACACCGAATTTTTGCTGAGTATCCAGGCTGATACCATCTTTGATGAAGCGGAGATTGTATTTGTTGGCATACGGTTCCAGAGTCTCCTCCGGGTACGTTTTCAAATCTTCCATCTCTTCTTCATAATCAGGCATCAGTTTTAAAAAGAATCCACCGAACGGCCAATGCGTTTTGATGTTGACTTCTTCTTCTGAGATGCCAGCCTTTTGTGCAGCGAATTTCAAAGAGTCTGGAAACGAACATCTTTTGATATCCATAATCAGACTGAAAAGATTCCCCTTTTGGTTTGTAGAAAAAACAAAGAACCGAAGCGTTCCGCAATCGAGCATACAACTGGTTGGATTTCGTTGTTCTTCCCGAGCGAACCGCAGATTATTTTTGAGAGGATTGAACTTGATATTTTCAAAGCCAAGTGCTTCAAGGATCTGAATGATTTTGTCTGGCTGATTTTCAAGCTTAGACGTTAATACATTGACATCCATTCATATCGAAGCCTCCCTTCTTATTTATCTGCGGTCGTACTGGCCATGGTCATTTACAATGGTACAGAAACCAATTTCGATCCAACGGTTCCAAGCTGAATCCCACTGATAAAGAAGGGTTTGACCATCTTCATCAGAACGAGTTTTATTCAGAAAAAGAACCATATATTTTTTGTCTTTATCCATGATGAATGGCTCTTTGATTTTTGGATTATCCTTATTCCGCCGATAAGGATTGCAATCAAATTTCTCACCGGTATATTCGTCCTGCCAACATGCCCTGGCAAATACAGCTTGAGCCACCACTTCTTTTATCTGTTTTGAGTTTGACAGACAAGTTGCGTCAAGCCAACGCTGATTCGTAGTATGTAATGCCAACTGGAAAGTGCAGATCATAGCGACCTGTTCTTTTGAAACGGTATTAAAAATGCGACGGCTGTTCATCAACAATGCCTGCCACATCTTATCGTCAACACCATCATCTGATTTCATGGTGTCGTAGATGATTGCCTTTGTGCCGGATCTTGCAAGACGCTTGATGTACTGAAGCACCTTAGAAGTATCGTTTTCGAACATTTTTACAAAGCGAATATTGGAATACTTTTCTTTTGTAATGGCTGCTGCTTTACGAAGCATCTCCAATTCCTCTTCATTAAAATGGCCAAGACTGAGCTTTTTACGGGTGATTTTCCAGTAGTCCAATTCTTTCGTGAGGATGTGAACCAGTAACATATTTTTATATGCCTTGCTCTGCATCTCGTTTGAAATAATCGCAACGCCTGTGCCGCCTTCTGCAAATGGGAGAACCATATTTTCAAAGATAAAACTTGATTTTCCTGTGCCGCTGTGGCCAGCAAACAAATACATATCCCCAACAGGAGCTCCAAGTGTCAGATAATTCAATAGAGGAGCTCCGGCTGCATAACTGATTCCCTGATCCATGCCGGCATTGCACTGCTGGATGTATTTTTCATCAACAACAAGATTTTCAATCTTTGAATCGTTGCCGGTTGTCAACGCCACACTGTTATTGAGCAGCTCGAAAGTGTTATACACATCTTCGTTTGTGGCATCATCAAAGCGCTCCGGGTGACTAAGTAGCTCATCATACTTGGTGGCCAAGATTTTGAGCGTATTCATTTTGGCGATTTGGTTATAATAGCTGTCCGTGTTCTCCGGATCGACCAGATCCATCATCGCCTTACAAGCACGCCAGCCGTTCAGCTCTTCGTAGTGCCGACGGAGTGTTGGTTTGTCCGCCAGATATGTATCGAGAGTGATGTTATCGATATTAGAAAAACCCTGCCGACGAATGCCGCGACCAACCATGAAATAGAAAACCTGTTCCTCACAGATCAGGGTTTTATCTGTTCCTTCGTTGATGTTTTTGTAATCGTCGTATCGCTGGGGATCTTTCCACAGACAAAAAACAAAGCTTGCTTCGGCCTGTATACGATTTGCTTCGATCTTTTCAATCGCCTTGGTTAAATCCATAAATCGTCACCTCCTAGCAAGCTGCTAACATCTTTTCCTTTATGTGCAGTACCGATCGTTGACAGGTCGATCATTGTGTCAAGATTTGGTTCTGCATTATTCTTAACAGTCTTTTCTGCCTTATCTTTTTCACGCCGGTAAACAGCGCCGATATTGTTGCGAATGATCGCCATCAGATAACTGCACTTCCCTGCGTCATCCTCGAACTTCTTATTCTGCATTGCCCACCGAATCGACTTTTCGTTTTCATCCATGGTTTGCTGAATGATTTCATCCGAGTAAAAATCCAGTTCCTTCAGCCGGCGAAATACGATCGTTGGCATTGGCTGACCATTTTCTGGGTCATATCCAATAAAATCCGCGATCGTACTGCACAGCTTCTTATAAGATTCCATCGTGCGGCCTGGCTTCTTTTGAGGAGCTGGCTTATCCTTTTTCGCCTTCTCCCTGCGCCGCCCGGCCAACCACGCCTGATAAACCGCTTCCGATTGAAAGTAGCGATTGTTTGGCGCTTTATAAAATTGACTCCTGGGGCCTTGCACCCCGGTAGCCATACATTTAACTGTAGGTTCCTTTGCCATATTTCCTACCTCAACATACCCACCATCCCACCCTGCGTATTTATTTCAGAATAACCATATAAAGTGTGAATGGTTAGACCAAAGAATAAACGCGTTTTAATGCGTCAATAGGAAATTCCGGATCAGAGAACTTAAGACCGACCTCATCGCGGATTGCCTTGATCTTGGCCTTAACATCGGCAGAAGCGTTACCAAAACGATCCTGGATAGCGCTGATCCACTCGGCACGGTGAGGCTCGTCATCTTCAGCCTGAGCTGCAGCACGATTTTCTGCATCTTTACGACGAGCGATTTCTGCCGTCTTTTCCTGCTGTGCGGCCTCTTCCTTCTGACGGGCAGCCATATCAGCGTCAGTCATCGGCTTCATAGTGGCAGAGTTCTTAACGCCCTCTTCAAACGCTTCGACAAAAGCCTTTGGGGTGAAAGGAACCTTTTCAGGCAGACCATGGAAACGAGAACCAGCATCCAGACTTGCAGTAGCACGCAGATACAGGACACGATTTTCTCCAGTAACCTTCTTATCCTTGATTTCACGATCAAAGACCGCCATCATAACCATCTGGGCGGTGTCAGCAATAGCACCATACACCTTATCCATCAGGTTATTGGTCCAAACCTGATATTCTTCACCAGTGACCATATCAGTACGAGTCTTTTCCTTGACGTGAGACAGGATGAACACGGCGATACCGGCATCTTCCAGACGAGTGATCTGCTCTTGAATCAGTGCAATCACACGGTCAAGTCCCCGACCGTAACCTCCAAATGCATCATTTATGCTCTTGCACGGCTTACCGGTCTCTTTACGAGACAACCGAATGGCCTCCTGTGCAGCGATATCATACAGACAATCCAAGGTATCGATTGCAACCAGCTTAATACCGTAGTCATTATTGTTCTCGACGATATCATCAACAATCTGAATGAAACCACGGCTGTCGGTCTCTTCGTCGTAGTCCTGATTGAAAACCTTCGCTTCTTCAACCTGCAGATCATCCAGAGCGTGGTAACCATTTTCAGCACCGCAAGAAATCAGTAGGCCCTTGGTTGCATCACCATACTTCTCTTTGATCAGGTCACGAATAAAGGTGGTTTTGCCGATCTTGCGAATTCCAAGCAGCATATAATGAGGATAGCTGCCAAGGTCTGCCTTAATACGATTGATTTTGAAACCCATTATGTATTCTCCTTTTTAATTTTCATTCCATGGTAAATCGACAGGATCAAAACATGGTGTCGATATCATCATCGCTGTCTTCCGGAGCCTCGACTGCAGGAGCAGCCTTTGCCTTGGCCTTAGCCTTGGAGCCGCCATTCATCATATCATCCACACTTTCATCAGCCGCCGGGGTCCAGATTTCATCCTCGAACTCACGAGCAGTGTAACCAGAATCAGCTGCAGTCTTGCACTCCTCAAACTCGCCAGTCAGGATGGGCTTTACCAGACGCAGCTCCTTTTCCCGATCACCGAGGATATTCCCACGCGGCTTGAAATCTTCCATCTTAGAGATACCGAGTTCGACCTGTTCCCGCTGCTGTTCAGTGAGGCTGTCCATAGTAAACGGAACCTCCTCAGCGCCATTGACGACAGCAATCTGCCAGTTCATATGGACAGGATTGCGAGACTTGGTTTCCAGATAGCGCATCTTGTAATCGTGGATTGCCTTGTGCTTCGGCTTGTCCATATCAAAAACAGCTGTATTGAACACGGTGTCGATCTGGAACATCTTCTGTGCGCCATCTGCCTTAGACCACATCGGGGTGTAGCAATGCATCATAATCTTGCCGTCATCCTTCAGAGTGGTTGTATCCATGCTGTCCTTGTCGTAATACAGATCCAGATTCATAGTCAGATGAGGAACGTCCTTCTCGCCAGGCATATACACGTTCTGGATCTGATACTCACGATAAACCTGATCCTTGTATTTACCGGTGCCTGGACGCAGAACGAACTTACCAGTAACAACAATATCGTCCTCATAACCGGCCAGAGCGGACTCCAGATACTCGATCATGTCCCACTCGGTAATGAACTCTTTGCGCTCGCCCAGGTTCACTGTGAACTTTTTGGTGCTGGCAACAGTCTTGATCACATCTTCGTCCAAACGATTATTCCACGCGACCTCGATATTGTTTCGGTCAGTATCCATGGTCTTGATTTCGTCATTCTTAAAGCCTTCCAGCTTGACATAACCGAGATTGTTTCCGGCTTTGATACCAAAGTTAATACTGATCTTCTCACCCTTGTCGTATGTGTCGCGCTTCACGAACGGAACCTTTTTGGAAACGGTGACCTTGCCGCAAAAGCTAAAACGAGAGTAAACGTTATTTTCCTTACTTGCCATATGTACCTCCTATGTAATCAGTTATCAATAATCGAATTCTTCAGTAGTCTTATGCTCCCACTCCGGCACCCTGGGGGCAAAGGGAACAATGAGGGGCTTGTGCTTACATCTGGACATGAATTCATCTGCCAGCTTGTCATAACAGTCAGAGCAGAGAGAGAACTTCATATTATCCCCATCATGCTTGCTCCCGTAGAAGAAAGGCAGTTCCAGGTTACCAAGATTGATCTCATCGCAGGTGTCCAGAGTCTTACCACAAAAATTACAAGTCATATTGTTTTCTCCTATCTAATTTGACGAAATGCTATCGAATCAAATCAGGAGACGCTCGTCCATATAGCATCTGTACTCCCCTTTCGATTTACTATTTATAAATTCACTTCAGTTCCATGATGTCATCAAAGAGCATCACGTAATCATCCGTGTATTTATTTCCATGAAAGTGGCCAAAATACCACATCGGCTTACGATGCGCCGGGAACAAAGAGTAAATTTCATCAAAGAAATGTTCTGTTGACTGATCCACTGTGCTCTGATCGACACCAGAGATAAAAAGCTCAGTTGGCTCGAACCGCAGTGGGCAGGTATGGGTCAACATAATATCGATTTGTTTTTCCGTTGCCATCAACCGTACCAGCCCCTTTGTGAGTTCATTTGGCTGTTCGTCCGGCCACCAATGCCAACCGCGCCGCAGACGATAATACTTATCAACCGAATAAGCACCGCCACAAACAAGTGCAGTCAACACACGGTCGGATGTAAAAATCGTATATACGGCACCGTCGATGGCAAAATACTGGTTAGGGTGTTCTGCGTGCCACAACATCGGACCCTGAATCGCACCCTCTGTGACATCGATCTGTTTATATCCATCTGCTTCGGTAGGACGCCGCTCGTGATTGCCATGAATACAGAACAGTTTTGCAGGGATTTCATCCGCAATATTCTTGATATACATCTCCTGCGGGTGATCCTCGCCGTAGTAATTCAAACCAACATCACCCAGACAGATAAACCATTCTGCGTCTGAATGCACTTTACAGAAACTCTTCAGGTCATAAAATCGACTTGGGTTGCCATGGATATCACCTGTCATATAAACCGACATCGTTATCCCCCTTTAAGATGGAATTTTGCTTACCTTTTCGTAAATCGTCCATTCATCTGGACAATCACAATGCGGCGTGTAAAATCGAGCACAGAAATCGTAATACATACATTCTCCGCAGCTATCACTTGTTCCATTTTGCTTTTCACATTCATAGATAAAATCTTTGATGACCGCTTCAAGTTGTTCAGGTGTTGTCATTGAGATTCCTCCTTTAGATAAAGTTCCCAATCGCAAGGAGCATTAGCTTCCAATACTATCAATCGGTCGCACACTGAATGATATCTGCATTTCAAACAATGAGTATCATAAGCGGTTCCAATTCCTTTACAATTGCTAATAAAGTCTCGGAGAGCTGCTTCAAGTTGTTCTTCTGTAACCATTTTTGATTCCTCCTATTTAAAATAGTTCAGCCCATTCCTTTTCTGTTAATCCGAAATGTTCCCCTCCAAAATATCCCCAGTCATTAGGGTCTTTGTTTGCAAAACTGAAGTCCTCACAAACAGAATTGTATTTACCTTTTTTGCAAATATAATGATTACGAGAACATTCAGTAATGAAATCGTTTAGTGCTGTTGTAAGTTCTTCTGGGGTGGTCATTTTTGTGCTCTCCTTTAATTTATTTTCTGGCTGCGCCGGCAGGATTTGAACCTGCGTATGATGGAGTCAAATTCCACTGTGTTCACCGCTTCACCACGACGCATCATATAAGGCGGCACCCAGTGCTACCTGAGCACCGCCGTGAGTTTTAAATCTTAGGAGTTGGACCATGGAAGAGATAGCCAGCTGCAAAAGAAGCCAGCATCAATCCGCCCACAATCCAAATCGCTTTACTGATTTCAATCCAGATCAACCGGAATCACCTCAGTTCTCAATACGCAGGAAACTGATATCGGTAGACTGGTACACGCTTGCATCGCTGCTCAGAGTGCCGGCCGCCTTATCAGCTTGATACTTTGCATTACCGGAGCCGGTGACGATCAGTCGATTCTGGTCAATACCCTGAGATGCCAGATAATTTGCAACTGTCTGAGCGCGATTGGCGCTGAGCTGCTTGCCAACATCAGTCTGGTTATCTGCATTGATATTGCCATTGATAACGATCATAGTGCCATCCAGAGTCTTAGCGATATCCACGAAATCATTCAGGACAGAGGCGGCGCTTGCCTGATCGGTAAACACAGAAGAATCCGGGACAAATGTTACATTGGCGGTCTTGCTCAGCATAGAATCATAATCCAGATTGCCAGTGACCTGCTGGGTGATATTGGCACGGGTTTCGTCACTTACAGTCACCTTTGTGGTGGCGTTTGCCGCAGAAGTGGACTTAAAATCACCTTTCAGAGCGTCAATATAAGTGGTATCGAAAATCGTATTCACAAGGTCGCGATTGACAGATTCGCCCAGAGCCTCCCAGATATCGCACATCTGGTTATAGATCATGGGAGCGGTATCGTTCAGAATGTTGTAATTATCCTTCCAACTAGCCATCTTTGCGTTGGCATAAGTAGCGTCAATATCTGCATCGCTGGAAGTGGAGTACATCGGGAATACTTCACGAGCTGCGTTGTAATTGATGGGCTGATCATAAGACATCAGAATACCCTTGACGAACTTCTTGACAGTATCTTCGTGAGCTGCGGCCCAATCGGCATCAAACACAATGCCATCCATGACCAGAGAAGAAGAAGACTTGGTGTCAAAAACAACAGTGCTGTTGGTATAGGTCTTAGCCTGAGTCAGGTACGGCTCCCATGTTGCAGCCACATCGATCTGACCAGCAAAGTATGCCTTAGCAGTATCATCTGCCGTACCGAACATGATCAGGTTGTTCATAATGGTTGCCTTATCCGCATCGGACAGGTTGGAATTATTGACAAACCAAGCGACCAGGGTTTCAGCCTCAGAGAATTCAGGAACACCGATCTTGGCATTGACCCACGAATTCACATCCGCAAACTGAGTGGAAGCGATAATACCGTCGCCGCCATAGCTATAGTTGGTAAACACCGGCATGATGATATTCTTACCGGCATCCGTAAACTTCTGAGAAAGGAATGCGACACGGTTCGTAGTATAACCAGCGGCCTGCAGATCACCAGAGATCAGTGCATTGCTGGACTCAGTAGCGTCGTTGATGACATTGATATTTACCTTGATGCCGAGCTGGTCAAATACAGAGCCGGGCTGAGTGGTGAGACCGCCATTTGCCGTGATACAGCTCAACCATCCCGCCCACTCATCCAGAGACAGATTGATTGTGTCGTCGCCGGTTGATGCATTCGTGGTGACATTCGTGGCAGGCTTATCAGACGCAGTTGGCTTTTTCTTGTCGAACTTAATCACACCGCCCTTGATGCCGCCAACGACACCAATAGCGACAGCCACAGCAAGGACCACACCAACAACAGCGCGGCCAGCCTTAGTCAATTTGAACTTAGACATGTTATTCTCTCCTATTTAATTTTTGATTTATTTCTTGGACTGAGTGTTCAATCCAGAAGACTTAGTAAAAGCGTTTGGGTCTTTGATATCATATGTAGTCGGTTTTGAGTTGCCTTTACGCAGGCTATCGAGGTAAGAATCAAGCTCGTAATCAGCGGATTTGGCATTAGCCTTTTCTAGTTTACCTTTACGACTTGATTGATACACAATTCTGGCACCTGCTGTCTTTTCACGACTACTTTTCAATCCTTCTTGAGTCGCATCAATCAGTTTGTCAGTTCCGGTTCTTGCATTCAGGTCGTCCAAAGAAGAATACATATCTTGAATCTGTTTATTTGCCTTCATCTCAGAAACAACCTTTGTACGAGTAACTTTGAGATTTGCGATTTCATTCTCCCAATATTCTTTTGCTCTTTTCACTTCTTCGACACCAGGTTGCATTTCATTGTACTGTCTACTTAAGCTCTGCATCGTAATCTTCATTTCCTGTGCATTACGAGCAAAGGTTCTTGCGGATTCTTCATCATTTTTACTAAGTGCTGCTTTGGCTTTTGATTCCCAATCCGTTGCGCTTTCTCGGCATTTGGAATATTCGTCTTGTACAGATTTTAACTGTCCAGCCATACTTCTAAGCTGCTCTACTACCTGATTGTATTTCTCCTGTGCTTCATCAATTCTCTGTGCATAAATGGCGTCTGCGCCCTCTGGTGTTTCTGCTACATTTTGCATAAAAACATGAAGAAAGCCACTTGCTAAAGAGAAAACTTTTTCGCGCCATGACGGAAATAAGATCAAGCTGATCACAAACATGCCGCCAACACAAACAACTACAAACTCAGGAATGGTTAAAGAAAACATCAGACACCCTCCTTCCCGGCGGGCTCCGTCTTATCCTCTTCGATAAATTCCTCGATAGAAGAAATCATCTTAAGTTCATCCTGAACTGTATTGGTGATCTTTTCGATGGCCGCACCAGCTTCAACGTTGCGATTCGTCAAAGCTTCAATCTGTTCCTTCATAGATTCGATCTGCTGGTCGTTGCTCTTCATCTCGTCAAACAACGCATTCATCTTATCGTTACCAACAGCCCGCAGAAGCTCTTTACGCTGCTTCGCATCAGAGATAATTGCGGCCGCATCATAACCAAGCGTCGTCATCAGGTTCTTGACCGTAGCACGCTTAGTCTTTGTGGGCATCTCAGACGGGAATGTATCGATCACATCTTTGATCTTGTAGACAGTAACAGCGTCTGCAGGATTCATACCATTGGTCTCGTAAACCGCCTGAACATCAATGGTGTCGCCCTCAGGAACCTCGACCTGAACCGGTTCGTCCTCTGGGAAATCTCCATTGATGTAATGATCTCCGACGCCACTACAAACGCGAAGCTCATTCGTGGTATCCGGCATATCATACTCAGAAGCAGCTACACCCTCAACAAGACCGAGTTTTTCAAATAGACTTTTCTTCGCCATAATTTTTCTCCTCGTTTTCTTTTTTTATTACGCCATAACCTACTTGCTTTCCATCACGAATCTCAGCAAAATCCCCACAATAGCACCAATTATGTGACTCAATAAATTCAATAAATAAACTTATTGACTCCTCCCAGCTTGTATTATCTGGAATACTCAGACATCCCATAATTTTAATTTCATGTGCCATAATTTTTCTCCTTATTTGATTTATAAATTGGATCACCACTAGTCCCGTCCGGCTTCACATAGTAACCATCTCGAATCTCACTAAAACCGCCACCGTAATACCAGCCATGAGATTCGACAAAGTTCAGAAACAGATCTGCAACCTCATCCCAGTTGGCATCTTCTGGGATGGTCAAACAACCACATAATTCAATTTCGTGCGACATGTTGTCCTCCTTACGAAAACTTCCACTTGAAAGCCTTCTTGATACAGATATTTGTGACCCAGTCAAACAGAATACTGAAAATCACAATGGCTAAAATACCAACAAACACCAGAGATGTACGGCCACGAGCGGACGAAGTATAGATCAGATATCCAATACCGTACTTCGCATTCACTGTCTCGGCCACTGCGATATAGGTCCAACCGATGGCATACATTGTGGCGAATGACTGACAGATGGAAGGTGCTGCGATTGGGAAAATGATTCGTGTTACTGTGCTGAACTTCCCTGCTCCATCAATGCTGGCCGCCTCGATCACATCATCACTGACATCATCCAGAGCGATTAAAACGCTTGGAAGCATGAACACAAAGCTGGCTACAAATAAGAAAGCGACCTTCATTTTCTCTCCGATTCCAAACCACATAGTCAACAGTGGATAGAAGGCAGTGACTGGCAAAAACCGCATTGCTCGAATTGCTGGATAGAGCAGCTTTTGAAGCGGACGACAGATTTTCATCAGACAGCCAAGAGGAATGGAGATGCCGGCACTCAAAGCGGCTGCCACCGTAATGCGAACCAGCGAATATCGGAATGCTTTCAACATCGTTCCATTTTGGATCAACAGGAAGAATTCCCGAAATACAGCGCCTTTCTGTGGAACAAAAATTGGCGAAGTCAGAGCCGCGCCAATGTCCCAGATAATCGCCAACAGAATCAGAAGGATCACACGATAGATCCAATCTTTCTTCGTCGTTTTCATTTTGATACCTCACAATATTTAATTTTCAAAAAATGGCCTGTACCGGAATTGAACCGATGTCTCCGCCGTGAAAAGGCAGCATCTTCACCTCTTGACTAACAGGCCATAGTACGCGGCAAGCAAGATTCGAACTCGCGGATGTATTTACCATCAATGGATTTCAAGTCCACCGCTTTAAACCACTCAGCCATTGCCGCATATAAAAGAGGGTTATCCGCCCTCTGTTTTTCTTTTCTCGATCTCTTTATCAACATTTTCCAGAAAGCTCATCCAGTTTTGAAGATCAAATTCGTCTCCAAAATCAAACCCTTCATCCAGACGCTGATATAGATCCCGCTGAAAGCACCATAGCGTTTTATCTGTCAACTCGCTCAGATGCGGTGTAATGAAATCGATCACAAGACCAGGCATATATGTTCTGCGCCCGACTGCGTATCGAACAGCACAATTACAAATGGCACCGAAGTCATCATCATGCGGATCGATCATTGCCATAATCGTTGAGCTCCTCTTTAATTTGTTCATTTCTGATTTGATTCGTCCTGTGCTTCGCAAGACGCTTATCGCGAAGTCTTGCCTTTGCCCAGTTATTTCGAACTCCACTCCAACGTCCGTATCGATGTTCAAATTCATCAGCACCCCAACCCTGATGGCCTATGATGCCTTTATAAATTTGCTGCTGTTTCACAAGATTAGCTCCTTTCTATAAAATAAGGGATACTGTTATGTAATTTGTTTGGCACGCCCAGCTGTTTTCGAAACAACACATACAGGTTTTAGAGACCTGACTTCTACCTTTGAATTATGGGCGCTCATACTGGTGCGACCGGTGGGTTACGATCCCGCTACCCCTTGATTAAAAGTCAAGTGCTCTACCAATTGAGCTACGATCGCATATAAAAGTCGGCTTACGCACCCTCGCGAGTTGGTATCATCACCGATAATCAGGGCTGCCATTGTAATAGTAACCGCCCCTAAAAGGCTAATCCTTTGTTCTGCGCAATTTAAGAATCACTTACTTGGTGAGCCAGGTTGGAGTCGAACCAACGATGTTTCAAATGTCACAGAGTTACAGTCTGCTATCTTCGCCACTGGATATACTGACCCATATAAAACGCCTACTCATTTCAGAATGATGTGATGATGTACACTTTCAACAACATAATGAACTTTCGGACTTGTCGTGGCCGGAGTTTAACCGACATCAAGCAGTTTCCTGCCGTGCTACCTTTTGTTCTGCTACACGACCATATAAACTGTTTTAGAACTGGTGAGACTCACGCACAGTTGCGCTCGGAATGCGGATCTTACATCGTCAGCGCACGCAGTTTGACCAAGCTTGCTACATCGACCACTGACCAGCCCTGTGAAGGCTCGCTATTCCTTATGGTGGTCCCGGCTGGAATCGAACCAGCGACACGGGGATTTTCAGTCCCCTGCTCTACCGACTGAGCTACAGAACCATATTTACCTTGCCTTTTTATGCCACTACTATGATTCTCGCAGGGGGTACCTCCCCGCTACATAGGACAAGGAATAGTAGACATAATTTTGAAGCGAGTGGGGTTCGAACCCTGCATCTCTGGTGGACCGTAGCCGCCAGCACTTTTCCCCTTTTAAGCTATCGCTCCATATAAACGGCAGGTATTGTTACGCCCCTGCCAAGGCGCTCACCATCTACCAGCCATGTGGTAAACAACGGGACTTATGTAATCGATCCACAAACCTGTGCCCATGGATTTTATAAATCTTTGACCTGTATGCTTTGTTCTTTGACCTTTAGCTAAGAGTTTAAGCTTTGAACTTTCAACCTTTAACCTTTAATCGTAAACTTTAAGCTTTCCGTACATTCCGTAATTGAGCGATATAGCGCTCGATGTTTTTGGATATCGGATTCGAACCGATGTAACAACCTTTATAGGGTTGCGTCTTAACCTCTTGACTAATCCTAAAACCAAGTATTGTTCTTCAAAATATTAGAACACTTGCATTATGACGGCGTATCAGGCCACCTTTTATAAGTGACGATTTGCTTTTTATTATTTTGATTTCGCCAAAAACAGCGCTGTCACCAGCAAAAAGCGAACGATCACAGTTTATTATTTTCGATAGACAGTGAATATACAGTGTGCTTTCTGAGAGATCAGTATTCGATGGTGATCTCTGTGATTGCATTGGAAGCAGACAGGACTGCGTCGACCTCGGCCTTGAACTTATCGATCTTGGCGGCGAGTTCATCCTTAGCCTTCTTGATGTCAATACCATCGATCAGAACCATAGTTTCGCGCTCAATATAACTGTCACGTGCGTCTCGAATAGCCTCAGGGTCCATGTTGCTCTTTTCAGAAGCAGATGCAAGACCCTTAGTGTAATCATCCGCGCGATCGCTCAGACGGGCATTGGTCATTTCGATTGTAGCAATGGCGCTGGAATACTGACGCTCCATCATGGCGAGCAGCTCACGCTTAAACTCGATACCATGCTGATTCATATAGATAGCCTCCGCAACAGTATAGACAACACCATCAATGGTCACATGAGTCTCTGCATTGGACTTGGAGATCGCACGCTTGATCGCATCGTGACGAGCAATCAGATCCTTAATGGAGTCCAAAGAACTCTGTGCGTCCTTCTTGTAATCTTCGATAGGCACACCGTTTAGCTTTTTCATGCTCTGCTTGGCTGCTGCACAGAACTTGGCTCCGGAAATCGTCTTAACGATCCGATTTTCCAGAACCTTCAACTCGGCCAGACCACGATGGATTGTCATAGTTTCAGTAGTCATAATCATTCTCCTTATGTAATTTATAATCTTTGACTGCGGTTGCCCGCTGTTCTAATGGTGCTGGAGACAGGGCTTGAACCTGCAACCTGAAAATTACAAATTTCCTGCGCTGCCATTGCGCCACTCCAGCATATAAAGGTGGATTCACTCCACCGATTGATCAGATCAAACAGACGTTTTTCTGCCGCCCGATCTTTTTCCTACTGTAAAGAATTCAGATAAGAAGCGAGTTCGCTCTGATATGTAAGCACCTGTTGATGCGTCTGGTTGGTATACCGACCTTTCCTCAGGTACTGTTTGTACTTCCCTGCTCCGATCTGGTAGCGAAGAAGCGCCGCCGAATCGTTACCAGTGTACTGTTTGTGATACGCCAGCAGCTGAACACCACATCTGATGCCTGTTCTATCATCCAGCAATTCAGACATGGATCGAACGCCAAGCGTCTTGTTTAGATAATCAAAGTTGACCTCGTTGACCTGCATCAGACCGTAATCGACTGTGCCGTTTGAATTCACGTGAGTCAGGCCGCTTTGGAACCTGCTTTCGTTATAGATCACACCGAGCGCCAACGAATAATCGACATTGTATTCGTCACACACCGACTGCGTATACGACTTTAGTTCATCGCTCCAGCTCTGATATGTCTCGACCGGACCAGCTGCTTCCCCGCTGAGCAGATTCGTCAGCAGATAAACGCCGGTTACAATAATGGCTGCAATCGTCTTTCTCATTTCAATCACCTCCTATTCTCTATAATGACAGTGTAAAGTGTGAATGGTAAAGGAAAAATTCAGGGGCTGGTCAGGCCCCTTCATTTTTATAATTTTCTTGCTTTCTCGCGCATTATTTGATACTTTCGGAATGTGAGCGGCGTATTATATTGGTTCTGTCTGAATTTTTCAGCGACATATTCGATACCATACTCATGCTCTTCCGACATGATCTCATAGAATTCGCGCAGGTTTTTGATGGTGCTTGTTTTAACAAGGATGTTTTTATAGTTAGATGTTGGCGGAAGCCCCTCGACGATCTTCTTTTCTCTTCGATACAGATCCTTAAAGTATCCAATTGGCACAGGGTTATCATTGGAACTGTCCCTGCTTGTACGAATAAGATAAGGACCATCGCCAAGATTCATTTCTAACTTCCCAAGTTGCCCCCTTGCGTGGTTTTTGAAATATGTGGTCGTGTTTTTAGCCTTACAGATGATCGACCATGCAATATCGTGATTGATATATTTCCCGCATACAGTTCTGGTGTCTACATCAACGTCTTTTCTTTTGACAAGACGGATCTCTTCAGACGGGAATCCGTAATACAGCAGGCACATAATTGAACCTGTCATAATCGCCCCTTCTTCCGAGAACACAGAAACGACGTAGGTGAAGAAATCATCTTCTGATGGAAATACATAGTTTTCAGCCAATTCATCGGTACTCTTGTTTGCAATGGCTTCCAGCTGGTTCTTTACACGCTCAGAGCGGAAGGTGGAACTGGTATCTTTCTTTTTCCATCCGGACATTTCCATGTCAAAGAACGGATGCTGATAGTACCGCTGCGTTGAGAGCAAACCCTCATCTCTGCACCACATAATATACTGCTTGAAAATAGACAACACAAAGATGCTGTAGTTTTCATTCAGTTCGGAGATCCACTTCGAGAACAGATCGTTTATAAATTCTTCGTCTTTGTCAGACTCGATCTCATAAAAGTCTTTCTCATACTTCTGTTCGAACGCGGCAAGCTTATGAAAAATGCTGCGAACCTTGTTATACCTGTTCTTACTCTTAGCAAGAATGATATATTCTCCAGCGGAATCCTTGGCTGGATCTCCGTTTGAATCTTTTTCGCACATTTTATCCAGAATAAATCTGGTCTTGAGCTCTTCATTGTAATATTCCGCACTCTGTTTCATCGCTTGCTATCTCCTTACACAGTGGGTCGGTATATGAACTATTAGATTCATTGTACACTATGTAAGAAGATTTTGCAAACAGAATCGTAGATTTTATGATGCAGAGACCAGATTTGTACTGAATGCCGCCGCAAGCATCGGACACTGGATCACCATGGCGTTCGCTGCGCGCTGCCAGTTCTTATCAGAGAACGTTCCGATTGGTTCGCTCAACTGAGAGTTTAACAGTGTATCGCGGCCTTCGATCACAAGAGTGGATTCATGCGGTAAGCCATCGACTTCACCCACACCAAAATCAACATGGACCGGGTTGCGGCTGTTCCAGCGTTTTGTGGTGAATGGAATCACCTCACACTGGCCAGAGTTTTTGTTGTAGATGTTGTTACTTACGATCAGATAAGGATGAACGCCATAATATTTATGGACAGTTTTTCCTTCCTGCTTAACATCTGCGACATAACCGAGACGAATCTCACCGATTTTGGGGACACTTGAGCCAGCCTTAAACATATTATGACCTCCTTGCTGACCATCTGTTTTACTTTGTGTCCTTATTATACCATATTCATTCACACTTTACAATACCAATTCAAAGATTTTTTAAAAAAAGTGTGATTGGCTCCTCTGCATAATCGGATGAAATAATAAGGCGCTCCGACTTTTTCCCCCTCTCAACCTCACAAGAGAACACGTTACCTGTAATGTTGCAGCAGCAACAAAGGATGTCTGACCTAGGATCAAACTGGCATTCGATACTGATGTAGCTGTATCGCTTACCTTTTCTCAATGCAACGCAAGATGACTTGGCTTTGATCATGCAGACATTTTCTTCGTTCCGGCTACCCCAGAACTCGATGATGTCGCATGACCTGATATGTTCGTACATTTCCTGGGCAGTATATGTGATCCGCATTTTGCCCTCCAAACAACTAAAAGATGTCCTGTTTTTCTAACCAAATTCAGTTCGGTTGTTATTTTACCATAAAACATGGCGCATTTCAACCCGAAATAACAACTTTTAATTGTTTAGAACCAGCCACGACGTTTCTTGCCATGAACAGCATCATCTAGCATTTTGTTCGTCAGCTTCTCATAGTTTACGCCGCAGACCTCGTCCAGAATAGCATCATCATACGGAATACCCTTGGCGTTTAGATGATCGCGGAACCAAAACTTAGTCTGATAGTAGGGACCCATACGGTCAGAATAATCGTGTGGCCATTTACCAAGACAATTTGGATGACAATCTGGAATGTTATGCCATTCTTTTCGAACGCGATCATGCATCTGGCGGATTTCCGGGTTTGACCGGTCAGTGGCTTGTGCTGTATAAATTTGATCCAGCTCTGCCTGCTTTTTCATCTGTTCAATTCCGTTTTTCGCATTTACCGCGCCAGAAGCTCCAAGCCCCAGTAGACCTAAAACAAACGATACTGCTCCACTCATAATAAACTCTCCTTTGTAATTTATATAGTGATCTTATTCAAATAGATCTGGCCGACATCTTGGAAGATATGACCGACTATCGAGACGAAATAGTTCAGCAGTTAACTTTCCACCGCCCCAATCATCAAGTTCAAATTTCATCACCATTTCAACCAAGGCCATCGTATCCTTACTCTCTCTTCGCTTTTTAAGAGCTTTCTTCAATTCTGATTCCAAATAACACTTCTTTACCGCGTTCGGACGAGTTAGCTCGATTGCGTGCTCGATATCCAAAATCTCGTTGCTCGCATCTGTCAAGTCCTGATAAGCTTTCGCATATGTATCCTTTAGCTCTCCAAGCGTCTTGTCTACGATTTTTAAATTGCTCTTGAACTCGGCAAGCCGTTCTGAATCTATAACCGGATACGAAACAGCCCCTGGTTTTTGAACCGCCCCCAAGACTGTCCCCTGCTCTTCTTCTTTTGGCTTTGGTTGTTCTACTACCGGCTCTTGCTCAACAGGTGATGGAGGAGTATCATCAATTCGTTTTGGTAAATATCCATTTTCTCGATATGCTCTTGGCAGCGTCGATAACACATTCCACGCCTTCGCTTCATTCGAGTATGTAGAAGCACAGCTCATATTATAGGTTTGGGTAAATTTACCATTTGTCTTTTTTGTAATGTAAGTTGTCCCATTCGCGAGAATGTAGCTCACATTAACACATCCTTCCTACATTATTATAATAGGGATCTGTAAAACCCTTTAATGCTCTTTCAAAACAACGGACTGGCCCCGCCCCATGACCCAACAGTTCTTGCCAGCATAAGCACAGTCCTCGCAGTGACCAGAACACTCGCAAGCAGTAGCAGGAGCATCACAGGTTCCGTCCTTAAAAGAGACGTAGGCAATTGGAAGATTATGTGGGTTATTCATAGTATAACTTGGCCAGGAAGAAAACAAAATATGTAAATTACAGGGAATTATACCGCCTTTATCCAGAAATGCATTAACAAGGTCGTATTTCTTTGTGAATGAGAGGAACTGGGTACGAGGCAGTTTATTGGCGATGCGGCACATCATATCAAAATACCGTTCATCCACGATATCTCCACTGACATGCCACCGAAAATAAAAAGACCCATAAGCGGCTGCAGTTGCCTGCATTTCAAAGCCGTCAGGGTCTGTTAACCACAGATTCAAGTTGTTGTCATAGGCGTTTCGCACTGTAGTTCGCCAGTCGAAATGACTGACATAGCACGTCTTTGCACACGGAACACCCGGGGCACAGGTTTTGATACGAGGCATCGATATCGACCTGATATTCCCCATCTTGCTGTTTGCGTTCGACACTGACAGCTTTAACATATTCAATTTTTCATACCCTCGTCCGTGGAGGGTATACTCCTTTCCTATAATTATATCATCCTAATAGTCCGATAAATTACACTTCTAAAATCGGTTCATCAGGCATCAATGGCGCAAATTTCGCTTCCGCGTCCAGATCATAATGATATGGGATATCAAGACGATCTAGTTCTTCCTTAAAAATTTCAGCCAATTCATCTGGCGAATAGTCTTCGATTTTCATTTTACATCACCGTTAGCGCCATTCGATTGATAGTCATAACTAACTCGTTGACACGGTTTCTATCGATGGTGTCCGGCAAAGCAGTGTTCGCCTTATCGTACTGCAGGCGCTTTTCATATTCTTTGTGGAAATCTTTTACATCGTGCTTGATATAACCGTTAGCAGCCTGGAATTCACCGTTTCGAGCCATCATCAACAGGTCGTGGTTCTCCGCCCGATTCGTAATGATTTCACCCTTTTCCAGAATATCAAAGACCATAAGGTAAAGACGAATCATATTCATAATGGTTTTGTTCATTCGCTTCTTTGTGATCTGATCTTCTGGGTGTTGATTACACCATTCGCCCAAAGTGACTGCCTTCTTAAACAATTTATCTGCAAAGCCACCAAACGAATACACGACCTGTCTGGACATGAACAACTTCTTATTATCCATCAAAAGCTTTGTGGCCGGATGATAGCTGATGACAAGATCATCAGTATTCCCAAGCTGCTCTAACATATTTGGATTACCGCTGCACATGAGCTTAACTGCTTTGTTAAAGCTGAATACAGTTGTATCGGTAGCTTCGTCAACCCAGTGATCAAATTCGTCCAGACCAAGCAGCTCACGCCCTGTATTAAACGCCACGCCGCGAATATCAATGTCCGACCCTTCGATATTTGTTCCGTAAGCGTGACTGCCGCCAATGGTTAAGAACATCATGTTTTTACCAAGATGCGGATTGGTGCGCAGGAAATCATATGGCTCGCTTGAAATGATCGATTGCAATTCCTCTCGTGTCATAATCTCACTCCTCTCAACCATCAATACTTTCCCAGATTTCCCCATGATAGCGATGATAACTATAGCCATTTGTAAACGTCTCGATCATATATGTAAGATCATCGAACGAGAATTCGCCAGGATCGATCTTGAGCTCTGGAATAGTGTCAAAATCAATATCGCAATCCTCTCCCAGTTCATCTCGCAGAGATTCGTCCGAATCATACCACCAGAAAACCGAGTTGCAAATCATTTCATTATCAAAATCAATGATCAAATCGCCCTCGGACCAGTATTTTTGCTTATCCATTACCTGCTCAGAGATTGCGACAAGGCCATCGTTGCGGGAGCCATCGTCCTTAAACTTAACATTCGGGAAGCGCTTATCGAACTCCGGCTTATCCTCAAAATCGATGCAGCCTCCATTGGACTCCATGAAGCGAACGATACGCAGAATCAATTCGTCCTTTGACGTGGTATCTTCCCATTTGACATTTTTAAGGATCTTCTGAGCTTCGTCCAGTGCGCTGGTTGTATATGCAGACCAGTGATAATAAATCGTGGCGATATCCTCGTCAAACGCATGAACCGTAATAACCAACCGCTGTCCCATTATTTCAACTCTCCTTTTTCATATAGTCGTTTTTTATATTCTTTTGACCTTCGATGCGCTTCCCGCATTGTTTCTGCATCCGGGCGATAATACATCCAGTGTGTTCTGTTGTATTCATCGTTCTTTCGTTTTGCCCGCTGATCAACAATGAGCGAAATCGTTTTGTGCGAGACATTGTACTCCCGCGCCAGACCCCGGAGTGAGTATTCGCCGGTTTCAAACTTACGGGCGATTTCTTCCTTTTTAGCCTTTGTCAACTTCACCCGACGATCCTGAGTTTCTGATAGCCGACAGGTTTGCCACTTGCTTGCCAATCAATCATCCTCCGATTCCGCGAACGCCGATTCAAACTCATCCTCATAGCTTTCGATCTCTCCGTTATCATACTTTGCCAGAGCCTGCTGCATTGCATCGTCTGTATCTTTTGCATCCTTGATATGTACTTCGTAATAGCGATTTGCTGTAATATATACTGTGTATCCCATCTCTTGCCATCTCCTTTTAACAATGACAGAGCAACCACGAAACCAGCTCATCATGCTTGAACCAGCCCGCCGGGAACCCGCGCCAGTTGTTTTTATCCGTCCAGCTCCTGGATTTCATCTGGCCGATTTGCTGAAGCTCTACTGAAAGACGCATCATGAATTTCTTGCAGTCCGCTTTATTCTTCATTGCTGTCTGCATTACAAAATTATCCTGCAGCTTGCCATTGACAACCTCACAGATCGCACACGGACAGTTGTGACAGTTCTTTTCGGCGCACATCAAACATGGCGACATTGTAATTCCTCCTTATACACCAGCAATATGACTGGCCATCATATCTGCCGTGTGAGTCCATAGTACGTTCTGATACTGCCCGATGGCATTGTTGTAATACTTCCACTCGTTCGTGTCGGTTTCATACGCGCCCATGTGCCAGCGGATGCACGCGACTTCTTCCTCAGTCAATGTGATAATACTCGCCAGCATACAGATAGATTTTTCGCCATGATGACTGAAAATAGAGTTATTCAGATACTCATACGTTCCTTTATCCGGAATAAAAAGATACTGATCTGTTTTGCAAACGTCATGCAGCAGCCCAATTAGATACGGAGAACGTGGATTTTCCCATTTCAGTCCTAATTTATCTGTCAACGAAACAAGGGCCTTCACAACAGCAATGCTATGCTCGGCTAAACCACATGGATGAGAACCATGATATTTTGCAGATGCAGGAGCTACCCAAAAATTATGTTCGTTCAACCATTGGGTGAGTTTGATATAATCATCCCATGTCAGATATTTCTTCAGATCTTCATATATCTCATTTTTAAGTTCAGTCTGCTTCTTTTCGATTTCTTCGTTCATATCCATTCTCCTTTCAATTCAGCAATGTCAACCTTTACTGGCCATAATTACACCTCTTTTATAAATGATAAATCTGCCAGATATCCTTGTAATCATAACCAACAACAAACATTGTTGTGTCGTCTCCATCTACGTGCGGTTCACGATCCTCATCTTCTTTATCTTCTGTCCATGTTTTATAGTAATCCCAATACGCGCGTTGAACGCATTTCTGCATTTCATTTTGTGCTGCATCGAAACTTTCAAACTGATTCACGTTGGCGACATAAGCCGAAGTTGTTTGGCTCTCATAAATATTGATAAGTAAAAACATATTGCACACCTCCAACTAAATTGTTTTGGCGGCGGTTATGTCTGCCCCAGTACCGCCAATCACCTGGCATCCGGACGTTAACCGAAAATAATAATTTCTTCCATTGATCACACCTCAATGTCAAAAGAAAAAGTTCCGTCCTCGTTCTCCCGATAATTCATTTCAGCGAGAGCATTGTTACAAGCCTTTAACTTCCTTTGTACTTCTTCTACGTTTGGATGCCTTAGAAAATACTGAAACTGTCTTGCTTCATCGGAATCCAAAATTATATCGCTATTGACGTAGTGCATTTTATTCCTCGTTCACGATCTCGATCTGGCACATCTTCATAGCTGCCAGCGCATTCTTGTGGGACTCAGGAGTAACACCAGCGCAGCAGCTTGCATCCACAATGATAGGGACTTCAGGCTTTGCCGTCTTTAAAAGCAGCGCATTTGTAATCACACAGATATCTGTGCAAAGCCCAATCAAAGTGATGGAACCAACATTCACAGGGAACAGCGTTTGATAGATTCTTTGATTATCGTCTAACGTTGCATCAATGAACAACTCATAACTACCAAACGTTTTCTTATGATAGATTTGATCGTAGTCTGTGACAAAATTATTTCCGATTTCGTTTATCAACTTCCATCCGTCTGTTCCTTCAACGCAATGAACAATAGGGAGATGCTTGCCCTCCTGAGTATTGAGATAATCTTCATTATGAGTGTCCATTGTGTAGAATACCGGACCCTTCCAGTTCTTGATCTTCTCCACTACCTTCGGCACGATTGCCTGAGCTTCAGGAGTACCAAGAGCGCCGGTTACGAAATCGTTCTGCATATCAACAACGACAAGGATATCAACCTTTTCCATCATTAGATCCTCCTGTTACCACTCAACTTCGTAAACGTCAGGGTTATACACCGGCATCGGCAACAGCTTGAACACATTGGCATCGTACATCCGATCGATCTTACCTGCGGTTACAGTGTCGCCGCCGAAATCACCAGTGCGGATGTATTTGTCGAGAAAATCATAGGTAAAGCCGAAATTATCTTCATCAGTGCGGCCGGTCAATCCATCAGCGGGAGCTTTTTCAATGAACTTCTCAGGCAGCCCCAGCTCACGGCCAATGGCTTTTACTTCGGTAACAGTCAATTTGCCAAGAGGGCTAAACTGACCTGCACTGTCTCCAAAAAGAGTGGCGAACCCGACATGATCCTCCGAAAGATTAGAAGTGTTAGCCACCCGGCCATTCATGCTCTGAGACACCATGAACAAAGTCGCCATACGGATTCGCGCCGGAAGATTCACACGAGCTTGCTTGGAATCGCACAAACCAGCCGTCCGGCCATTAGCCAGCAATGCATTCACAGTCTCTGCGATATTGATCTCGAACGACTTGATACCCAGATGAGCGACCAGTTCACGCGCCACATCGATATCACTCTGAGCGCCCTGCGGCATCAAGACACCGATCACGCGGCCATTACCCAAAGCTTCACAGCACAGAGCTGCCACGATACTGGAATCCTTGCCACCAGAGATACCAACCACGGCGTTACACTCGGGACCGTTCTCACGGAAATAATCCCGAATCCATTTCACGATTTCATCCTTTGTTTTTGCCGCATCAAATGCATACTTACGCATATTATTTGCCCTCCAGTTTCCACAGTTCTACGTCAACGTCTTTAAATGTAAAATCGATGATTTCCTTCACAAGCAGCCATTTTGCGCCGCCACGAACACAGCCGATCCCATACGGCATGGCCACTTTGACTCCTGATGCCTTGGCGATTTTGGCCACTTCTTTGAATGCTTCCGACAGAGCGCCAACAGACGTGTACTGCTTTCCGTCATATCCATAACTGTTCTGACCAAAGCAATTGACGATCCATCGAGAACCTTTTTCATCAACTGGGACCATCTGAGCGACACCCAGCATTCGTTCAGGACAATCTTTGTTGCTTTCGCAGTAAATGTGATATTCCTCGTACACCTTTGGATACCGCTCACGAACTTCTTTGGCAACACCTGACCCCATAACGCCCTGACAATTCACCTGATGACAGATGATCTTAGCATCAGAATCAAATACGTTGCCCTCTTTGATAATTACAGCCATAAACTCACCTCTTATCTAAATTTTTAATTGCAAAATACTGTGCTGCTCTCGGACTATTTAGATTGAATTTTTCAAAAGCAGGATTCACAACTATAACATTGCCATACCCATATTTTCTGAAAAATCCATTTTGAATAAGCTTTCTAGCTTCATTTCGATACTCACACGCAACTGCTTTACCATCAACAATGAAGTATAATAGCTCTGGTTCGCCCATCCACGTCCTTGAACCGCTCATCAGAACTTTCCTTCCCACAGCCGGTCGCGGACTTCCTTCAAACTATATTCCTTGACCATCGCGCCATTACGGAATACGGTTTGCAGCATGTTTCCGTCAGAATGAGCAGCGTGATCCATCAGGCCGTCAGTACAAACCAGCTTTCCAGAATCATCCTTAGTGACATAACACATACCCTTCAGACTCTTCTTAAAGTGATCAGTGTCGGTCTTGGGGTCCTTGAAGATCTGAATCTCTTTGCCATTGACAACGCCATAAGTTGCCTTCACAGCCATGCCAAACGTATCGCGGGTGAACGGTTTCAACTGACCATTCTGCTCGATGCACTGCATGGAGAACGAACCAACGCCCAAGCTGACATTATTACAGGCGAAACCGTGTGCTTTGAGTTCGGCATAAATCTTTTCACAGCGCTGCACAGTGATGGAATCGCCGTACAGAGCCTTCACATGAGGATCGAGCACCTTGTAGCCCTTACTGTTGACTGTGCCGCCGAAGATATCCCACAGATGATAGACCGTCTGCGTGACGATTTCGACCGGGTCGCCAGAGTCTCCACGGATCAGCAGCGTACCATTATGAGCCATGATTTCATCCTTGAGCTGCGGCAGGATATTATCGACCAGATTCCAGTAGTCGTAGGAATCAGACACCATGCTGAAACTCATATTTGGATACAGCTCGGTCAGCGCCCGGCGGATGAAAGTGATCTCATCGCCATCGACAGCGAAGTTGGAACACATCACACTATGCTCGGTACTAACAGCGCCAAACGCAACGGACTCTTCTTCACAATTGCAGCGATACATTTCCTCCAGATACGGAATCGCAGGGACAGTAGCCGTATTCAGAAAACTCAGACACCAACCGGCGCTTGACTTAACTGCCGACTGCATACACTCCTGCCCACGGAAACTGAAATCACCCAAAGCACGAGCATGAGGCACTCCATCTTCGACGGTTTCATCGTAATACTTGTTCACGATATCGCGATACAGAGTTCCGACTGTTGCAGAAACCATCGGATGCCAGAGTTCGGAACTCATAAAGGACTCCAGAAACTGCGGAACCCATGCGAAATCAGGATGCGTATTGCTCATCTCAAGGAACGGTACATGGATGGGGCAACGAGTACCTTCTGGCAGCGCCTTGATCTCGACAGGCAGATAACCCAGATCATGCAGAGCTGCAATCTTGCTCAGATCGTAAGCATCTTTACCAATGGTCGCATCCAGGATACGCTTGTACTCGGGAACGACTTCATCCTTGGGTTTATTGAAGAACTGCTCCTTAAAATATCGTACCAGATAATCCTTGCAGAATGCCTGAATGCCGAACACGACGACTTCATCTACGCCATCCAGTCGGCTCATGCGTGGAGTAAAATAACTGACCAGCTTGGTAGTGCCGGCAGGAAACTGCTTACTGTGAGTCGTCTTGTAGAAATCGCACAGCAGCATCGGGTTAATGTTGATCATTTCAAATTCTCCTCCAGAAGTTTTTCCACGATTTTATTTGAAGTAATGCTAAAGAAATCACCGTATTTTTCTTGAATTTTTTCGTACTCTTCTCTTGTGCAGTTAACCTTGAAAGACATTTTATCTTTTGACGTATGAATTCGGAATTGAACATAGGAACCATCATAGTTACCAGACAGTTCATGACAAAAATCTTCTTTCCACTTTTCATCAAGAGAGTCATTTAGCATTTCATCAACGCAATCAAAAACATAATTTTTGTCGGTATGAAGATTTGCAATCAGCTGTTCCAAAATCCAATTAAATTCGGCAATCACTTGACGTTTTTCGACATCGCTTTTAACTTCTCGAACTACGTTCAACCTGTAAAATTGATCGTTGGCATTATATGTCATTGCAACCGGAGCAAGCCGCCAACCAAAATCTCCATCCGTATTAAAATGAATATCTAATGCCCAAACTTCCATATCAGTCCTCGTCCCAACGATGTCTCAATACCGTGATTTTATCGTGCTTACCAGTAAAAATACTATCGGTCGTATACACCTTGTGAATCAGTTCCGGATCGTCAAACAGATGACCGCGTTCCTTATCCAGGATACTGTTCTCGCAGTGGCTGACATACATATCGATATCACCAGCACCCAGTTCCTTCAGTTTCTTGGCCGAGTAGAACATGGTGCCGCCGTAAGAACAGATATCATCGATCATCAGAACCTTTTCACCAGGCTTCACTTCACCAACAACATCCAGACCGAGAATTTTGCCCGTTGCCCAGTCCCGCTTTTTATCGCCATGGATGATGTAGGCACTGCACTTTGTTCGATCCAGTGCCCAGTGAACGGTTTCCTCATAACGCTTCATCGCGCCGGCATCCGGGAAATAGATCACATCCGGCTTGCTCTCCTCAATTGCCTGACAGATTTCACGAATCGGAGTATGTACTTCGCACCGATTGATCAGCGCCGGAGCCACATCACTGTGAGGGTCAAACACGCTGACGCTACTGAATCCGCACCGATTGATCTCGTCAGCGAACCACTTGAGGGTGAATACGTCCTCGTCGTGATAGGCGCGATCCATGCGGGCATTCGGGATATACGGCATAAACAGCTCAACTTCTGCCCCGTTATCTTTTGCGTCCTTTGCGATCATAATGACCGTGGGCAGCTCGGCCATGGATTCAAACGTCCAGACGATGCTGATTACATTGAGATAATTGATGGTCAGATCCTTCTTGATCAGCGGAGTGCCGTCAGGGAAAGAATCGATCTTATAATGATTTGCTTTGACCATATTGATCCTCCTTAGACCATGTAGTGAATGTCTCTTTCACGAGTACGGGAAATGATGACTTTGACCACACCATTGTCCTTTTCAAAAGCTTCATAACGATCCTTTTCATCGTCATCGCTCTTGGAATACGGATTGATCACATCAACCTTCTTGCCATCAATGAACTGCTCACCGTTGGCGGGGTTATACTGGATATCCTCGGTGTTGATGTAGCAATCAGGCCAGAAGCCATCCTTCAGCTTGACATCAAAACAGATACGCTGTGCACCATTGAACATATCAAAACGCTTAGTACAGGACGCACGGTAACCATCCTTGAAGATAACAGTGAGCTTATAGCTGGTCTCGTTCATGTTGATGATATTCAGATCCTTGATGGCCTCTGCGAATGGAGTGCCCAGATTCAGTTCAAAGGCGATAGACCGCAGGCAGTCGTAGTTCAGATCGATCTTGCCAGAAAAATCGACCACAGCTGGGATCTGATCGTAATACTTCTCTTCGAGCTTATCCTTGAGATAGGTTTCGACCTCGTCAGCGCCCGGGTAATCAAAGCGGAAGTGATAGTGGAAGCGGCCGGGACGATTGACCAGATAATCGTTCAGACCATTGAGCTGGTTACAGGTGACGACGAAGAGCTTTTTGCCAGCGCTGGTGCCATCGAACAGACTCAGCATCGTATCCTGCGGACTTTCATTGTCCCTGGCCTTGAATGTCTTATCAAATTCGTCAAACAGGATCATAACTTCCTGATCGATGGATTCGATGAAATTGGCGATACCGCCGATATAGCGGTTAGCCAGAATGACAGGATAGCCCTGCTTGACGGCCTCGATTGCAATCATCTTAGCGGTCAGAGATTTGCCGATGCCTTTGTTGCCGCTGAGGATGACACCCAGATTGCGGTTGAACACTTTGAACGAATTCAGCACTTTGGCAACCTTGCTGCTCTGGACACCATACACCTTTTCGTTGATGATCATATCGGGGCGGCGGGACAGATAGAAACCGGTCATCTCAGAACAGTGGATATCATAGGTACCCGCCGGGATCTTGTCATACGCCTTCATATCGTCGCCATACAGGAACAGATTGCTTGCACTTTCAACAACCTTCATGTTTGATACTTCCCTTCTCAGTTCAGCTCTTCCAGCTTCTTCATCAGGTCCTCGATGCCCATGTCTTCCAGCGCCTTATCCTTCTTCTTTGCCACGATCTCCATGATCTTATCGCGCTGTGCCTTCTTCTCGGCGGCAGACACACGCTCCGCTGCCTCAGCCAGCTTGACAGACACGATATACCTGACGATATCGATTTTATTGGCCAGATCCTGATCCTCGGCGCTCTTAGTGGCCAGCAGAGAATCCTCGTCAGCGGTTTTCTTCTGACGGTTCAGCATCTTGAAGATGGCATCCAGATCCTCGACCCGCAGACTCCACAGATCCTCTACGGTCATAACGCCCTTGTAGTTAAAGCGATAGCGATTACGAGTTGCGATTTCAAACAGATTCTTTTCCATAATTATTTCTCCTTTAATTTTTATAAAAGTGATTCACAGTAACATTCGTTGCCGATTTGGTCAGAAAACATGTCGTCTGTCCAGTAGCGACCTCTTGCTCTGTATTTTTTACCATCGACCGCATCGACTATTTCTTCGATTTCGATAGTCTGTCCACAAAGCTCTATCATGTCTTCAGTTACAACATCTGAAACAACGTTCCTCCAGGGAGCGTTTTCTTTTCCACCTGATCGCATCCAATAACACTTTCTAAAATCTAAATCCTGGCGGACAATAACGACATCGCCTACATGATATTTTGTATCTTGCAACTTGTGCCTCCTTATAGCAGAGATTCACAGCAGCACTCTTTTTCGTTCGCCAGACCAACAAACATATCATCTGTCCACAGAAATTTCCGGTCCGTTTCTTTGATGACATATCGATTGCGACAATACTCAAGAATCGTGACGACTGTTCCTTCCAAAGCCTTTCGTGCACGGATCGAAGCTTCGCTCACACAAATCACATTACTAGGCGAATACCGACTCCCAGAGCGCATATAGTAATCTTTACACTCTCGAATATCATTGATCACCACGACACGATCACCCGGCTTATAACGATAATCCATTTAGCACCTCACAGTAGAGATTCGCAGTAACATTCATTTTCGTTTACCAGACCAACGAACATATCGTCTGTCCAGAAATCACCATCAGGAGCTTCCGCGATATGATATCCACCATTTTTATACGATTTAATCGTCACAATAGCTCCTGCAAAAGAGAGGTGTCGTTTGGTGCACGAGGCCCAGCCACCAGCACGCGGTCCAGATCGCATCTTGTAACTATCACTATACGTGAGAGCTTCGTGCAGATCATTTTTTACAAGAACCTTGTCGCCGATTTTATACCTATATTCTGTAGGATAAGTTGCCATCAAATCACCACTTTCAGAACTCGCTCGGTTGCCCCCTGCACCTTAACGATGAAACTGTTATGCTGCGTCTCAGAGAAGCCAACACCGGACAGCTGGTCATCCACGGACTGAACTGCCATTTGAGAACCCAGCGCCTCAAACACACGCTTATGCTGCAGCAGGTCTGCCTTCAGGAATTCGTTGTAGAATCCGTTGGGCTTTTCAGGGTTGACGCAGTCTTTGAGCATGAAGAAATAGTGGCGATTGCCGTTGCCAGTCTGCTCATCCCAGTAGTTCGGAGAATACATCGCCACAGACACAGGTACAAACTGATTGGAATTCACACCCCAGATCTCGCGGGTACTGGTAGAACTGGGCAGCAGCTCCTTGATGGAGAACTTACCGTCCTTCAGTGTGACTTTTGCCACGGCGACATTCTGACCACCATGCAGCGGCTTATCGTAGTTAAACGAGTAGATGTTGCCATCAAACTCGATCTCAGCACGGAAACCAGTTTTACCGCCACGACTAGTGAAGCAGTTCACATAGAAACTGTACTCGCCTTCCTTCATTTTCTTAATGTCAGGCCAGGTAATGTTCTCAACAGCAGCCTTATCCCGCGAAGGATGAGTGATATCCACATCCAGGCGGCCATCAGTACGAGGGTGCCACTTGTTTCTGAAATAGATGTGATTCTTATTGGGTTCAATACAATGAGCGTCCTCATCGTTTTCATCCCATTCACCAGGCATATCGTTCCACTGAATCGAGAAACGCAGCACGCCATCCACCTTACCGCCAGCAGCCTTAACGTTTTCGCGGATATCGCTGTCTGCCATATTGCCGGTATACGCCCAGCTGAAACCATTGGACCACTTGAACATGCTTGGCGCGCTCTTATCCTGCGGCGCAATCAGAGATACCATGTTCTTCGAGAAGCGATTCTCCATGAACAGTTCCAGACCTGCCGCAGTAGGCAGAACTTCTTTGACGAACTTTTCGATGCCGATTTCTTCCGCGCGGCTGAACTTCTTAGGGTCGGCACCCAGAGACTTTACCATTGCCTCAAACGGATTCACAGCGCCCATCACCCGAGGAGCAGCATCACGGTTGCAGAACAAGATGTTGTTTGCAGTGATGTCGTCCAGAGTAGCAAACCGGCGACCCAGACTGTTCATATAACCCAACTCAGCGACGGTTTTCTGTGCGTCTTCCAGCATCTTCTTGGTAAAAATCGCCTTAGGACGCTTATAGTTGGCGGGAGCAACAATGGCCTCAAACGCAGACACAGCAGCATCCACGTCCATACCCTCGCTCAGGTTCACCAGCAGAGTACCGATTGCCGTATTGCGGATGCGAAGCCGGTTCATCGAAGCTCCGCCGGGAGCCATCCAAACATAAGCGGACTTCTTTTCATCAGGCAGACGATCATACACTCGCTTATCGATTTTGAAACCACGAACCAGAGATTCAAACTCCTTACCGCGATACAGACTATTTTGAGCAATCAGCTCAAGCACAGTGTCCACGGCATCCATGGTCAGCTCTTCCAGAGAGCGCTTAAAGACATTGGCAGAATCACGCCACTGAGCCATCTTGGTAGGTACGTCATCTGGACGCACAATGAATCGCTGAGGAATCTCGACAGCGAAATGATCCCAGGTGTGAACCGCCTTATGATCAGCATCATACTCATAGTTCATCTCCGTGCCGAACTTGCCATCAGAGATCATATTGCGGCTGACGTAATACGGATTCACAACAGCGCAGGTTTTCACATAGGCAGCCAGCGCATCCACAACCGGCTGATAAACATCGGACTTGGTATCGAAATCCCAGACGGTAACCATCTGACCATCCATAAAGGAAACCAGCTTACCAATGTTCTTTACGAAACGACGGCAGCAGGAGCAATCATACTCACGACGCTTACGGAAGATGGAGTTCGTGCCAGCCGGGAAGCTGTCCAGATAGAGGTCATATAGCTTATCCTCATCTGCATTGGTAATAAACAGAGGTGCGTCATCCTTCACCATCTCATTGAAATGCTTCTGAATCAGAGCGCGGAATTCTTTGAAGTTTGCCATTGTTTTCATTCTCCTTTTTGATTACAGTAAACTGTCACAAATACATTCGGTCTGGTCTTCAAACATAGACTCAGTCCACCAATAAGGGATTCCCTGTAGTCTATAAAAATCATCATCATCGGCGTAATCCTCGACTTCATAGGTCTTTCCGCTATAGTTGACCATATCGTCGTTACAGAAAAGGTCTCGTTTGCCTGCTGACGGCCCATACCAGACAGGGTAATCGCGGTCTGCGGTCAAATCTGAACGAATCGTTACCAGATCACCCGGCTTGTACAATAAAGGTTTCATCACATTCACCTCACAATAAAGATTCGCAGCAGCATTCGCTACTATCTTCTTCAACAAACATATCGTCAGTCCACAGGACGGTACCTCTACATTCTTTGATGACGTATCTGCTAAGGGCATATCCTTCTATCGTAACGATTTTGCCCAAAAGACTATTTCTTATATCAATCGTTCTTTCGCTGATTGTAACAGTGTTTTCCGCCAGCTTATCTGTAAGGGGACCAGATAACATATGATATCTGTCGTCCTTATAAAAAGCATTTGCTTGTACTTGAACCTGATCGCCCGGCTTGTATTTAAAATCCATTCAATCACCTCACAGCAAAGAGTCACAAATACATTCGTTTACAGACACCGGCTCAAACATTTCATCAGACCAGTACAGATGATCAGGATCATTATCGATTTTGTAACAACCCCGCTCATAAGAAATGATTTTGTGGACTGACCCTTTATATTTTTCGATTTCATATACAGTACCCGGTTCATGTCCAGCTCTGGGACCGGAGCGCATATAATATTTCTTGCTATGATTGATATCGTCACGAACTTTTACAAGGTCGCCAATTTCATACAGGTATTTCCCTTCCATAATTCACCTCACAGCAGCGGCGTACAGATACATTCGTTGGGCGCTGCAAACATCTCGTCCGTCCACCGATCGCACCCATAATCTTCGTCGATGTAATAGCGACCATTGCGCTTGCCGGCAATATGAACCACAGTGCCAAGCCGCTGCGCCTGAGAATAAGTAAGGGTAGCACTGACATCGTTTGCTCGGTAACCGGAACGCATATAATACTGAACACCGCGCTCCAAATCAGGCCGAACAAACACCTCTTCTCCGTTTTTGTACTGATAATATCTTGACATCGCTCTACTTCCTCCATTTCATTACAGCAGTGGATCACAAACGCACTCGTCCACGACAAGCGGCTCAAACATCTCGTCAGTCCAGATGCAGCCATCGATTCCCTGTGCTTTATAAACACCGCGAACTTGTGCGATCTCTTGAATGACGATCTCTTGTCCTGCGTATTTTTTCATCCATGGAAGAGCCAGCCAGCACTGACCTTTATTTTTGCCAGACAACATTTTATAGTCTTCATTTTCCGAGAGATCAAGCCGAACGCGGACTCTGTCACCCGGGTGATACATATAATCAATCATTTTGTTCCTCCATCATCGAACCAGTCCGACACACGATCAGACATTTCGTCCATCTTATCCTGGTCGGCCTTGACATAATGCATCGTGACGCGCTGGCTGCTATGCTTAAACTTTTCTTGAAGCATCTCGATCGTTTGCCCAGATGTACCAGCCTTTTTCGCTGTCTGAAGTGCAGCCATTGCATAAGTTTTGCGCATAGTATGAGTGGATAGATCGATATCCAGCTCACACGCCTTCCCTGCTTCTTTCAAGATCCGATAGAATCCGCGCACTGTAAGAGGACCACCCTTGCGACTGCGAAACAGATAATCAGATTGACTGATCTCGAAATCCTGTTCATCGAAATAATCCTCAAGAATGTCGGCTGCCATCTTAGGGATCTTGCACACATTGCGCTTACGGGTCTTTTCTTCGATCAGTTCGACATGCTCTTTCACACTGCCATCCTGTTCGTAAACATCGGCCGTTTTCAGACTGAGAAGATCGCCGCAACGAATACCCAGACTGCACCCGAACACGAAAATCGCCTTGTTGCGTAGACGAAACTTAGGGTCGCCGTTGGAAGCGAGATAATTCGCCAGTTTCTGGAAATCCTCTTTGGAACGAATCGGATCAGCAGGCGAAGGTTTGATGCGGCCATCCTTTGTATAAAGGCTGTTGGTTGGCTTTGTCTTGTGCTTTTTCTTGCGAGCGGCAGCCACGATGTCCCAAATCATTTCCTTCAGCTCGGTTTCACTCATGGTGATGTGAGCTTCGGAACCAGGCTGCTGCGGGAACTGAACCACGCGATCCTTACACTTACGTGCCGGTTCTGCCATTGATCTTCATCCTTTCTATGTAAATCAATATCTATGTTGATGTTTTTCTCTATAACGCAGGTTATGAGTGTATAACTCGTTATCGAAATCGTTGATCATGCGGCACTTCTCTTTGTACTGGTGTTGCTGTGTCAGCTCAGTTTCGACGTACTGCTGGCGCTCCTGACAGTGATCGTGACACCCGGGATAACGCTTGGGAGCCACACAATAATGGCAGGGATTCTGCATTTTCAAATCATTCCAATCATAGTAAACTTTCGCAAACACAAGCAGCGCTGTATTTGTTCTGCGTCAGGAACATCTGGTCCGTCCAGGACCATCTTTCATCGTCCTCTTCGATGAGATATTGGCCATCAAAATATCCTGAGATGTGAACGGTCTTGCCTCCGAACTCTTTCATTTCGTCGACAACATTGTTGTATGTGCACCTACTAGGTCCAGACTCCATAAAGTAGTTGCATCCCGTTTTGAGATCTTGCTTTACGACCACTGCGTCGCCAACATCGTATTTGTATTCCATTGTTTACCTCATAGCAGAGATTCACAGCAGCACTCATTGATAGAAATAAACATCTCGTCGGTCCAGCCATAATCAGACTCTTCCAGAGTGTATCCAGCTCCTCCGTGGCGAGGACCCTGAATCGTAAAAACCTTTCCAGCCTGATCTACCATTTGATCAACCACATTGTAGGTACAGTCTCCATTGTGGCGGCCTGACCTCATATAATAAATTTCACGGCAGTTCAGATCCGGACGAATCATTACTTTATCGCCTGGCTTATACATCAATTCCATATTTCTACCTCATTTTTTTTATCAAAATCACTTTCTAAATCCGATGCTCTGGAAACGGGAGGACGCACGATCAGGGACTTCGTCACGCGGCCTGGCGCGTGACCTCGTCTCGGATCGAAGGACGAGTGTTTCCTGACAAGGATTGGCAGAGGCCAGCTGCACGATCAAGGTCCGTATTGTGCAGCGGCCGGTTGTTGGAGTATTCTTCTTAACATCCGCCTTGGGCGTGATGCTCGCTCTTTTGGAACGATATGCAAAGTGATTTTTTTTGTTTACTGATTACTGATCGGGCTCATCGAATTCGATTTGTTCGCCCATGGATGCCGCAGTTTCACAGACTTCATCAAACAGGACATCTCTGCCAGCTTCCAACATTGCCTGGTGAATGCTCGGTTCTGCGGCGGCCACAATGGTATCGCAGAAATTGGTATCGTCTGTGTTGATCGATTTCAGATTCAAACTTTCCACGATCTCTTTGACATCCTCAGGACCCCAAAACACCAGGGCTCGCCGATCCTCTTCGTAGACCACCTCTGTTTCGATGCCCGTGGAATAGTAGATCATATCCGCGACCTTTTCGAGTTCTTTCGACGGAACCTTTCCATCCCGACACATAATTTCAATCATAGATCACATCTCTCTTTCGTAATCGCTCTCATCGTTTTCGATCAGCCCAAAACCGGTAAAGGAATTTTCCGATAGATATTCATCTGCGGCATCTTCAAAGTCCTCGTCGAACCCATTCCATAAGTCTTCGGCCACAAGAGTTCCATTCTTATCCACGGCAACACAAGCAGCATCATCACCGTACTCTTCATGTTCCATAAGATAAAATCTGTGGCCCCTATACTCCGTCGAATCGATGACATACCAGTATCCTTCATGGCCGGGTACAAAGAAATTGTCCGTCGACTCGTTAACTGTCCACTTATTCGGAATGTCAGCCAAAATTTCATCGACATTATTCCTTGTGATGTCAAGCGCATCCTGAATTCTGCTATCTACCATAGAGAACAATACAGACGAAACATCAGCCGGAGATTTGGCGTGCCGCCTTTTTACCTCTTTGACAAATTCAGACATTGTGATTCCCTTAAGAATGAGTCTATCCATTCCATACTCCTCCTCTTTATGCAACAACGCCCTCTTTGGGACGAAGATCCTCTTTAAGCATCGCCACAATATCGGTGCCAAACTTTGCATTGTAACGACGGATCAGTTCGTCGATCACCTCGGGCTCGACCATGTGATAATAGTTGAGCTTGCCATTGAACTTTTGCAGATCCTCCAGCTCCCAGGTTCTGCCGTGCTGCTTTGCATCGATATAATTCGTCATAGCCGAACGGAACATCTTAAGATTGCGCCAGCCAACCGTGATCTGATTGTCCTTGTTCCACATCAGGCCGAGGCACCAGTTCTTGCTGGAGTGCCGGTTGCCATAGTGCGTTTTCGTTTCGTTCAGAGTAAACGGCGCATGAAAGAAGTTCAACGCATCAATGATGATCTGCTGAATTTCCATCGGGTCAAAGTGATGATAACAGCTGATAAGGATATCATCTGCATATCGTGTGAAAGTAAACTCGCGATCGATGCCGTCCTTTGCTTTGTAGCCATAGCACAGCTTGCGAGTGATACAGTGGTCAAACGGAATCATCATCACATTGGTAAGCCACGGACTGATGGGAGTTCCCTGAGGCAGGCTATTGCGAAGAAAACACAGGTTGACCGCCTTTGCCAGTTCATCTCGGCCACGTGCATCCCGCATGATCAGAGCGAATGGATAGATCACACTCATCATGCCAAGCAGAAAATCCGGTGTCGTGCTAGGGAAGAAACCATGGAAGTCGAACTTGACCGCCCAATGATTCTGATAGTTGACGACCTTTTTCATGCCGGTCACCTCATCAACGACGGTTTTATTGTGACCTGCCTGATGCTTGCGAACTGCATCGATAAAGCTGCGATTGGGAATATATGCGAAAGCATTCGTGTGATAATCTGCGATCATAAAGCTCTTCAGCAGTTCCCGCAGCTCGATCAGTGCATCAGAAAGAGTTTCATCGGGCGCATCAATGGGTCGCCAGCCGCCAGATTTCTTTGGAATCTCAAAGTGAGAATAGTGGCTCGGGATATCGCTGGATTCAAGCGCCGCATACTTCACATTGTAGGCCGCCAGCTTCTCGATCATCTCAGGAACATTGGTGATGGCGCGAAGTTTGGCGGTTAAATCGTTGCGGCACACGGTCATTGTAGATGTGTTGCTGCCGCCATAGTGCAGTGCTTCTACATTCTGGACACCGGCGAGGATCTCATCAAAAGTGATCTGCCGAGTCTTAGGAGGATTCAGATATGTAATGTACATTGTTTCTCCTTTATGATTTCATCGTGATCTAAATGGGTTTCTTGAGGCTGAAATGCATGCAGTAGGAGGTCCCGATCATGATTGGAAGCTGAAATTGGCTATATAACCGTCTTCGGGTGCTCCGATAAATGCCGTTTCGACCACCTTCGAACGGATTGGAATCAGCTTAAGAGCTCCTCGGCGATGGCCTGCGTCGCCTCCTGGGTAGGTACCTCGGCTTAACAATGCGATACACTTGGCTTGGCCTAAGTGCGATGTTTATAAAAAACAACTATTCATCACGATTATTTATTTACGATTTTATCAGAACGCCATGACGCTCTCTTCACCCAGAATGAACGGGGTTGCAACGATCTGCTTTTTCAGCTGATTGCCTCCCACGAAATTGATAAAGTTCGTAACCGCCAGACAGCAGATGAAACGAACGGTCGGTGCGACACCCTGAACAATGCCACATGCAGACACCGGCGTACTTACCTTTGCTTCCTCGTGAGTAAAATTCATGGAGTTCTTCAGGTTGTCGATCTGCTTGCGATCCTTCCAATCGGCCGACCAGCACTGTGCATCATACAGGCCAGTGCGGATATCGAACACACCGAGCAGCTCAGGATTGTACTTATTCTTCTCCAGGAACTGCTTGCGGATCTCGATGCTATCCACGGCCAGGAACACATAACCCTTGACGGTTTCGCCCTGCCAGCCATTGGGCATCAGAACCAGATCCTCTTTGATATCAGGATTCACATTGCACAGAATGTTCCCCACAGCTTCTACCTTGGGATGGGCGATATCCTGCTGGAAGAACATCTGGTTGACGATATTCTTGGGTTCGACAAAGTCCATATCCCACAGAGTGAACTTGGTCAGACCGTATCGTGCCAGCAGTTCAGCCACAGTAGAGCCGACCGAACCACAGCCGATGATATGAATGCGACCCTTAACAGACGCAGGGTCAAACACCATTTCGATTTTGCTCAGATCCATTGTTGTTTCCTTTCTTAGTCCTGAAATGCGTCAGCGTATGGATAGCAGCTCGAATTCCAATTGTTCATCAGGTCGTTCGGATTCTCCTGATAATACTTCATCAGATTGGATTCGCTTCCCTTGCTCTTGGCTGGATCGATCTTAGGGGCGGCTCCACCCGTGACAGTTTTCAGCGCCGGGTTCGTCGTGGCTGCCGGTTTCGTTTCTGCTTTTGTTTTCGTGGACGCGGCTGCGGTACTTGCGTTACCAACGAACGCGCCTCCCCGACAAGCTGTTGTGCCCGTGCTGTAGCTGCCGGAGTAAGCTGCGCCATTGTAGTTGCCGCTGTAGCCACTGTTGTAGCCACTGTATGTAGTTGTGCCCTGCTTTTGGACGAGCGCTTCCGCCTGTTCGAGAAACCCTTTCGTATCGGCCTCTCCAATCGTCACCTTGACATCGTCGCCGCTGTAGATGGCATTGTCCGCCATGTCCACAACACGGACGTTATACTCCCGCCGCTTGTTCCAGATCATAAAGATGTAGTAGTCCTCAGAGCTCAAGGTCTCAATGAGATCCCACTGATTCTGCATATCCACGCCGCTGGGAGAAGTGCCCATGTTCACATGACTGTGGCCCTGGAACCGCAGCGTATTAAAGGATTCATCGTCCAGCTCATACAGCCAGGTCGTATACTTTTCCTGGTCCGTATTCACTGTTGCGCCCGTGACCTGCTGCGGATAGACCAGGATCTTGGTGATCTGGAAATGAGTCTTATCAATGCGATTCACCAGACCGTGCCAGGCGACCTCGGTACTGAAGTGATCGATCAGGGCACACATCTCGTGATAAGCTTCCAGAGTGAAATTCACCTCGACTGCGTCCTTAGCAGGCTTGGAAAAATTTTTGTTAAAGGAGAACTTATCCGTCTGCAGATTACCCAACGCAGAAGCCTGTGCATAGAACTCCTGCAAAATCCCCTGGATCAGTTCGTCATTCATCTTAACCGGCTGCATACTTCAAACCTCCTTATGCCGTTTCATTGCTTTCGTTTTCCAGAATCTCAATCACCTCTCCGACGGTGTAGAGATTACCATCCTTATCTTCCAGACACTTCCTGTTTCTATAATCACCGAACAGCTTTTCCATCATCCATTCGACAACCGTAGAATCCGTCCAGTTGATATAAGAAGAAGAGGTCACCAGAGTGGACAGAATGCCGATGTAATCACGACGAAGAGCCAGATCCTGAAGCATACCGCGATAACCGCCGTAGCAGGTAAACCGGTCGATATGCGGCTGAGGAAAACGATCCTTCATCAGGTCTTCCCGGTGATTCATGTTACTGCTTCTGATAGCTTCGACGCGGCAGTCATCATAGACGATCCACTCGCAGTAGACACGCAGATTGAACCGGTGCTCTTTCCAGATAGCCAGGAACAACTTCTTGGTGAGATCCATATCATACGGGCTCTCCTCGTAGATGTAGCTGGACATTTTATCCTGCTTTTCGACATACTGCTTAAAGATATCTTCGTTGTAGTCATTCAGATAGCAGTTCACGCCGACCCACAGCTGATTGCCGGACTTATCCAGAGCGATAAGAGATTTGTTCGCCTTGAAGAAATCGACCAGCTCCTTCTCATCGTCTCCAGAGTTGCAGGCACGATTCCGGAGTACCAGAAGCTTCATCTGCTCTTCGTCCACCTGCTTCATGGCAGTGCGGGCGCTGCTCATGTAATCATTGACGTTGTTCTCTGCCCGGCGGACACGTTCTTCCTGATCGTGGATCGAGCGGGTGAAGTTCTGACTGCAGAATCCCTTGAGCATGCCTTCGACTTTCTTGCCGTAGAAGTCATAAGTCGCATAGATCTTGTCGATTGCTGCATTGAACTTGTCATACTTCTGCTCGGCCAGCGTCTTCAGCAGATCGAGTTCATCCCTAGTTGCCGGATGATCCTTGAATGCCCACGGAAGCAGACGAGGCAGACAGCTCATCATCATCTGCATGACCTGGATTCTCTTGGGCGAAGGAGCGAACACCATGGTCGCCTGCTTGGTTTCGTTCTGATAGACCAAAGCGTCACCGCTGCGATCGACATACAGAGAGACATCCTCAAGACGAACCCAACCCGCCTTCTTGTAGTCCTCGTCGAACGTTTTCACCTGCTTGATGTAATCGGCTGCTTTCTTGTTGGGGATGAAATGGAAATACAGACCGAGCTTGATCTTTGTGAACGGACCACGCTCACCAGCGTAATAGGCTGCTGTCAGCTTCTCATCGTCCGGGAGCCGGATCTCGTTCTCGACCACCAGAGACTGCATGATACCCTTGTTCTCGGGGTCAGCGGTAAAAGTCGCCAGCCGCTCCTCGTTCATCACTGCCCGGAGAACGGTCAGGACGGTGTTATCTTCGGTTTCGAATTTGTTCCTGCTCTTGATGTCAGAGAAAAATTCGTTGCATTCGTTCGAGCCGAGCTTCGTCAGCAAACCAGTGAATGCCATAGTTACTTCCTCCTTAAATTCATATCTTGCATTTGAAAAGCCCAGATACTGGACACATATAAGGCAGACTTTAACCGGCCTGCCAGCGGCTGCAATGCTACTTATCTGTTGTAACCAGAACAGATTTATATTCGGACTTTATTCGAGATTCGCTCGAACAGATTCAGGATTAAGCTCCGTTAATTCCTTAACGGGCGTTGTCCATCTTCTGAACACAGACCAGATAAGCCTTCTCGGTAACGTTCATAGCGGCGAAGGTCTTGTCCATGTCGCCAGGCTGCAGAACACAACCATCAAGAGAAGTCTGACCAGTAGCGTAGTTGATATCGTTCTCCTCCAGGCACTGACGCAGGGTAGTGTCCTCGGTAACCATGACAGTCTTACGGTTGGTGTTGGTACCCACAGTGATCTTCAGCATAATTATGTACTCCTTTTTAATTTGAAAAAATTTATTGTAGAAACGTCAGATTGACGAATCATCTAAAACGAATGCCGGACGTATTGCGCTGGAACATCCGGCGTGGAACCACAGTGGCGCTCTTACAAGGTGGCGCTCTTACTCAGCGGCGGCCTCGGGCTCAGCGTCGTTCTCGATGGTGATAGCAGCGTTCATAGCAGCCTCATCAGCAGCGATAGAGCCCATAGCCTCGGCGATCTGCTCCTCGATCTTGGTGCAGTTCACGATGGCCAGACCCAGCTTCTCACGAACGAACTCGTTGATCTCCTCGACGGTGGTCTTGCCGTTGGGCAGCTCGATGCTCATGGTAGCGACCTTGGGAGTAGTGACGGAATTCTTTGCGAAGGTCACACCCATCTCATTGGCAGAAGCAGAACCGCTGACACCGATAGCGCAGACAGGCTCCTTCTCCTTGCCCTCGCCCTTGTACAGAACCAGAGCCTCGGGACGGAACTTCTTGACCTTCTTCAGAGTCTCGATGTCGTAAGCGGAAGTGACGAAAACGTTGTTGTACTTAACAGTTGCCTTCATAATATTGATCTCCTTTATAATAAAAAATGTTATGTAAACGAGCCGGTTTGCTCGTTATACCGTTGTTGTTAGTAGCTCTTTCATATCGTCAAGAGCCTCGTCCCATGTGTCGGCCGACTGAATGAACTGGCCATTATCCGCCGACACGATTTCATAATGGCCGTCCACATACTTGATATGCATCCGTTTTCTCCTTTCATTTGACAGTGTAAAGTGTGTTTGGATGGCGAAAAAATTAAAGCAGAGACTCGCAGCGGCATTCGCTGGTTGACTCTACAGGTGCCCACCAATCATCAGGAAGGAAATCGATCAGGCGATAATCCGGGTTGCTCCATGTGTATTCATCGCAGATCTGCACCTGAGGATTACCGCAGTCTTCTTCATATCCGACAACGATTCCCTCTACGCCCTCATTGGCATCACCAGGACCCCACGGAGACGTAAGCCTTACGCGATCACCGATATTGAACTTTTTGTCTTTCATCGTTTTACCTCACAATAGAGAATCGCAAACGCATTCGTTGGGATGGCCAATTAAAGTCCACCAAGACTCTTCGAACCAATCAACCTCTCTATCATCCCCATTATAAAGATAGGAATCTTCATCAAGCTGAACAACTGGATATAATCCGCCCCAGCTCTCATCATAATCAATCACGATTCCATGTAATCCATATTCCGGGTAGCCGTGATCTCCTTTACAAGTAAGCATGATATGATCGCCAAGATGAAATTTCTTTTCCATCTTACTCCTCCGTATTCGGCTGCAACTCTTTGACCTTATCCACCGCATAATCAATCACATCAGTGACATACTCGGTGGCATTGTTGATATTGTCCTGAGTGAACATCTTGGCGGCGAGCATCTTATAACAGGTGTCTTCAGAAGGAACCACACAAACCAGAACTGCGACAACAAAAGTTGCAATTGCAACCTTGATGCAGAGTTTTGCTTCTTCGACTACATTTTTGTTTTTAAAGCCATAATCGTCTGCATCGCTCATGGTGCACATGAGCATAATCGCTACCACGATCACAAGCACAATTAGAATGGCGATTAGTAGTGTTCTGATACTATCTACGATGCCGATCCAGTAGAACACCCAAGGATTGATAATGGAGTTCATACAGCTGTGCCCTCCTCTTCTTTGAAATTCTCAACTCTCATAAGCTGTTTCGTTTTTCCTCGATTATTGTTTTGCGTAAAAGCCTTAAACTGAGCTGCGTAATAGTCAACCGGAATACAAAACACACCATGATCGTCATGGATAATATACAAGCCAGTCCGTTCAATGTGAAGGTAATTAGAAAGATCATTGAACAGCTTGATAGATTCCTCTGTGGGGAAATACAGATAAAAAGTATCAGGCCATCCATACATGTCGGAATCATTTCCATCACAATCCAGAGCAATTACACCAGCCTCCCGGCATTTTTGGTTCATTTCTTTTGCTCTTGTCAAATCACTTTTATAAAGATAACTCATTTTGCGTTCCTTCTTTTTGTGTGTTGATATTCAAACATGGTGCGGGTAGTGGGATTTGAACCCACATGCACCTAAGCACGAACTCCTAAAATTCGCGTGTCTCGCCTATTCCACCATACCCGCATATAAATTAGGTACACCTGTACTCCCGATTCTCCAAGCAGGACAACTTCCATTCCGGACCACAATATCCGAAACATTAGGGCGCAACAAGGAAGTCGTGGCTATTTTATTGATCGTACTTTTACCACCATGTACCTATTCCCCATTTTGTTAGAGACCTAATGGGCAAAGCTGTCTTGCCTTGCGGCATGGAGCAGCGAATGGGAGTCGAACCCACATCTCCAGCTTGGAAGGCTGGCATATTCACCGTTATACGACCGCTGCATATAAACCCGGCTTACAAAGCCTTGTTGCTTTCGATACGATATAGACCGAAGCATCGTATCAAAAGAGCCGGGAATAACAAGAATGAGGTAAAAGGTTCCTGCTGAATAACATACCTAAAAAGACAGGAACCCTGGTGCGACTGGATGGACTTGAACCATCGACGTGCATTCAGCCTGCTGCTCTACCAACTGAGCTACAATCGCATAAGATACTCGGCTTACAAAGGCACGCTGCACTCTTTCGAGCGAGCCGAGAATAACGTACATGGAAAAATTTAACATTCCCCACAGGGGGGGTGGTATCTCGCACAGGCGCGGCCGGATCTGACCGCTAAAGATCCTACCAGTACGAGATTGGTGCTACAGGTGGGATTCGAACCCAACAATCCATCGTTTCAGGCGCTCCGTCTTAAGCGGAGTGTGTCTCGCCAGTTGCACCACTGTAGCATATCAAAGCTGTCTGTCCAGCAGTCAACCGTCTTTCCGATTTGCCAAACCGTTTCGCCCAATAAGCTCCCGACTCGATCGAGCCAGTGGTGTTTCGGATGGGACTTGAACCCACATGCTTGCGCAGAAGTTTTTGAGACTCCCCTGTCTGCCGATTCCAGCACCGAAACATATATGCTCGTCTTTCCGAGCTGCCACTGCTTGCGCAGGTCACTCCTCTACTTCAAACACCATGTAGTACATGTGATTATCTTCACCGTTATCGACCGCTGCTCCGATAACATACTCAGGATATGGGTTTAACTCGCATCCGCAAAAATCAGCGTAGGATTCAGTGTCAACTTTCACTGCATCTTCGTACCAAGCAGCCTCATCTTCAGGCATCCCATTGAGGAAGCACTGAAAACTAACAGCGGCAAAAGCAATCGCATCGTCTCTTGATTTGAATGCTTTATCAATACTTACTGACTTGTAGACATCAGCTTTCTCGTTGGTGTAATCGCTTGCAACGATGTACATCTGAATCACTCCTTATCAAAGATATCGGTGCCATTTTTTCTCCAGTTCCGCAATATATTCTGGCGGCCACGGTCCTCCACCACAACCAGTTGTTGGGAAGTCAATATGAAATTCGACTCGAGCATCTCCGGCTCCACGGCAAGCAAACATTGGACATTCATGCATGTATTTGCCAATGAAGTTTCCATCGTAATACTCTTCTTTGGGGCGAAGACGATCGTGATCATATCCGTATCCATATGTATTGTCACAACCAAAACTTCCGGGTTTTGCTCCTACAAAACATAAGTACTTTAGGCTGTCTCTTTCCCGATCTCTATTCAGCCTTGCATAAAACGCATCAATGTAATCTGTCTTTAAGCTCCCCATACCGGCACCTCAGCAATACTCTTTTGAGCTCTTTCTGTCATATTCAGAATTTCAACAGCATCAAGGAGAAGAATCTCATTAACCTCACAGGGAAACTTGCATTCCTTGGGTTTCTTGGTTCCTTCCCGTGCAAGCTGAGAAAGAGTAGCTGCTCCTTCCCAGTACCAGATACGTCGCGCTTTCAGGAGAGTGACTTCTTGACCATTGCGCTCTTTCATGTAGCCACAAAACACACCAGCGCTGTCGGTACGAACCATCACATAATTCATACCATCAAGCTGCGGAGCCGGTGCTGTAGAAATAGCCAAATCTGCTCGGATATACTCAGTGCCATTGATCATAATTTTTTCGTCTGCCATTGTAATTTACCTCACTTCATAAAGGATCGATGCGAGATGCCCGTTCGGTTTAACCTTGTATTTAGGTTCTCGGAACTCGAATTCGCTTCCTTCTTCTTTAGTCCAAGACAAATAGGTGTTAAACATCCGACGAGTGCCGCTACTATTAGAACCAGCTTTGTATCCGACATCATACTTGAATTGATTCTTAAATCCTTCGTGGATCGTATCGGGAGTGTGTCCAAACTTTGCTTCCACGATTACTTCGACATATTTTCCTGGCTTTTTCTCGCTTTTCCGCATCTCAAACCAATAAATTTTCTCCCTAAGATAAGAACGATGCTTCGGATAATACGTAAGGAAATCGCCAGCAAATGTTTTGCCGAGTTTCACTTTGTTAACAGAACATTCACTCAGAATCATCTTGAAGATATGTTTACGATGTTTCTTTGATTTATTCTGCATTTTGATTTACTCCTTGTTAATGGTAAGCTGAATAGACCAATAATCTCTATCGTTTCCAGTGTAAATCAAAGAGTCCAAAACTTCTGAGTGCCGATCGCACTCGTGATAGATTTCTGGACCATGGCTCTGAAGCCATCCAGGCTCCACTCCGAACTCTTTAACGATTTCTCCTTCATCAATGACTGCGATACTATCGGAAGCCTTATCTTTCGCTTTTTCAATCATCCATTCAACAATTTCTTTGATATTCAGATTTGCCATGATTCATACCTTCTTTCAAAATGTTACTGAAAATGGTGCCGGTAGCAGGACTCGAACCCGCGCCTCTGTCTTATCTGGACCAAGGGGTATAAACCCAGTGCTCTAGCCGCTGAGCGATACCGGCATAAGAGAGGAGGATTTAACCATGTAACGACATCGGCGAGGAGTAAACGACTTACAAAGTCTGCGCTATACTCAGTCGCGTCAGTGGATACAACACATAAGCGAATTGGTCTCTTATGGTGTCCATCCTCAAAGGCTGCCCTTTAAATCACTCTCCGCCAGTCTGGGCACCGACTAAGCTAGACCACAACTCAGGTCATCCAATAGCCTACTCACAATAGAGCCACACAAGATCACCAAGGGAGCTACCCTGTCGCAGCATGGATTGTTGTTTTCGGATATAAGCGTTATGGGTGTGTCAGAGGGGGAGTATGATCACCCACGGTGGAATTGCGCCACCCCAGCAGCTTTGTACTACACTACGCCGCTGCATCGAACCTAGCTGGAGCCCAACAGAATCGAACTGTTGTACGACCATCAGCTCCATATCAAAGCAGGGTTATCGTACCTGCCCGGCATTTTCAGCCACGAGCGAAGAAAAAGGAAAAGTGAAAGAGAAAAACTTCGCTTTTTTGCACAGGGAGAAAGGATAAAGCCCTATGCTATGGTCCAAGTGACAGGTTACGATCCTGCTGCCTCATGCTCCCAAAGCACGCGCTCTGCCAATTGAGCTACACCTGGTTATATGCCGGTCTTTCCCGGCTGCCAGCCTCAAAGGCTAATGGAGGAAGTAGATAGCTTAGATAGCTGCCGCCACGATCTTTGCAGCCTCCTTAAACACTTTCATGTTCTTATCAGAATGCTGGAAGATATCAGGAGTAGACTTGGGCGGCTTATTGTGAGAACGTACATACGCTTTACGCATTCGGTCCATCTTTGCAGTGCCGATCGCGTCATAGATCTTTGCATAGGTAACCCAATACCCAAGCGTCTTATCGCCCAGCTTTTTTGCAATGGGTTCAACGATCGGAAGCGTGATACTCGGCTTGTAGTAATAATATTTCTTTTTCGGCTCTTCAACCGCCGGTGTTTCAGCCGCCGGTGTTTCAATCTCGACTGCGTGAGCCTCGGCCACAACGACCGGTGCGGGTTCTTCAGCAACGACCTCAGGAGCAGGTTCTACCCTGTGGCGAGTAGGAATCATATCAGCAGGGATCATAGGCGGCTTCTTGGTGAGTGCCGACTTAATCCCCTTTCGGACCTCAGCGTCATGCTTTTCGTTATCATACCGATCCTTCATAATCGACATAAAGATTGAGCTCCACGTTTCACTATCCTCGATAATGTCCAAGCCGCTGAGGTTCTTGATGTCACCCATGTAGCCGACCCGCTCAACATACGCCTTGCGTTCGTCTTTGAAATACCAGCCATAGTTGCGGCCGATATAATCATAAGCCTGTTTAAGAACCGCATTCAGCGTCAGACCAGTCATGCGAGCGATGGAGTTGCCGAGCTTGTAGATCTCAGTCCGCCATTCGCTGCGTCCTTTGTATGTAGTGGTGTGGGTTTCCTTTGCGGCGGCCGTGGCAGTTGTGGCGGTCTGCTCAGGCTGCTTCTGCGGCTGACCCATCGAGACAAGCTTTCGTTCCAGCTGCTTGCAGACGAACAGCACATTGTCAAGAGCGTTGCGGTCCTGCTGGCGAGCGGCTTCGAGAGCGTCCATCTTGGATTGAATCTCCGTCAGCGCCTGAGTCATCTTATCGAATCGCTCCTGCCGCTTGAGCTCAGTCTGATTGGCATTCAGCGATACGGTTTCACCCCGCATCAGAGCGGCGATCACATCCCAGCAGAAATCAATGAAAGCATTCGCTTTGGGTTGAGTGCTGTAACGGCAGATCTCCATGACACCACGCATATTATATACGTAGGTTTGCTGTTTTCCACCAGGGGTAATCAAATTGATTAACCCTGAAAGCGGGTCGAGACGAGCCGCATTGCGCTTGTGAATCGTTCCAATCGAAATTGAAGGATTCTTATATCCCAGCGCCTTACCGACCTGCTCACGGGTCATCCAGAAATCATCCTGAGCTCTGGTGTGATCGACCGCCGGATTCTCATAGACCTGAATCTCCATGTCACCGAACTGCTTGGTAGTGGCTACTTGCATTACTACATTCGCATTCATTTTTTACCTCATCCTTTTCGTTTGATATTGTAAAGTGTGTTTCGCTTGAAACAAGTATTACACAAAAACGTATCGTTGTCAATTGGAAAATATTCACAAATGACAGCATTACATTTTGTTTGTATTTGTCGTTCTTATCACAACCTTCATTATTATAATATAGGCGATTTGTGATCTAAATCTGTCTGAAGCTACTAGCTGGAGATGGTGATCTTTCATGAAACCAGGGGTTGTGGCCCAAATGTGGTTGTTAGATGCGTGGGTTGGGGTGTTATGAGGCTCTTCTGACCCCCTGACGACACCGTTTGGTGTGGCCAGTGATGTCTGGTACCTGCAGTCGACGCGTCTTCCGCCTTCCTCGGGGGTGTCCCCTCGTTCTAACAATTCGTTCCGTTCGGCTTGGCCTAAACGTGCTATCATAGTAAAACCAGATAACAATTCATCATAAATCTGCTCGTAAAATACGGGGTTCCTCACATGGGAGGGCCTGTTTTCAACATAGTTTTCAACTCGCTTTCTTATTTGATTATGTACTTTTGTTTCAAATTGAGATCTAAACATCTGTGGAGTCCTGTGTCTCACCTGCGATCGCTGCAGCAGGCAGCGTTGATGAGCTGCGGATGAGCTGCGAGCGTAGTTCGGGATTTCGGGGTGACGCATTATCGCTGTATTTCTATTCGGGCTCTACCGTTAGTGTCGTGAGTCGCTCCCTGTTTGGTCACCTGCTGAGCTTAATGGTCCTCCAGTGGCAGCCATGGGTGGGATATCTCACTCTAACAATTCGTTCCGTTCGGCTTGGCCTGAACGTGCAAACCTTTCGACTTGCTATTCATCTCAATCTGTTTTCGCGGCGACTCTGCTGTACTATGCGGAATCGTCGAAGGGCATTGCGTTCATCTCATTCACCTCTTGATTCAAACCTTGCTGTTTTCTTTAATAGAATTACAAGGCAAAAACACCTAACACATCTCAGTAGAGTAATTTCATTACCGAACCATGATGTATGTTTAGAATACAGTCAAACTCTTTATGAATTCGGCTGAGAATTGATGCTGGCCTTATTCTGTCGAGCCGCTTGTACCTTTTTCATTCGCTCACGAAGTTCTGCACGCTGTTCATCGGTCAGTTCGCGAGGCGCTGTCGGCGTTCCGAACCGAACCAGCTTACGCGGCACCGAATACCACTTGCACAGGATCAGTCCGTCTTTCGTGCGGTGGATCTTGGTGAGCTTGTACTCGTCAGGATGCTTCTCACACATGGCATCAAGCTTGCGCCAGTAAACAGGATCATTGGTGCACACATCGGCCGTCTTATCCAGAGCGCCAATGGTGATGATGGTCTCCTGTTCAGCCCGGGTCATCGAAACGCCGCCATGCTCAGGAATGGCTTTCATTATGATTTCTTCCACGATTTATCGCTCCTTTTTCTGCTGGGCTCATTCATACCAACACATCGTGACAACGTTGGTGTAGCCAGTTTGGTATTTAACGCCGTCAATTCTGACCGTAACCGTGCCATAAGACACCCAGCAAGAATCGTACTCGCCCTCAGCAAGCAGCGTGCCGTCAGGGTTATAGACCTTGGCATAGTTCACCTTGCGTCCATCTTCATCTTTCGAATTGCCACCACATCCAGTCAGCATCAGTGCAGCAGCCAGTACAGCTGCCGCGATAAGTCTTCGGAATCGCATTTAAGCCACCTCCTTATTCGTCATCACTGTCAAAGACAAAACCTTCTGCCTTCCACATCGAAACAACAAATTCATCGTCACTTCGATCAGTTTTCAAAACCCCGCTCAATCCATGCGCGGTGTCGGTGATATCGAAAACAAACTTACTTCCGTAAATTTTGAACAGATGACCGTCTCTCTTGCGTTTGTTGCGGCAGGTCAGGTAATCCGTCCCACGAGTGGTCTTGCCCAGCTGAACCCACTTTGTAGGCACATGGATCTGCAGATAAGATTTCGAGCCGCACACAATCGTGAAGTCATCGTGCTGCTGAACCAGCTTGAGGAAGTCCTCCGGTTTGAATTCGTGTACGCCAAGATCTAAGCTCGCCATAAAAACCCTTCTTTCTCTTTTTCTCCCTGATGGTTCTTTTTCCCCTTAACAATCTCCTTTATCTCCTATAACCCTCTTAAACCTAATCATCAATTTTATTTTCGCGTCGCTTGTTCATTGGTGATTGCGTAATTGAGTTCGAGTTCGAAATAGGAATGAATTATTGTTGCAAGCGAAAAATGAATCAGCGATTAAGTTTTCAACAATTTGAACAAGTGAGTTTTCAACAATTCGGAATCTCAGCAACGACCTGAATCATCTTGATTGAAGTCGGAATGAAGATTCGTCCTTGCAGCATGTTCATAAAAGTAAGCGTCTGAAGCAGATCGAACCAGTGCGAACTCTGTTCAGCAGGTGCCGCATTCAAATCAGCGATCAGGCTCTCCACAACCTTATCGTCAAGAAAATCGAGCTGCGTACATGCTTCGCCACGCTCATAGCTAGTTCCGATCTTAACTTTTGCATCGTATGTAATCTGTACTGACTTCATACTGTTACGCTCCTTTTTATTATACAACTGTTTGGAGTTTTGCTCAACAACTAACAGGCGTTGATTAGTCGCCATTTTCTTCCGAGTCAACGATCTCGACGCTCTCGATGGAGTTCGGCACGTACATGCGCTTTCTGAATCGCTCCATGGTCTCAAGCGCCGCCTCAAGGTGAATCATCACAACATGCTGCTCTTTTGATCGCTTCTTATACTCGGTATCAATGGCAGCACACAGCGTATCAACCACATCATTTGGCACAGATTCGAACTGGTAAGTAGCCCTCTTATAATCGAGCCGCATACTTGTTGCGATTGCTGCACGATATGTTACTTTGATCGTATACAAATTAACACTCCTCTTATTGCGTCGCTCGTTCACACAGAATCGCGGCCGCTTCTTTCAAAATACATACACCGGTCGCACAACTTGCCGCATTGATTCCATGCTGGCGATACAGGTTCCAGAGTCCGCCGTATGTAGGGATCGCATCGAGCCCGGAGCAGTAAAACCCAGCCGCATCATCCCACACAGACATCAGTGTATTATTGAGCAAGTGGTCTTCTTTGTACTTTGGAATCAGATAATCAAGATCGAACGGAATGTACTGTTTGACCACATCCAGACCGCCCAGATAATCGATGTAGCGAGTGTAGCGCTCACGAAAACCGAGTTCTTTGCAAGTGGCCTTATCGATGTTGCATTGATGGATTCCTGTTGCTTCACTGATGGTCATCGCTGCGCCACCTCCTTACTTGTTAGATTTGCACTGATATTTTCGTTCGATCATTTCGGCTTCTACCAAGGTCATACCGTGCTTCCACCGAATATCAACAACGGATTCGACCCAGTTTCCGGTCTTACGATTTTTTACGACACGAACTTCCTCAACATCTCTGTGAATCTGTGTGCCGGGCTTCGGAAGATAGGTCAAAACAGTTTCCTCAGAATGTTCCAGATCATATGACCCAACAAACGTGCAATCCCGCTTGATCAGATCAAAAATTTTCTTGCGGTTCTGTTTGGACAAGTTTCTCACGACTGCGCCACCTCCTCATTACTCTTCGAGTGTGATATCATCGTGGCCGGCATCCTCATTGGGCTCATCCGCTGCCAGCGCAATGATTTCGTCGATGTTGTTTTCGATCAGATACTTCCAATCTTCCAGCCGCTGATTGAGGATTTCTGTCGCCTGGATAATGACTGCGTCCGGCGTGATGTGCTCACAGTTGCATTTCAGAGCCAGGATCAAGTCATCAAAAGTGACAGGGTCAAGAATCGTATCGCTGGGGATCATATCTTTACCGAGTTTCCAGCTTGCCATAATCAGAACCTCCTGAACTGCACAAACTTGCCATCAGCGTAGCAAGGAGAGTAGCACTGCGAGATACAATAGTTATTTACGAAGGTGGCCACGAAGACAGGTTCGCCCTGAATAATGATTGCTTCCGGCTTCAACTTCTCGATTTGTTCGGCCATCTGCCATGCCATATCCCTTACTTTGATAGATGCGTCCGTAGGGAAAATCGTAGGCAATGGTCCATCATGAAGTACACCATCTGTGCACAGTTTGCGAGCTGCATCGAGTTGAGCGTTGGACCATTGGGCGATAGAAAGTTCAGTCATATTGAGAACCATTGCTACGTTTGCCTCCTTATTCTTGTACTGATAATTCTTTTGCCATGATTCTTTCGCGCATCTCGGCTCCAGTTGAGGAAAAGTAATCGCGAGTAAGAACCCATGCATCTTCTTCGCCGCAGATTTCAGCAGGCTCTTTGAACAAGCGAATGGATTCGTCTGGCTTTTTACCACCAAAGATTTCCTTCTTAGCCGCATCTGTGATACAAGGATCATTGTAGATGTCATGCCAATATTTTTCTTGTTCTTTAAGATATTCAAGTGCTCGTTCTTCAGTAGCGAAGAGGTCGTAATGGAAGTTATCGTCATGAATCGTTTCGTCGCGGGCTTCGTGAGACATGAAAATTCCCCAGACAAACATACTATGTAGCTCCTTTCATTCCATCTCGATTGTGACACTGTTATATTCAGGTGTTTGATACATCACATTAGCTTCCCACATCTTGGCACAATCATAGCTGGCGAATGCACGGCGGACCACTTTGAGCGGGGTTTTGCCATTGTTATCGGCATAGAATGTGATCTTGTAATGCTGGAGCTGATAGCCAGCTGCGGCGTAATCACCCATTCTGCGATGCCTCCTCGTCTTTTAATTCAACAGAGCTAATCCACTGTTCGAATTTGTATTGAACTCCAAACATAGGGTCTGTAAAAGTATACTCAAGACTAGCTTCATCGCCGTCTTTATAATTCACATCCGAAACGTTTTCTTTCTTTCTGATAGAACAATATTCTTTGAAGATAGTATCAAATGCCACGTCAAAACTACGATGAGCAGATAGCGGTCTCGTTCCGTTATCATGCCAACCAAAACAGTCATTAACTTTGACATTTTGCATGACAATGTAAATTTCCATGTTTATGTCCTCTTTTTTGATACTCTTACTTCACTTCTTTTGATTCGATCTGGATATAGCGTTCGAACTCATCGCCGTCCAAATTCTTCCAACGATAATGAAGATTGCCGCCATCAGTATCAAATACGACGTCATAACACTCCGGATCTGCGCTCACCGATTTTGCCATCTCACTCAGCATCTTCATTGCACGCTTGCGACTGCTATAAACATCACCATTGTAACGATTGAAAATCGCCCACGGCTTGCCCTTGGTTCGATTGGAATAGGAATTATCCAAAATATGCACCATCATGGTTACAACTTCCTCCTTTTTACCCGCTGCGTTCTCTGCGGATTATACATAGCGGCGCTCATACCATGTAGAAGTAAGAATGCTTGATTTCGGGGGCATATTTGTCCCGAGCGACACACTCCAGCCCAATGATATGTTTGTTATTCTGTAGGAGCGCCTTCTGACCTGGCGACAAAGTACAATCAAGCAGTACCCGCATTGCCGACTGACCACCCTTCAAGATAACATCCTGATACTCGATCACATGGTCTTTGATTCTTGGCGGGAGGGATTCAATCAGTTTCGCGGTGTTCATGTTGATTTCCTCTTTTCTTTTTGCGTGTGCCATTGTATGGGATGGGTTACTTCTTCCACGGTACCCATCAGTCGCCCGTCTTCAGCACCGTTAGCTTCGCATGTTTTGCTCGGCTGGCCTGCTTGTGGCCAAATAGATTACTGTCCGAGGCTCTATCGGGCCTGGCTTCAACAAATGAAGACTTAGGGATGCGATTGATTGACTTGCTCTCTATAACATCCTTATAGTGACTACAGCCAATCAATTTTGCAGCGATCATAAAAGAGGCCGCTGACTTTTGGCCTCTTGAACGGTGTCCAGAGGGTCACCGAAAGTCTATTCGTTTCATCAAGTATATTGTTAGGTGTCAGAACAGTTTATATCGCCATGCCATGAAATTTCGCTCAGTGGAGTAAGACGCGACCTTGCACCAATGGCAATACCCTATCGGCTTGCTATTCATGTCTAAAAACACGTGATTTGAACCTCCTTTCATCTAGTTTCGCTCACATAGAAACACCCTCTGGTTTACTTTTCTCATTGATTTATCTGCGTGGCCTTTGCTTCAAAATCAAATCAAATTTCACTAGAGCGGTGGAGCGCCCTTCTGTTTACGCTGCTGCGTCCTGGGCTTGGGACCAGTACAGGCTCTGCAGAACCCGTAGCCGCATTAGACTGAGCGACTATTGCCGCCCAGCCCCCTCTGCGATTACTTACGTTCAGACTTTGCTTGGGTACGCTTTATTCATTATCAGCCCAATCGAAATAAACATCACAGAGTATATCATTTATGACATCTTCGATTGACCGATTGGAAATCATTGTATGTAGGTTATTTTTACCAGCAGTGCACTTACTGCAGCGTTCTTACATCACCGGCGGCATCGGAGTACCATCCTGGCGACCACGGCGATACGGACCACGGCGAACTCTCCCCTGGGAAACAGGATAACAGGTAACCGGGCGGTTATGCAGAGTGGCCAGCCGCTTCGTGATAACCTTCGCACCATGAACAACCGTCATAGTAGGCTGCGGACGGAAACGATCATAGCGGCGGTCTGCAGTGTAATCCCAGGGAGTGATACTTGCATCGTCGGTCGGCACACGGTACGGGCCCATCATACGGGTCTTGCGCTGATTGACATTGACCGGAATCAGGAAATCGTAGTTCAGGTCGTTGTTCTTGACCTCGGTTTCGGTGAACAATTCGCCACCTGCATAGGCGCTCCACATTTCGATGCCACGACGGGTGCCCAGATACATAGGCTCATTGTTTGCTTCGAATTTAACACGGAAATACAACATAGGTTTACCTCTCTTCTTGCTTACACATTTTGATTTGCTTTTTATGTAATATTTGAAGCCGCCGGGTTAGACCACAACAGCGATCAACAGAGTCAGGGCAATCGAGATGAGGAAGAAATTGCGAATCGTTTCCGTCATTTCGATCGGATCTACGGTATCAAACCAGCGTGCCAGGGTATCGATGACCTGATTGTAGCGGCGGAAACACCCCAGATAATACAGGCCGGTTCCGATTTGCTGGAGTGCGCCAACCAGAAACAACATGGCGGCGAACACCCAGACAATAGGATGCTCAAACAATCAAATCACCTTCCTTTACTGTGAATGGCAGAGTCAGAATGTGAAACTGCAATTCGATTTGAACACGCGGCCGGAGTCTGCTATAGGGCAGGAAGTACGGGTCAGCCAATTCGATGCGGCGCTTATGACGGCACTCTTGGGACTGCATCCAGGTGGAATCCGTGTCACTAAGGTATGTTGCGAACATAATTCATATTGCTCCTTTCTTACTGCGCGGCGGCGCTTCTTACGGCTGCTGCGGCGCTCATACTCTTGTGAATTCGTCCAGATAATAACGAGAGCCATGCATAATGAAATACGCACGGCCCTGATTCGTCTGATAGATTTTGTGGCGGCCAGCCTGTTTACGGCGCTCGCCATTGTTGGTTGCGACTTCGACACACGCCTCTTCAATCGCTGTGATCTCAAGCCCGCCCCAGTTGTTAAGCGGATACACGGCGATTGCATGTTTCTCTGGCGGGAAAACGTCTCTCATAATTCAACCTCGCTTTCTTGCTGAATAGAGATCTTGCCAGCGGAATCATATCAGGACTTTCAAACACGATAAACCCGCCCAGATTATTGATGGATGCAACCAGCAGACCATATTTTTCAATGATGAGCCAATTCAGGCTGTTCGGATTGTACGGTCGGAATGGTTTCGCATCAGGAAATCCCGCCCTCGCATCACTGAAAAACTGCGGGGTCAGCTCTTTCGTATCCAAATTTACGACACGAATCGGCGTGAGGGTTCCGCTTTCCGGGTCCAGCACAACAGCGCACAATCTGTCATGCATCTGATAGATCTCTGACAAAATCACTTCAGCCACTCCTTAAAAAAGCTTGCGTCCAGAAATTCCCATTTACTTTCACCAATATGGCAGAGTTCTTTTTTGTAGCCGACACTTGGAATCACTTTGACGATAGAAGCCCAGCGGATTCGCCCGACTTTCAGTTCATATTTGAGCAGTTCGAAAGTAGCTTGAGCTGCGGCCAGAATCGGAAATCGCAACACCTGTTCGTCGTTGTTCAGATGGATGATGCGGACTTGATATAACTCCTGCGACTTAGGCTCTGTCGTGTAATCTTTAGGAAGAGATCGTGCCAGGACTTTGTATTTGCCGTCGCCAGTCTTTTCGCAAAGGCGCACCGAGTAGCAATTCATATTTTCATTGGCTGTTTTCCAACCAAGAAACTCCTTATTCGCTTCCTCAAGTGTAGAATAGAATTTCTTACTGATTCTAGGACCTCTTTTAGAGCATTCTACAAGTTCGAGCTGAACCATATACTCAGGCGGGATTTTTTTGGTTTGTTGCTGTGTTGCCCTGAGTTCTTGTACTTCGCCATCTTTTAGATTCAGAGCAAAGAGCACAGCGGTTTCAGTGCCTGGATTCGAGCTGGCGATATAGTTCTCTTTCTTGTCGAGGTTTTCAATAATACTCTGGATCTCTGTGGTGGTTTGAATGGCTTTTTTTACTCCAGAAAGATCCCCACATTTGATACAAAGATTTTGTTCCCGAAGCAAACCATCACGAGCGAGTTCAAAGACCTGTTTCACTGTCAGCACTTGGCGAATGCCTCCTTTCACCAGGCGGCTTACAGCTTGCCGCTCATAATTCCCATCACAGGGATACGCTGACCTTCGTCCTGTTCGTACACATGGGCTTCGGTTGCGTGGCGATTGTGAACTTCTCGCTTAGCGACCTCAAAGTTCTTCTCAACCTCGGCGTAACTCTTGAAGGGGTATTCCATTTCGCCCATGATGGGATCGTTCCATTTGATTACGAGGACGTAAGGAGCTTCTTTGATGGCCTGTTCATAGCGCTGTTCCTCGGCGGACTGCTGTGCCCCGGCGGACTGTTGGGCTTCGGCGGCCTGCTCCTTGGCGACGATTTTCTCGGCCAGATTCTTCAGCTCTGCAATCACATCAGCATTCAGACGCCGCTTGGCTTCTTCAGCGCGAATCATCTCGGCGATTGCATTCACATCCGCCTTTGCCTCATCAGCCAACTTACGAGCCAGGCTTTCAGCGCGGTGACCTGCATACTGATTGGCAATCTTGTCATAGTGCCACCACTTGTCGACGGCGGCGGCGCGGGCGTATCTGAGCAGTTTCATGTTATCCATTTTGTTTTACCTCTCTTTTTTGTTTTATTAAATGGCAGCAAATGCCATTTCAATCTTCCTCAGCGGCGTTTTCACAGTTGCACCAGAGAATGTCCTCGATAATATCATCGAAGTTGTCATCTGGCGTGCCATTGCAATTCATAATGAGGGTCACACTCTGATACATGGGCGGCACATCGTTAAGGTTGTCCATTTCATAGGCATATCCCCACACTTCGCCATTGCAATCTTCGATCATGCAGTACAGGAGCTGGATATTGTTTCCGTCAAGATCCTCGCATTCAATGACGGGTTCCTGGACGACGGTTCCGCTCAAAATGTAGCGCCCAGCAGCATTGGGTTTCACAACGGCGGCGTTACCAGCGGTGCTCGCACTTGCCGCCGGAACTGGAATCATAAAGATTGTTGCGAACAGAATCACGGCCATAATCACAACGGCCAGACCACGATTGCTCTTAGTCATGCTTGAACATCTCCTTCCATGCCTGCTGCATCGAAATCGTCAGGGCGACACCGATGATGATGCCGCAGACGAGAATGAACTCCGTGCTGAAATAATCCATATTACTACGCTCCTTTCGTTTGATACTCAAATCTGGTCTACGGTTTCGATGACATAATCATCGTAATTATTGCCGAACGTAACGTATGCGTCCGGGCTGCACTTGGACAGAGCTTCCATCAGCTCTGCAACAGTCATGCTCGTGGTTTTGTGCTCGACGATATCAAGCAGAGCGTAACCGGCGTGGTTTTCACCGTTGATTCTGACGAATTTCATATTGTTGAGCTCCTTTCGTTTTTTTGTTTTATTGTGGTTACGGTTACGTCTGCCCTGGTACCGTAAATCGCCCAGTATCGCTCCTTGTGGAGCAGAGAAAAGAGGTAAAAAAGAAAACGCCAGCACTTGCATCTTGCGATTGCATTTGCTGACGTTGGGGTTGGTTATTAAATTAGGGCGGTTTTATGTCATGCCCTGGGACGTGAAGCATCAAAGCTCTTCGATTATGAACTTTACATACGGAAGGGCAGGATTTTTTGCTTGTGTTTCACGTAGTAATGGTTCGATAATATCCCGATACTTTTCTGCTTGCTCTCGTGATTCAAATTCTTTCTGATACAGGATATTTGTTTTCCCTGTATACGTTGAAAGTTCTTTGAGTACGAATTTATTTTCAGCCATAAATCTACCACCTTTCGCTGAAATGGGATGAGACTAACCATAGTGTAATGGATAGTGGTGGTAAATTCAAGACGAAAATCACTTACGTTTGGTAACTTTGTGACATTTTTCTGGGAACTGAGGCATAGGAGGTCTGCGGTCACTATTGTCGAAATAATGGTCACGAATTCCAGAGCCTTCAATAAAGTTTGAGTTCTTAACAGCGAATGAACCGTAGGCAACCATATTCAGAATCTGATATTCATACGGTTGTTCTGCACGACGCTCACGTTCACGAACGCCTTCTTTGTGAGCACGCTTGACTGCGCCTTTACCCTTCCGGATGACAGATTCGCTATTCGTCTGTAGATGTGCGTAAATCCGATATTCTTTCATCTCAGATTCAGACTTAGCTTTACGAGGAGCGCGCCATTTGCGCAAAGTAATCTCTTTTGCTGTTTGCGCAAGCACGATAAAACAACAGAGATCACTACGCATTTCAGTTTGCCATTCGGGTTTTGCCCCGTGATGAACAGAGGTGTCACACCAGGTCAAACCCTGAACCACATTCATAGTCGGGTCGTAGTTCTGGCTTGCTACGAAAACGATGTTGCCCATCATTCCGTAAACACCATTCACAAAAGGCTTGAGCATTGCTTCCATCGCATTACCGTACACATTGTACTGTGCTTTTGCAATACGCTTCGGAAACAATTTCATGTTCGGTGCGCAATCGCCCACTTTTTGAGCGACAAAATCAACACTTTTCATTCGCAAAATTACCTCTCTTTCTTTCGGACTCTTAGTTCAAAGCCCCTGCGCCACGTCAAGGCGTTCCGATTGCAGGGGTGAGCAGTTTAACGTCATGCTCGGGACACTAGTTATTATTTTTGATTTCATACCCGGTGGGGCTCCTTTCTCACTGCTGCGCTTCTTTTACACCGTTGAATGCACGACATACAAGGCGGCTACCCTTGTAAAGCATAACGGTACGTTTGTTTTTGACACGTTGCTCGAAAAAATCGAACGCAACATCTTCTTCGTGGAAACTTCCTACCCATGCCGGCTCGTAGTCGTATAAAACGACCACAGTGAAATTTCGGTTGCTAGGGGTTACGCATGGGCCGATTGCATCGACATATTGCTGGCTTGCTTCTGCCGGGCGATACCATGGGACAATAGGCTTGTCTGCACGAGTGATACCGCAGACTTTAGGTTTGCGCTCAGGTCCAAAGATTTTGAGTGCATCACGAGCCTGTTTATCGGCCCATGCACGCTTTCTTGCCAATTCTTCTTTCTCGGCTCTTGCCTTGGCTTCTTCGGGAGAAAGCATCCAGTCGGGGAGCTCACCATACAGCACTTCCTTGGTTTCTGCATTGAGAACAGCGCTCACTAATTGGGTCTGCCCACATGCTTGGAATGCCGTCTTGATGTCAGTAGTGTCCAGAGTTCCGACCTCATCAAATACGATAGTAAACAGCATAAGTAATGACCTCTTTCTCTTTTCTCGCTTGACTCAAAAGGGCTTGCGCCCATGGTAGTGGGATACTTTCTGCCCCGTGCCCACCAACCTCACGGTATATTGATTGCGTTAGAAGTCGATGCGGCTGACCTCGGTGTAGTTGCCATCACGGTCAAACCGCTTGCACCACACGGCACTAATGGTCTTAGTGACGCTATCAGGGTCAGCGCCCGCCGCTTTTTCTGCGTGCAGTTCTGTCATTGCGTTCCATGCATCATCGTGGTTGAAATGGTACAGGGTTGTCTGACGTGCACCGCCAATCTCCTCAGTCAGCGCAATGAGGTTGTCCTCTTTGTAGTCTGAGGAACGAGACGGATTGAAAGCGGGGTTGGTATACACCACTTCTCCCGTCTCCTGCTTGCATACGCATTCCACCTGCATCTTTTCCAGCATCTGGAACATAGTGGTATCCTCAACGTCCTTGAGTATGACACCACCGACCATGTGAATGATATAACTTGCCATAATAAACCTCTTTTCTTGACTTTGACGGTTGAATAATGCGCCACATTGACGCTCACACATTGCGTGTTGCAACGCTTGCTTGTGTGACCGGGCGAGGATATACCCCGCCCACGCACTAGGCCTAACACCTTGCCTTTGCAGGCCCTGCCTAGTCAGGTTGCAAACTTATTCGCCAATAGCGGCTTTGAGTTTGCCGATGATGGATGCTTTCTCGATATCGGTTGCATGAGACTGCTCTACCAATGCGATAGCTTCTGCAATGAGGGCAGTAGCGTCAGACAGCTTCTTTTCAGCGTCTGCCTGTGCCTGTTCAGCCTTTTTCTTGTCGGCTTCGGCCTTGTCGGCCTTGTCATTGGCTTCCTCTACCTTGCTCTTGTTGCTGTTGCGGGTCTGGGTAGACTTCTCCCGCTTTACCTTGTTTGCGGCGGCATCTGCCTGTTTGCGGCTTTCCTCAGACAGGCGAACGTAGGGCTTGCCATCCAAAAGACGCTCGGTCTCGAGAATCAAATACTTGGTGAAGATCCTTGCGAGTTTGGCATCATCATCAACACCACCGGCTTCTTTACGAGAGTAGCCAATGATATCGCCAATGATACCGGTTTCAACGTTGTCCATGCCCACAAAGGCACGAGGTTCATCGCCCTCTTTTTTGCCGGGCTTGACTGCGAACACTTTGAACCAGTCACGAGCGGCATCACGGGCCTTTGCGGCGTATGCGTTGAGAACGGCCTTGTTGTCGTCAGTGTCGTTGTCAACACCAACCCGTTCACGGGCATCGAACCATGCAGAGAATGCCTTGCAAACATTCCATGCCAGCTCTTTTACCGTGTCTGGAGTGTAGACGGTCACACCGCACTCAGCAAACAGTTTGGCCGTCAGCTGAGTTGCCGTGTCGTTAGAATCAGCGATACGGCGGACAACTTTGGACATTGCGAACTCGGTAATGTTACTCATAATATTTCCTCTTTTCTTGTTGTTGCGTTTTGTGTACTACCTGTACACATGGTCGGGCACGAACTTTTGCACTTTTCAGCGCTTTTGCTCATGCCCGACTGTAATATACAGGTAACAAGACTTAATAGGATAGTATATGACAGGTTATAGCTGTCTTTCCTTGCCCACATTCCCATCTTTCAGGGCAGATTGCAGTTCCCCCAATACACTCTTTTATTAGTGTATCGTACTAGGATAAAACCTAGTATGTTACCACATTCAGAGATTCCGGGGTCAATGCTTGTGTACAGCTATCCCGGACGTTTCGTTGTTTACCACGTCTTTCCTCGGCTATCCTTGCTTGTTTGTTTGGCTATCCCGTGGGATACAGTTTTTGCGTAAAGCGTGGTACTGTTAAACCTTGCCAAACTTATAACCTTTACAAGCCGTTTCCGGCTTGTTGCAACAACCAGAAGTGTAAAGAAACACTTCTAGCTTAATTACCGTCAAGCAATTTTGCATATTTTTGAATTTCAGCCAAACAAACGACACGTTCAAGGGCATGAACGATTTACACGCTGTTCAGCGTACTTTTCAATTGTCAAGGTACACCTCTCCCGGCAACTTCTCCACCGTTCTGCGGAATTCGGACGTAATGTTTACCCATCCGAGAGAGTACCCCGCCGGGCCTTGTTTCCGTGGCCCCTTGGAGTGACTACAGTATAGACCCATCAAAAAATTTTGGCAAACAATAATCCATAGCCGATTCTCCCTTTATATATAAAAAGGTATAATCAAAAAACAACGATAAATAAACGGTTCACAAATACTCGAATACCACCTAATAACGGAAGGTAGCATTCACAGAAAACCCGCATGATTCCTAGACTTTTCAGGCCATACCGGGGGGATGTTAAAAATTGGAAAAGGGGTCAAGTTCGGGTCGTGCGTACCAGTTATTCCATCTCCCCAGCCCGTACAAAATCACCCGGTTTTCGCACCTCGCCCGCCTCTCGCTCGCCCCCTCAACGCAACAATCATCCATCCGCATTCGTTCCTAATTCGCAGTCACCAGCACCCAAAATCACCTGTTGATCACCCATAAATCACCCGTCATCTCACCTATCTGCGCACCCGTAAAACGCCCATTTTTAACCCCCGATTTCGCCTCCGGTAAATAACGTATTATCGTTATAAAATGCTCCGTGCCAATAATGGTTTTCATCCCAATTTCCACACGGTTGTGCCTCGATCGCCGTGTAACAGCGTCCTAAAAGCACCACAGAAACGCTTAAAATGCATTATTTTTGCTCATTTTTTCTTAATTTTAATAATTTTTCTGCCATTTTTACTATATTTTATTTATTATTACAACAGATTATTTTATTCCGGTATTTTGCACAAAACTATTGCTTTTGCAGCGCCATGGGTGTATAATAAGGTATAAAGAAAAAGCCCGCAGTTCTCTCCACAGCTGCGAGTTTATATTTTCAATAGTTAATCACACTTTACAATATCATTATTAAAGGAGGATCACCCGTTAATGAAGTTTTATGACACCTCCGCGCTTCTTGATTTGGGAGCTGCCGCCTTCGAACCTGCCAGTGCAACCGCCTCTAGTACAACCGCACCGTTTCTGATTGCCGATATGACCCTGCACGAGTTGGAAGAGATCAAGACAAGCGGCAAGAAGAGCGAAGAGATCCGCTATAAGGCCCGTACTGTAACCCGCCTGCTGGCCGAGCATCACGACGACAACACCTTTATGGTAGTGGCAGTCCCCATGTCTTCCCTGTTCTACATTCTCGATGGCAAACCGATCAGTGATAACAACGACGCGACGATTATGGCAACCGCCCGCTGGTACCTGGACGAGATGAAGCGCAATCTGGACGATGCGATCGAAGCCGGTCTCACAGAAGCGCAGAAACAGATTCAGGCCAACATTGATTCTTTTAAATTTGTGACCAGCGACCTGAGTTGCGCCAATATTGCAAGCGGCATTCTTTATCTGCCGATCGAATTCACCTATCCCGATGCAGCAGCAAGCGCCAACAGTAACTACACTGGCTAGACTGAAGTCACTCTTAATGAGGGCGGCGAAGAGGCCATGGCAATGGCGTACCAGACCCACGATGAAGGCTATACATATCAGAACCTGTTTAATACTCCAGTGAATGGCTATCTGATTGTTCGTGATCCAGATACAGTAGACGATGATACGCCGGCAGGCAATGCAGTAGGCTGGCTGCGATGGAATGGCAAGAAATATGTACCACTCAAATACAAAAAGATCAGTAATCGCTTCACTGGCGACGTAAAACCGCTCAATGATCAACAGAAGCTCGCATTTGATATGCTACAGAACGATGATATCACCGTTAAAATGCTGGCTGGAACATTCGGCAGCGGCAAGACAATGCTTATGGTGTCCTCTGCTATTGATATGATCGAGAAGCACAAAGTTGAAAAGCTGATCTGGATTCGCAATAACATCGAAGTCAAGAATACCAAGGAGCTGGGCGCACTACCCGGCACCCTACTAGAGAAGCTCGGCGCTGCTTCTTTTGCTGGCCCTCTGGCTGATCACTTGGGCGGCGAGGCTGGTTTGGAATACTGGATCAATAATGGGCAGGTAGAAGTAGCTCACCTTGGATTTATTCGTGGCCGCGACTACAAGAACGCAATTATTATGGTTTCAGAGGCTGAGAATCTGACCAAAGAGCATGTACAGCTGCTACTCGGCCGTGTTGGTGAGGGATCTATGCTGTGGCTTGATGGCGACCTGAAACAGACTGACGAGGCCGTGTTTGAAAATAACAGCGGTATGCGTAAGGCAATTCAGTGTCTGGCTGGTAACCCGCACTTTGGATATGTCTACCTGAACAAGACAGAACGCAGCGAGACCGCACAACTGGCTGACCTGTTAGACTAAGGGGCACAGCAGAATGATAAAAGTAAGGATAGACGGCTTACGACTAATGGATTACATCTCTCCTACTGGTGACTGGAATTATGAAGCGATTGACGGTTTGGCAAAAGAGTTGTGTGACCGACTTCGAGAAGCTGAGGCAGAACAGATACTGAAAGAATTCAAAAAATACATAGAAAACCAACATTCTGACAAAATGGTCATATTAAACCAATTGCGAGCTCAATTGAATAATATAGCTACACACCGATATCTGATTACACCATTTAACGGAGGCATAGTAGCATGGGACAGATGAGCAAAGCCAGTGAAGAAATATTTTATACAACCAATGAGTATCTGACCTATAAGATGTCTCGATATTTTGACACTTATGTTCTGTTGCTTGGCTTAAAAGACAATTCAGGATTCTTCATGGATTTTGTCGGCGGAGCAGGAGTCTATTATCATCTATATAAGCAGACGGGACCTGCTGTATTTGCATTTATCGATGATAATTATAAGGTACTTCGTGGAGACGACGCAGAATGGATTACTAATCTTGCTTTGAAAATATGCCAACAATATGACGAACAGCTGTTCAACGAATAATGTGTCTGTGAGACTTTGCTATAACAGGAGAAGAAATAATGCGCGTTTTATTCGTAAGGCCATCGATCTATGACACAGTGTGCGACTGGTATGAACGCATGAATACTGTGCAAAAGCATCGAAAGGAGACCGCAATCTGTAAATCACCCGAAGATTTTTGGGATATATTCAATAAAGATAAATTCGGTGTACAATACACGACATTCTATTTTGACGATAGACTGGCACTGACAGATACTTTTGAATTTTTCAAAGAGATCGCACGGCTGTATGGTGAAGAGGATGCGAAATATATTTCAGAGAATAAAATGCGGCGGATCACCATGAACTATTTGATGAACAACAATCAGTTTGACTTGTTCCAGCAGTTCTCCATCACACCCGAATGTCTGGACGATGTAATCCATGATGCTCTGGCTGATCAACAGTGCGAATGTGTGTGCAGACCGCTATTGTAAGGAGGGTGAAATATGGAAAGAATATTAGCGCCACGAGGCGGTGGACGTACATATGCGATATGTGAATACGCTGTCAAGAACAACTGTAATATCTTGGTGCCGATGGGCGGGACAGCTATATTATGTGCACAGGACTATATCAAGGAAATCGCAAGGAATCTTGATATTCAATATTAGGGGTATAGGGTTGATCATCAATGTCTTATAGTGGATTTACAAAGCAGAGAGCGTGGAGAATATGCTATCCATATACTGACGGCGATTCACCCTCCTGACAACTACAATGGATTACGCTTTGAATACAAACCACTTGTTGTTGATGATATCGACCGATGTTTTAAACTCATGTGTTTTCCGAATGTACAAATCGATGCCTGTTCTCTGATGACATATGATCCGAGCGAGGTTGCGTTTACACCGCCAACTGCGCCTCAAGAAGTGCAGCGGGATGAATGCGTGTGTAACAGCTTGGTATAACAGAGGTACCCGCAATGAACAAATTTGATGCGCTACATGATGATCGCACGCTGCGATGGTGTAAGTACAGATATCCAGATGATATCAACAGTGGCGAGTTTACTTTTGACTGCACGAAGGATGGATTCACATGGACTCTGCCAAGTGATAAACCACTGCGAACCACAAATGAAATCGTATCTTACATTGACGCAAATGGTAACCAGTGTAAAGTTCAAGCTGAAGTAAAATACTATGGAATGGGACACGATCCGCTGTGGACGATTGCAATTCCTAATGTTGTCGAGGCAGAAAACGAATGCGTTTGTGAATCACTATTATGAGGCACGATATGAACAATCAATTATTGATACCTGACGATAAGATATACATATATCCATCGGATTGGAAGCAACCTGTGCGAATTCATTTTGAAAATGGATCGACTATCGACACTGTAAATTATAGCGATTCACATCATACTATTCAATTCGATAAATAGGTTGATTATAACACCATAGTTACTGATGAAACTTTACAAAGGTTTATCAAAGACTATGTATCGAAAAATTTCCCAAAAGAAGAATACAGTGTATCTATTCACAATGAGTGTTACTGTGAGAGTCTATTATGAAAAAATATATCAGTGAAGAAGTACAACAACAAGCAGCCCTACAATTACATATCGAAATTGAAAATGATTGTAAAATAGAATTTGATAATTTTAGATTTCAAATAGACGAAGACGATATGACGGTTTGCCGCTATGGAGAACCAGATGAAACGTTTGTAGTTAAAAGGAAAGTAAGACTTTTCTTATTAAATAACGGATTTGAATTCGAAATTGCTGGGCCTTATGCTGAACAGATGTACAGACGATATCTTAAACTGATAAATGGAGATATCAATACAAATAGTGAATATTACTGTGAGAGTCTATTGTAAAGGAGATGAAAAATATTGGATGAACAAGAGCTAACTGTAAGAGTTGAAGAAATAGATAATCATTTATTTTCTATGCACGATACAGTAAACCATGCGATTATCAAAGTCGATGAAGCAAATGCTCTGTCGCACTTTGCAGTAGAACGTATAGATACTATAAAAGCAACAACAACTTCGTATCAAACTGCGATTGATCAATTACAAGCTCGGATCGCAGAACTTGAACATAAAATCGATTTACTAACAGGGCCATGTATTTGTGAGCCGCTGCTATAAGGAGGAACTATATGAAAGAAAACGACTTTTCAAAACAGGATATTTATAATATTGGATTTGCCGTAGCTGATGCTGTGCGCGATTATGATGTAACTTACGAGGATATCCTTGACGCGATTCAGGTATATGCAGAATAGCAGGAACTGATCGGCAATGCATCGCTTTATGATACGTTGTGGATGGAAGATGGTACGCCTATGTCCCCTTCTTTGACACGATATTTATTCCATGAGATGTACTGCCCAGATGATTATGGTTATGATGAGGAGGACGGCGACGATGAGTGATCGCAAGCGTGATAAGGTATCTAAGAGCAGCTATATGCGTAACGCCCGCAAGCAGCGTATGATCGAGAATCAGTTTTTGCAGGAAGTTGAAAAGGCTCAGGAAAGCGGCGAACGCCAGCGGCAATCAGAGCGGCGAAAGCGGCGCACAATGTGGGACGACGAAGAAGACTAAGGAGGTACGCAGTAGTATGGACAAAGAGCCTAAGAAGCCGGGCGGAGAGAACGATATAGAGCGAGACGATATTCAGGAGATCCGTGTCAACTCTATTCCGCTGATGGTGCTTGTTGCTGGTGTTTTAAGTTCCGTTGACTTTGTTGATTGGATGTTTACTATCGCAGAAATGCTTGTTGTATTCGTGCTTACATATCAGATTCTAGGGCGTGTGCTCTTTACTGCCCTAGTGGTTACGCCCATTTTGGTTGTGTTTATCAGTAAGTGTCTGGCGGCCTACGATGAGATCATGTATGGCGACGATGATATGGGTGGCGATGGCGAAGATGACGGCGATGACCACTTTAACGACCACTGGAACAATTTGATTCATTGAGGAGTGATATTATTTGTTTAGTCCACCATTATATAGCGTACTAAAATTTAACTTGAATTATATCGTTTCTCATAACTATAATTTTAAACTGACACCAGAAGAGATGGAGCAGTATAAGGTCTTACAGGGCGACGATATGCTGTTCAGACAGATTCGGCTCATTTCCGACGACTAGAATAAATTCCAACGCTTTATTATCTTTGTTGATGCAACAGGCGGCCAGAACCACCCTGATGCTATCGATCATTTAGTAGAGCACGGATTCAAATTTAATGGCCAAAAATATCTGTTCTGTGAACGTAGTGCAAGTATGGTCCGTCAGAGCATGTTGAGTTTTGTTGAGCGACATATCTATCCTGAACTCGACCGCCGTGTAAGCATGGAACTGGATTTTTCTGAGACACCAACCGTTCTGAGCAAGTATTATGCTTATCGTGGTTTGATGCTGAGCAGCTGCCACTGCCTGGAGAACTGGTACCCCAAAATGATTGTTGTTCCAGACTATATGACAACGATCAAGAATCAGTGGATCGAGTATCTGGTAGACAAGACTGTGACGTTTAATGACCGCAAAACAGGCAAAGAGCGTACCTGGACTCAGAAAGATATCGCCACAAAAACAGTTGACATTGATATCAACGCCTTTGATGGCGCTGGAATCTGCCACCCAAGTATCATGCGCGAATTTGAAAAGCGTATTGGTACTTCTGAACGGATGAATAGCTTGATTCTGCGTGCTCCATATATCAAGGGTTGTTTACACGAGATTGATTACGAGCGTTTTTTTGAAGAGAACGGCGTTACAAAAATCAAGGACATCTGGGGCATGGAATATGATGTAACACCTGGCAGCGAACCAATGATTATTATTACTGCTTCAATGTACAAGGGTCTCAAATATTTCAAGAAAACTGGTACCTATTCTGACTGGGAGAGATACTGGGAACTTTTCAAGAAGTACGATAACTGCCTTGGTGTAGCTAAATGGAACTTTACGCTTGAACAAGAACCGCTTTCCACCCGTAGTAACTATCAGGTCATTCAAGATCTACAGCTCGACAATGAGTCTTTTAAGCATCTAGCTGACGACAGTATTACCTGGTATCAGAATATTGTCAAAGGCGACCCAATTTATACATACTGCTTTCTTGGTTTACTTGCTGAGAACAACGATCCGATGAATCATTACATGGCTGCTGCCCTGCGTAATCCAGTGATGGTAAAAGAGCCGGCAATTAAAGATTATATTCACTCGCTGCTTGATAAATATCGCAATGAGATGAAGTGTGGTCGGCTTTGGATGAATGCTACTTTTAAGTTCTGGGCCCCTGACCTTATTGCACTGTTGCAGCACATTGGTGGCCTACCTGTGACTGGCTGCCTTGAAGACGGTGAGTTCTACAGTTTTGATCGTCGTGGTGTGATGGAAGGAGCCCGCTTAATTGAGCGCAATCCCCATATCTCTGTTGCAGAGCATGTAAAGGCCAAGGCTGTAGACAACGAATACACCCGCAAATATTGCAGCCATCTTCAGAATGTTGCTATGGTAAATATCAAATCCATCGTGGCTTCAAGACTCAATGGTTCTGATTTTGACGGCGACTTGGTTCTAATCATCGATAATCCACTGATGATGAGTGGTGTTCCTGATAATATCTCCATCACACTTGATGTTGAAGATAAGATCACTGCGTTAGCAGAATGTGATATTGTGAAGAACAAAGTCGCTTGCACCATTCGCGGATTGAAGAGTTCTATTGGCGAGATTTCAAACTACGCAACTGCATACCATAATAAGGTTCCGACCATGGAAAAGACCAAGAAGCTCTATCACGATAATATTTCGCTTTTGAGTATCTGCAACGGAAAAGCTATCGATTATGCTAAAACCGGTGTTCTGTATCCGATCCCGCGTAATGTAGCAGCTTATGGTCGTCCCCTACCCTACTTTATGAAGTATGCAGGTCCTTACTACGCACGTTTACATAATCTCAGCAAGGCACATAGCAACATGAACCTGCTTTGTATGAGTCTGGAGCGTTGGGAGCGCGGTGTACGGTGGCGCAAAGAGCCCGTAGGCAGCTTTGATTGGCATATCATGTACGATCCAGAGGTCTCCTATGACCAGGCAGTCTTTGATGAGATCGAAGCCATTTTCTTGGACTTCAACAAATGCCGCAAGGAACAGCTTGAGTTCGAAAAGAAATGCCGCAACTGGCAATTGTATCATAAGGACATCGAGTCGCGTATTACCAAAGAAGAGGCCAAGACATATGAAACGAACTGGCAGGCGATCTACAATGTCTACCGTAACAAGTGCAAGCTGGTGTGTCCTGATGTGAGAGAGCTGGCGAATATTCTTGTAGTGCTTTGCTATGAGAAGTATCCCAATAAATTCAAAAAGTTCTTGTGGCACATGGCCGGCGCTGGTGTGGTCGAAAATATCAAGCCGGTTCCTGTTCAGCTGCCAGTTCACGACCCAAACGGCGAGTATGAATATCTTGGCCAGCGATATAGTCTGGCTGAGCCGAAAATCTATGAAGCAAGAGTAAAATAACAAAGGAGTTTATCATGCTTAATCTATTCAAAAAGAAGAAAACGCAACAGGAAGAACCACCACAGCAAATGGAGTGCCCCAAGTGTGGAGGGACAATGACGCTGACAAATGGGCTGACATATAAATTCCACTGCAGGGGGCAGGAACTCGAAGCTTCAAATGTTACCGCCATGAAATGCGCGAATTGTGACGAGATGATGTTCAGCTGGGACGAGGCTCAACGTATTCAAAGATTCGCTCATAAATCTGTAGGCTGGGAGGATAAATCAGAATGAAGAGGGTTTTTGTCATATTGATTTCCATCTGTTTGATAGGATGTTTGTTGACTGGCTGCGGTACAAAAGAAGACCAATATGGTAATTGGGCTGACAATCATAGTGATGATTTTTATCATATTTTGAACACTTCTATCGTGTACGCCAAGGATACAAAAGTTATATATTATTACATTAGTGGTGGTGCAGGAGCGAGCTATATGGCTCCATACTATAACGAACATGGACAGCTTTGTCGTTATGTTGATGGCGAAATTACGCCAATTGAATAAGTAGGTGTTACAATGAATATAGCTTAGCAGATCCTTTATTGGAAATCAAAACCTTATTCTTTTATTGATACATATTTTGGCTCTTCACTATATTGGTACCAGAAAATTTATCTATGGATGTTTTGTAATAGGAGGTTAAATGGCATATACAACTTTCTACTGCAATGAAAATATGCTGCTTGATCATTGGCAGGACTATCACGAGTCAAATCTGATGTTGCGAAACCTGCTAAAGCGAACTTCACTCTCTCCTATTGAATGCGCCACGATTTATTATGAACGAATGAAAAATCCTGAGTCTGTCAGCTATGACCGCAGCCACTTGATTCAGACGTTCAGCAGAGGCCGTAAAAATAACGCGCCAATACTTGACGTACATCAAGTTGTGCTTTATCAGAAAGATCTGGACTATATTACAGAGGCGCGCCGAAAGTATCATATCAATTACGCACAATTACGTGTTCTGTTTGGGGTGATATTCTTCTGCCGACTGTACGGAAGTGACACCTTTGCCTTGGACACCGAGTTTAAGATGAAACGTTTTGGTGGCTGTTTTGAAGAACAGACAGAGATCATGTATTGCACTGGGAAGAACTAGGACGACGGCTATAATACAGTGCGGGGTATGAAAGAGATCTCTGATGACTATCACCTGCTGAACAGGACCGGCACCGACGACATTGGATGCTTATATCAGTACCCAAATTTTGCTCTTGATAAGAATGATACGATTGCGTACACGTTCAATGTAACGTTTGAAAACAATCGGCTGAATCTAAGCGCCATAGTGCGAGAGTTATTTGACCCGAAGGAATGCTATTGCATCGTGTGTGGCGAACAGTATCACTCAGAAAAACCAAATGCCAGCAGATATTGCAAAGGATGTGCGGCAAAGAAAGAACAAGCACGTCTGGCGAAAATCAAGCGAAAACGCAGCGAATGCACGAAATGAACTTTAGATTCTTAATATATGAAAGGGTGTTGTATATTTCCCTTTCGATTATAAATTACAAAGGAGATTTATTATAATGGTTGAAATTACTAAGCGTGAGGCAGAGTATCTGCGTAAGGTTATCCCCGGTGTCCATATCACCCGTACTGTTCACCACTGGTATGCGGAGGAAATCAAATCTGTGCTGACTCAGCTGCCTGGCAATCCCGAGGCAGAAGAGGCGCTGCGCGAACTGAATCGCACCCAGCGTACCAACACCAATTTTGAGATCTGAGGTGGCGCATGGACGAATTTAAGAAAGCGGACGGCGAGACCTTTGATGAATATATGATGCGGATTGGTGAGGCATGTAGTGAACGTAAGCTGACCTAGGATCAGGCAGCAGAACTGCTGAATGAAGCGACCGGCTCAGACTATGGCGAATGCAGATACCGCAAGACCTATAAGTCGTGGAAAGCTGGTTATGACTACGCTATTGATCACGCCAACGAAGAAACGATCCAGGACGAACTGCAGCGACTGAAGATTGAAAAGATCAAATTACAAGATGAACGCAATGCAGCAAACAAGGTGTATCGCGATGTTGCCCGTGCCGAATCCATCAAAGAATTGATTCTGAAGAACGTTGCTCCGTATAACCCTGATAATTTTCTGAATGTTGTGCAGTACGAAGACAGCGGTCACGATGTGATTGTGTGTTTGTCTGATTTACATGCTGGCGCTGGTATTGATTCTGCGTGGAATAAGTTCAACAAGGATATCCTAAAGGCTCGGCTTGAGAGTTATGCTGCACAGGTGTTCAATATCGTAGCGCGACATGCAGCCGAAAAGATTCATGTGTTGCTGTTGGGTGACCTGATCAATGGGCATATCCATGTTAATACCCGCGTGCAGAACAATGAAAACAGTATTGAGCAGGTTATGACGGCTGCAGAGCTGGTAAGTAATTTTGTTGCTACACTGTACGAGGTATGCCAGCATATTGACGTATATTCTGTGAGCGGCAATCATTCACGGGTGTTCCCCAGTAAAGAGGAACAGGTGGCAGGCGATGAACTTGAGGCACTGATCCCGTTCTATATGAAGGCGCGGTTACAAAATCTGGCTGGCATTGATGTCAAGACAGAAAAACTCGATCCGACTTTTGGTGGCTTTAAGGCCAGAAATAGTCTTGTGATGTACGCACATGGAGATAAAGACTCCCCTGCTAATGTCGTTGAGCACCTGACATTGATGGTGAAGCAGCCAATCGACATGGTGTTCCTTGGTCACCGTCACACAAACGGCATGACAACGGTGCATGGTACAAAGGTTATTGAGAGCGGCTGCGTTTGTGGCAGCGATTCCTACGCAATTGGACTGCGCAAGAATGATGTGCCGCAACAGGCGGTGGCTGTAATTGATGATAGCGGCCTTGAATGTCTGTATGATGTCAAGCTGGAGAAGCCAGCGAAGATAGTAATTTAATAGAGATTTTGATGCCCTGGGCTACGGCCTGGGGCATTTTTATATGTCGCAGGTGACAGCGCCGGTGTGCTGACAAGCCTCATAAGCTGTGTTTAGATGCGTTCGACTCGCATACCTGTACCCACAAAAATAAATTAAAAAGGAGGGTTCCAAATTAGAGATGGAAGAAAAATATCACAAAGATTTAGGAGGCGATTACTTCTACTGCTATTCCAGACGGACAGCGCTGTTTGTTCGCGCTATGGGAATTTTTTACGAAGAGATTGGAGAGCACCCGGTAACTGGCTCTGTATATACAAAATTTCGCAAGACGAAAAAACTGAATGAAGTTTTAAAACTATAGGATCAGATCAAATATCGCTTCGATGATATGATGGATGATGGAACGGTGGTGATTGGCTATGGCCAGAGTTGCCGCAGATAAGAAACAGCCCCGTATCAAGGTTCCACAGTCTTGGAGCGGCGGCAAATGTATGTGTTGTGGAAAGATCTATGATGTGCGTAAGGGAAATTTTTCAAAAACGCAGAGCCAATGGTTTATAGGCAACGATGGATATCTCCCCTGGTGCAACGAATGCCGCGAACGCATGTTTGAATTCTACGCCAAGAAATACAATGACGAGGACGAAGCAATCGACCGTCTGGCTATGATGTTTGATACCTATGTCGATGATAAGTTACTGGAGGCTTCTGAGCATTCTACCGCATCCGCTTTGAAGATTAACACTTACATGGGACGGCTCAATATGCGCCAGGTCGCAGGTAAATCCTATGATAACGTAATTGATCAGAAGAAAAAGGATGCACTTGCTGCTGGCCTTACTACAAATACAAAAGTAACTCAAAAAATGAGGCGATTCTGGGGCGCGGGTCTGGAGGAGCAAGATTATTTATTCCTTGATGATCATTATCAGAATCTGATTACACGCCATGAATGCAAGACTGCCGCACAGGAGATTCTGTTTAAGCGTATCGCAAAGGCAGAGCTTAACTGCGAAAAGGCTGATGCGACTAGTGACACCAAAAAGATCAAGGAAGCAAACGATAACCTACAAAACCTGATGGGTTCTGCCCAAATCAAGCCGAACCAGACGAACGATAACGCACTGGCCGAGACGAATACTTTTGGCACGCTGATTCAGAAATAGGAAGAGGAAGAGCCGATTCCAGAACCGTCACCCGAGTGGCAGGACGTTGATGGTATCGGTAAGTATTTTAGAGTGTGGGTGCTGGGTACGTTGCTTAAGATGTTCAACTTGAAGAACCCATATCAAGACGAATTTGACGAAGAGTTTGAACGATATACTGCTCATAAACCAGAGACGAATGAGGATGATGCCACAGATACTAGCCTCCGCGAAACTATTTTTGGTATTGGCGAAGGCGGTGGTTCCGCATGAGTAAAGAAAAATTAACAGATAAGGAAGTAGCGAATACAAAATCAGAAAAGATAATGAACGCAGTTGCCCTGAGGGCGTCATTCTATAGAGCGAATCCTCAGCGGTTTGCAAAAGACTATTTAAACCTGACATTGAAGCCATTCCAAGAGCTACTACTGTTTTTGATGGTGAGATGTACCGGCTTCTGCTTCATTGCTGCTCGCGGCCTTGGTAAATCATTTCTAACCGCAGTTTTCTGTGTGATTACATGTATTCTATGGCCTGGTTCCAAGGTTTGTATTGCCTGTAAGGTAAGAAGCCAATCTATCAGTATTTTGGATGAAAAGATAATGAAGGAGATCTACCCCAATAGTCCCCTTCTACGATCTGAAATCAAAAAGGTCGATATCAACAATCAAAAAGCAGAGATTATATTTAGGAACGGCAGCTATATCAAAGTTGTCACTGCAACAGATAGCAGTCGTGGTAGTCGAGCTACACTTCTTATCTGTGATGAATATAGATTACTCTCTAAAGATGTTATTGACTTGATCTTGAAGAAGTTCCTGAATATTGTTCGTCATCCTGGATATTTGGACAAGCCACAATATGCACATCTTGCAGAGCGAAACAAAGAATTCTACCTAAGTTCTGCTTGGTTCCAAAACCATTGGAGCTATGAAAAATGTCAGGACTACTTCGTAAATATGATCGACTTTAATAAAAAATATTTTTGCGTATCCTTCCCGTATCAAATGTCAATCAAGAGCGGCTTGCTGTTGAAAGAAGCTGTAGAGGACGAAATGAGTGAATCCAGTTTTTCTGATTTGACGTTTGCAATGGAGAATGAATGCAAGTGGCTTGGTGCTACTGAGGGTGGTCTCTTCCAGTTTGATGATATCAACAAAACGCGCGTCATTGAAAAAGCATTTTACGCACCGAATCTTTTACTTAATCAAACTGCTATGGATGTACCAAAGAAGAAAAATGGCGAAGTTCGAATTCTTACTGCTGATATAGCATTGATGAGTAGCCGCAAAAACGACAACGACGCAACCAGTATCTTCTTGAACTGTATGCTGCCGAATAAATCAGGACGCTACACCAGCAACTTTGTCTATTCAGAGAACGTTGAAGGTATGAGTGCGCAAGACCAAGCACTAAAACTGCGACGATATTTCGACTACTTCAACTGTGATTATATCGGGGTTGACTGTAGAGGCGTTGGATTGCCTCTGGTTGACTTGCTGATGCGTGATATGTATGACCCAGAAACAGGCGAAACATATCCTGCGATCAGCTGCTGTAACAATCAAGAAATCGCATCTCGCTGTGCTGACAAAAATGCTCGCAAGGTCATCTAGGCCATTATGGGCAGCTCTCAGTTTAACAGTGATGTAGCCATTGGATTACGCAGCGGTTTCCAGCAAGGACGTATCCATCTGCTTCAGAGTGAGTATGGATGTGAAGACCAGTTGCGCAAACTCTATAAAGGCTATGATAAAATGTCGCCTACTGAACGAGCCACGTTGCAAATGCCCTATATCAATACCGGGCTTGCTGTAAACGAACTTGTAAACCTGGGCTACGAAACCGTGAATAACGTTATTAAAGTCAAGGAGAAATCCGGCTGCCGTAAAGACCGCTACTCTTCCCTGTCTTACAACTATTACATTGCGCAGCAGGTTGAACGAAGCATGGAGAAGAAGAATAAAAAGCCAACTTCGCTCACGTTTAACTTTAGAGCGCCTGTATTAAAGAAGGGAGGACTGTAATGGCTGAAGATAAAATGCAGAAAAAGGTTCGCGTAACAAATGCCAAAGATGGCAAGACCTCTTATGTAACATATCAGGATCTTGTCAATGGCGTTTATGCGAACCTGTCACATATCGGTATCCGTAATCTGGCATCGAGTACCGACACAAATCCGACATATACAAAATATACCAAGGATCAGATCGTTACCTATCTTGGCAACCCCGCCAACTATGAGAAGCAGCTGCGAAATATGAGTAAATATCTATTCAATATTTCAAACTACTACCGCCGACTGATTCAATATTTTGCGAATATGTCTACATACTCTTATACGATCTCTCCGTATGGACTTGATCGTTCTAAGACGATTAACGCCAATAAATTCAAGAAGGCATATTATTCTGCTGTGACCGCAGTTGAGTTGATGAATATCCCACATGAAGCCACAAAGATACTGACAATTGCATTTCGCGATGATGTTTACTATGGCTATGCGTGGGAGACAAATGATAGTTTTGCCTTCCAAAATCTTAATGCTGACTATTGTAAAATAAGCAGCATTGAAGACGGCGTTTATAATTTTGCTTTTGATTTTTCTTATTTTGATTCTAACAAAGACAAGCTGCCAAACTATCCGCCAGAGTTTGAGACGATGTATAACCAATATAAGGCTGACTCGCAGAACTACAAGTGGCAGGAGTTGGATAGTTCCAAGTCCATCTGCATTAAAGTAAACGAGCACGATTATATTCCCATTCCCCCGTTTGTGAGTTTGTTTAGTGCGCTTGCCGATATTGAAGATTACCGCGCCATCAGTAAAAACGCAAGTGAAACCAATAACTATAAAGCACTAGCGATGGAGATCCCCGTGAATGACGCTGACGGCTCTTTCCTGATTGACTATGATACAGCAAAAGAGTTCTATGACATGATGAGTAATGTACTGCCGCCGAATATTGGCGCAATTCTTACTCCCATGAAGATCAGTAGCTGGAACTTTGAAAAGAGCGGCGTGAATAGTGACTCTAAAGAGGTCTCAAATGCTGAGGCCACATTCTTTACAGGAGCTGGCGTGAATAAGAATCTGTTCGGCGGTGGCGAAGATCCTTCTGCTACTACCCTGCAGCTGTGTACTGTGAATGACCAGGAGATCGTGTTTGCGGTGATGCGACAGTTGGAGCGCTGGATCAATCGCAAGCTGAAGAGCGTTTCCGGTTCTTATAAGTTCCGCCTAAACTTCCTACCAGTCACTCATTATAACGTGACTGAGATGCATGAAAGATATCTCAAGGATGCCACCTATGGTATGCCGACTCGAACCGCCGCTCTTGCAACTACTGGTTATGCGGGCAGCGATTATGAGAACATGACCTATCTTGAAAATGAAATCCTGGGACTTAGTGCTGGTGAAACACCGCTCAAGAGCTCCAATACTCAGTCCGGTTCCGCTGGGGATGAAGGTGGCCGCCCGACAAATGCAAGTAAGGGCGAGGGCTTGTCTGATGCTGGCAACGTAAGCGCCGATAGACAGGAGGCATAAGATGAGTCAGGAGATTTATGAAGTTATCGTACACGGAGCACACTCCGCCGGGATGGCAAAGTTCCTGACCGACCGTGGCGCTCTGATGCTGCGAATAGACCCAACAAACAAATATGTTTTTGTATACGATTCTGTGTTTGAAAATGCTCTGGCTGAGTTGCAGGTTGCGATTCGCCAGGGCTTTTATTTTGCTGACGAGGAGGTGAAAACAGAATGAATCAACGATATCCGGTTTCTTTTATTAAGAAGGGCGAATACGAATCTTCTGATTTTCGCTTCATTGATGTCAGCATTGATGTAATGCACACTGGAGCAAACCTCAATAAGACAAGTTTCACAAAAGACGCGATCAACAAAGCAGTACCGACAATCCGTAATACGCCGATCCTGGGCTATGTTGTAGATGAACTTGACGAGGAAGACAAGGACTTTAAAGGGCATGAACATGAACTACGGATCACCGATAAGGACGTGAAGTACGTTTATGCTGGTCAAGCTTATGGTGTTATCCCTGAATCTTGTAATCCTCGCTGGATCGTTAAGGATGACGGCACCGGTATTGAACGGGAGTATCTGCGTGTTGATGGTTTGATTTGGACAAAATTTAGCGATCCTGTAGATATTTTCACCCGCGATGGTACGAAGAATCACAGTGTTGAGCTGACCGATATGGCTTGTGGCCCCGCAGATAAGAACGGCAACGTTCCTGTGGGGTCTTTTAAATTTGACGGTTGCTGCATTCTGTCTACGACTGATCCGAGTATCAAGCCCGCTATGACAGGCAGCTGCGTTACTGCCAATTTTTCTGTTGAAAATATTACCGCTCAGATCCGTGACCGGCTCTATGAGTATCAAGCAATTCAACAGAACTATACTGCGCAAAATGATAATCCATCCGATGAGGAGAAAGGAGATACAACGCCAATGAATGAAAATGAAAAGAATCCTGCTATGACTGAAAATGCCGTGGCAGAAGGCGCTGTGGAGAATCCTGAGATTGAGACTCCCGCCGCAGAGAATACTGCGACAAAGACCGAATCTGAGGCTGCTCCTGCCGAAAACGCCGCACCTGAAGAAGGTGCAGAAAATGCAACAACTGAGGTTCCCGCTGAGAATACTGCGCCAGCCGAAGAGGGAGAGCCCGTTGTATCAAGCGAATTTACTCTGACCACTGAGCAGCTGCTGAATGAAATCAGCGGCGCTCTGGGCGCATACAAGATCCAGTCTTCTTGGGACCCTGAGAATATGGTTCCCCGCTACTGGATGAATGATGTCCAGGGTGATGAGGTGATCGTGATTGATTGCACCACTTACAATCTGATGGGTATTCCCTACTCTATGAACGGCGACAATGTTGTTCTGGATGTGGAGAACGCCAAGCGTAAGAAGGTGACTTTTGAAGACTGGGACGAGGGCGAGGTCCTGCCCGGCATGAATGCAGCCTTTACTGAGATCACTAATAAGGTTGTCGAGATGAATGCTAAAATCTCTGACCTGACAAAAGAGTTTACTGAAGCATCTGAGACCATTGCAGAGATGAAGCCGAAGCTGGAGGCATACGAAAAGGCCGAAGCTGACGCAAAAGCCGCTGAGATGGAAGCAAAGCGCAACGCTCTGTTTGCCACCTTTGACGAGAAGCTTGGCGCAGATACTGAGTACATTGCACTGAAGGAGAACAAGGAGATCAGCTATTCCGACCTGGAGACCAAGTGTTACGCGCTGGTTGGCCGTAAGAGTGCTGAGTTTTCTTATGTTCCCAATAAAAACAACAAAAAAACTGTCCGCTTTGGCGTGGGTGGCACCCAGAACGGTTCAGATGCCGCGTATGGTGGTCTGATCGAACACTATCTCGGCAATAAGTAATTTACCAAAAATTAGGAGGTACATAATTATGGCTAATAATAAGCATGCTGTTGTGCGCATTGACAAGCTGGGTGGCACCCTGGATGGTGCTCAGCTGGAGAGTGCTATTTTCTACAAGGAGTCCGATGCTGCTGAGATCGATAATGCTCAGCTGGTTGTTCTGGGCGAGAAGCTGGGTCGCGAGGTTTACAAGGCTACCGCTCCTACCGCAACTTCCACCGTTGCTGACCTGTATCTGACCGCTGGCGTTGAGCTGTTCTATGATCAGACTGTGGCACACTATCTGCCCGAGTGGGTCAACGAGGCTGGCAAGCCCGTGCGTGTTTACGCTCTGAATGTTTCTAAGGGTGGCTTCTCTGCTACTGCCGAGGCATTTAACGGTACTCCTGCAAAGGGTAAGTATGTCGGTTTTGCTGCCGATGATACCAAGATCCAGATTCAGGAGACTGCCGATGACAAGACCTTTGGCTGCATTGACTTTGTTGAGACTGTTGGTTTTGGCGATGGTCGCTACACCTACTACATGATCACCCTGAAGTGATTCCGAAGTTTTAAGAAATCAACATAAAGCCGTCCGTTTAAAGCGGGCGGCCATTTTTATTATAGGAGGTTTATACCATGGCTATTGATTCTAATCTGGTCAAGCTGGCTCTCGATGGCTACAAGGGCCACGTTGCTGGTGATTATTCTGTGAACGACACCCAGGAGGCTCTGCGTAAGGCTCTGGTTGAGGCAAATGGCGGTTCCACTAAGCTGGACATTAAGGCTCTGCGTGACGGCAGCTGCTCCAAGGTGTTTGCTATTGTTGAAGAGCTGGTCAATGTTATTTCTGAGGAAGGTCTGAAGGGCGACGAGTTCTTTATGAGCATGGTCGAGGATCGCAACTTGGCTCTGGGCGACACTCCCAAGTTCCACATCGAGAAGGAGTGCCTGTTTGCTGTTGCCGATATTGCAGAGGGTACTCAGGGCGTGCGCCGTCAGCGTCTGGAAGCTGGTACTGACATTACCGTTAATACTCAGCTGCACGCTATCAAGATCTATGAGGAACTGAATCGTGTTCTGGCTGGCCGTATCGACTTTAACAAGTTTGTCGATATCGTCTCTAAGTCCTTTACTAAGGATGAGCTGGATTCTGCATACGCCGCATTCGTTGGCATGTTCAGTAAGCTGAATGCTCCCTACATCGAGACCGGCTCTTTTGACGAGGACAAGCTGCTGGATCTGATCGAGCACGTTGAGGCATCCACCGGAGAGACTGCCGTTATTGTTGGCACTCGCAAGGCTCTGCGTCAGATCAAGACTGCCGTTGTGTCTGATTCCGCCAAGGAAGATATGTATGCAATGGGTCACTTTGGCCGTTTCAATGGTACTGAGCTGATTGCTGTGAAGCAGCGCCACGCTACCGGCACCACTGATTTCATCCTGGATGACAAGACCCTGTACGTGTTTGCTGGCGACACCAAGCCCATTAAGCGCGTTACCGAGGGCGATGTTACCATGCTGATGGGCACTCCGATGAACAACGCCGATATGAGCCAGGAGTTCCTGATGATGAAGCGCACCGGCATTGCCATTGTGTTTGACCGTGACTTCGGCGCATACAAGATGGCCTGATCGATAATTTGAGTTGAATGGCGGTGGGGCAACAGCCCTGCCGCTTCTTTTATTAAATAGGAGGAACGAATGGCAAGACGTACAACTAAGACTACAGCCGCGAAAGCTACTGCTCCCGTAGCGACCGAGCCCGTAGTCGAAATTACAAACGAGACCATGGTGGAGTGCCGCAATGGCACAGCTGGTAATTTGATCTATAAGTCCACTTTGAATCCCGGCTATACCGTTGAGTGGGAGGCTTTTGGCGATGTTCAGGAAATGGAGTATCGCGAGCTGGTTTCTATGCGCGGTAATCAGCGCCGGTTCTTTGAGGAGAATTGGATTTTGATTGATGATCCCGCCATTATCAAGAAGCTTGGCGTTGAGCGCTATTACAAAAATAGTCTGACCACCGACAACTTCAATGACGTGTTTACAATGCACGCCGATGAGATCAAGAAGATCGTCCCGACACTGCCGGGCGGCACCAAGGATGCGATTGCATCTGAGGCTAAGAAAAAGATTGAAACCGGTGAATTGGACAGCCGCAGTGCGATTAAGGCGCTGGAGGACTCCCTGTCTGTTGAGTTGGAAGACACAATTTGATGTAAAGGAGGCGGGTCATGGCAACCACTTTTGAAAGTATCTATGCCCGCTGTCGTGGGCGCATTCGAGATTATGACAAGGAAGGATATACCGACGAGATGTTTGCAGATGCAGAGAGCGACCTGCTTCAGGCCGCCATTGATGATTTTGCGGACATTTGCGTGCAAGACCTGACTGACTACGATGATGAGCTGCAGCAGTTCAATGTTACTCTAACCCGCAAGGAACAGAGTATTCTGGCGTTGAGCATGATTGTGCATTGGCTGGAGCCGTATGTTTATAACTCTGACGCTTTGAAGAACGCTATGAGCACCAAGGACTTTTCTTTCTTCTCCCCTGCTAAGCTACTGGAGCAGATGAAAGACCTTTTGGCGCAATCGCAGCGTAAATTGACTGCTGAGATGAACTTGTATTCCTTTAAGTCAAACAGTGTTTCTGAATGGACACAGTAAGGCGGTGGGATATGACAAGATCTCAATATAGAGCCATGCTGAAACAGGATGGAGAGACGCAGCGCGACAGGGTGGTCAATAAGGCACTCCATGATACGCGCCTATTAGCGCCAGTCAATCCTTCTTATAAAGAAGTGACGATAGACGACGTACCCCGCTGGGTGAATATTATATCGTCTACTGTTACAAATCAGAAAATATTCCGCACAAGACCTGGTGAGGATTTTGAGATCGGCAGCATTATGTACTGGGGTAAGAGCCACTGGCTGATTACCGAACGTGATGCAGATGATGAGATTACCGTGCGCGGCCGCATTCAAATCTGCCAGAAACAGATCGTGTGGCAGGACGACAAGACAAAAAAGATCGTATCTCTGTGGGCAACTGTGGAAAAGCCGTATTACTCCAACCTGAGTGAGAACAAGGTGATGAGTTATTCAACTCGTGAATTCCGTATTCAAACTCCGTTCGACGAGTATTCTGCCCGTCTGAACATTGGAAAACGGCTGATGTTGGAGATCGTCAATGGAGAACCAAAGACCTATCGAATCACGTCGATTGACCAGATGACTGGCCGAATTGACTATGATAATGACCAGATCGGGTTCCTCTCGTTTAACGTTGAACAGGATCTTTACAACGCAGAAACAGACAATGTAGAGAAAATGATCTGCAATTATGTGCCTGAAGATGCTTCCGATAACGTGGAAATCACCTATCCTGACGATAACATCGTAGACGACAGAGTGCTTTCGATAGAGTTTACGGGCGAACCATCCATCACAACGGGAGGATTTGGCAAGCTGTTTACTGCAAAAATCGATGGCGAAGTGTACGACGGCGCAGAATGGACGCTTACCGGCGATTGTACTCCTGCAGGAGTATGTTTCAAAGGCGGTAATACGATTACGACCGGTGCAAAATGCAAGATCACTTGTGTGGATGATTCTAAGTTGATTGGACAAGTCGTGGTACTGACGGTTAAAGCAGCCGGCCTTACCGAAAAGATCGAATTGGAGGTGATCTGATATGAATCTCGATGAGATCGGGGTATTCAAAAATCGGGTCGTTTCCAAGTTGATCAATGACGAAAATGTCCTTGATGTCCTATTGGGCAACACAGATGATATCGACGATCCCGAAACTCTTCTGCTTGGTAAGAATGGGTCGGGTGAAGGTGGATGCGTGTTTAAGTATGAATATGTTCCAGATACACAGGAAAACTCAAAAACATTTTTGTGTGTTGAGGTTGTGCCAGAACAAACCAGCGGTGATTCTATTACGATGATGACTATTTACGTGTTTGCATATTGCAGTAAAAACCTTATGCAGACATATCACCGGAAAGGACAAGCTGGGACACGCATTGATATTTTGGTCAGTGACATTGATAAGCTTCTGAATGGAAACAAAGAATTTGGAATTGGACCGCTTGAATGGGCTGGAAGCAGCATCTATAAGCCGGCGCAGTGCTATTACGGACGAATGCTTGTTTATCAGGTTGGCTCTTTTAGGAGGGCTCGCTGATGAGAAAAATTTCGTACCTTGATCATCTGAGCCCATATGGCGTGCAGCTAAAAGATGTTGGGCGAATCCACTCCCCTTTTTTGAAAGATATTTTGAAGATAGGTTATACCCAGTATCAATACGCGCTGACCTTATTTTTATATACCCCAGAAAAATACTACCATGATGCGGCAACTATGATGAAAATGCCAGACATCTGGGAGCAAATGACAAGCGAACAAAAAGCAAATATTACGATGTTTGATATTCTTACATCGACAGACGAATCCAGAGCCGAACTGATCTCGGCCCTGGGTCTTTTTGTTTCTGGGGAATTGGAGTGGGATGAGCAGCATCGAGCAATTTTTATCGATAAAGAAAGCACCGGCAAGAAGGGATTTTCTATTGGCGGCTATATCGATAGAAACAACTATTCGACCGTAACAAAGATTTGCTTACAGATGGTTGATATCGACGAAAGCGATATTCCTGAAGAAGCTCCAAAATTTAAGACTGAAAAAGATCGCTTGTTTTATGAGAAGTTCCAAAAGAAGAAGAAAAAGTTCAAACAAACAAAAAAGGCAGACCCGAATTTCGAGCTACCGAATATGATTTCTCTCTTATGCACTTTTCATCCAAGTTTGAATTATTCAAACATCTTTGAGCTGACAGTTGGACAGATACGAGATACGTTCTCCCAACTATTACGCGCAAAACAACTAAATATTGCTGAAATGAATTACTCCGTTTGGGGCGGTAAATATGACCCCTCGAAATGGATAGAGCGAATTGACAAAGAAAACGAAACTATAGGAGGATAACAATTATGGCTAACAAGAATGCAAATTTCGCCAACCGCGAGGTCGCCGATCTGATGCTGGTCGACTACTCCACCAAGAAGCTGTTCCTGAATGTTGACTGGGCTAACGTCACTTCTACCTCTTTTGAGGGTGACCGCGTGTTTGCCACCGGCGGTCAGGGCGCACCTAACCGCGTGCAGTTTGACGGCTCTCGTACCGGCACTCTGACCATTGAGGCACAGGTTTACCCCGTCAAGGTCTTCCAGATGCTGTCTGGCAACGACCTGGGCACTACCGCAAACTTCCTGAAGCGCGAGAAGGTCACTGCTGCTGATACCACTAAGCTGGAGGTTTCTGCTGAGATCGCAAGCACTGCTGTTCAGGTCTTTAAGGCTGATGACGATCTGGGTACTGAGATTACTACTACTGGTGCTACTGGTAAGGAAGTTACTTGCACCGTTGAGAGCGGTGTCGAGTACATCGTGTATTACTACGCAAAGCAGGCAGCCGCTCAGGTTGTGCACCTGGATAGCCGTCACTTCCCCAAGGCTTATCGTGTCGAGGGTTCCATTCCCTACAAGACCGAGAACGACGACATCATCGAGGCACATCCCATCTGGTACAAGGCTGCTCCTCAGGCCGGCTTTGAGCTGTCTTGGCAGAACACTGGCGATCCCGTCTCTCTGACCATGACCTTCGACGTTCTGGCCGACGAGAATGGCGACATGTTCTCTTTGATCTTCCCCAACGAGGGCTAATACATAGCATTTACACGAGGCAGAGTCTTTCTGGGCTCTGCCCCTTTTATGAGCGCACAATTATTGCAATTGCGCGTTGATATGAGGAAACTCACAAATAAGAAGAACACCCACGTGGCGACTTTCCGCTCTCTAATTTGCATAGGAGCTTCAGTGAATAATCGGACAATTGGCCCCGCTTATGCCCGGGGCTGGCTTACTTCCATAACAAACTTGGCGATAGTCACCAAAGCAGCTACGAATTGAACGAACTTAGACATGGTGTCGAAGTCAATCATCATACGGGCCTCCTTTCTGCCAGCAGTCTCTCTACTGGACTTCGGGAAGCCCCTACTAATTCTCGCCGTTTTAATAATTCCCAAAAGGGATACGCAGGTGTTCTTCAAGTTTGAATTTTACCACATCCAGAAAGAAAAAGGAAGTGTTACATATAAAAATCTTAGCTTTTGATCAGGCTCTCGGCAAGACGGGTGTCTGTACCATTGATGGCGATACTGTTTATCACTCGCTGATCGACCTGAGCAAAACCAAGGATGTCTTGGAACGCTCGACAATGATGCGCCAGATGATTCAGAGCCGCATCAAGAACAATCACCCAGATCTTGTAGTGATTGAAGATGTTGCGCTGCAAAGCTCGCCCAAAACATTGATCCAACTGGCGCAGCTGCAAGGAGCGATTATGGGGGTATGCGAGCTAAACAATATCCCATATGAAATCATTAAGCCATCCGAGTGGCGAAAGATATTAGGATTTAAACAGGGTCGAGTAAAGCGTGCTGAATTAAAGCAGCAGGCCATAGACTATGTAAAAACCTATTATGGAGAAGATGTTTCGTCTGATGAAGCTGATGCGATGTGCATTGCGACAGCTGTAAAGATGGAACTTGAAAACAATAAATTAAATCAGGAGGACTAATACTTATGGATGCAAAGAATAATCTGACTTTGGCTGAACGAATTTTGTTTGTTGACAGCGTGGTAAGCCTGTCTGAGCGCGATGGACGTTACGAGCCGGCGCTGTATGACTACGCTTTCCGAATTACAACACTGATCATGTTTACTGGTCTTGAAACTGAAGAGCTATCACAGGACCAGATGAGTGAGCTGGCTTTCTCTGATGAAACGACCAAGTTGATGAATGAGGCTCCGCGCAAGTATATTCTGACTACACTGAACAAGGCTTGCCGCGAAAAAATCGAGATTGCCCGCCAGCAGTATATGGCCGCATTTGAAGCCGCAGCAAAGAACCAGCCGTTTGAGCAGCTGATGCAGTTGGCTGCCGAGGTACTGAGCGGCATTGGTGATCAGTTCGACATGAACAAAATGATTGAAAAAATCGCTGAAGAAAATCTGAAGAAACCGGTAGAGAAAGATAACTATAGCGTCAAAACTTCTGAAGGTATGCTCGATGGTGCCCCTTCAATTGATACGGCAGAGCTTATTTCTGCGGCCGCTGAAGGCAAGGAGTAAACTATGGGGAAGAAATCATGTACTACGACCAAAGAACTTCAGGCAGAAATCATGCGAAGAGCGAATAAAGCATTAAACAAAGATATTGCTCCTTATGTAGAGAACAAACTTAAGGAACATGTCCAAAAAGATGTTTATACTACTTACTCCCCTGTTGAATATGAACGTCGTGAAGAAGATGGTGGTCTAGTAGATGATGATAATATCAAGCACAAAGTTCGAACAGATAATAGAACTTTATATGTATATGAACGTGCTCCAATAGAAGGGCCACGACTTGATGCTCCAAACTGGGTGTCTCAAAATGACAGCTTGGCTCAACTGATTGAGCAAGGCGCACATAATCCATGGACACATAAGAGATATCGTTGGACTAATCCACGTCCATTTGTTGAAAACACTCAAAAGGATATCAATTATCGTTATGCCGACATTATTAAAATGTTACGCAATCGAATCAATCACGACAACTGAAGTAATTAAAAAGATGAGCAGACTTATTAAAAGCCTGCTTTTTTTAGATTCGGCTCCAAAAGGAGGAATATGATATGCCTAGAGAACCAGAATTGAGTATCAAAGTAAAAGTAGATCCACATGTTGATCTACAGCAAACACGAGATACCATCCAAAGAAAATTCAACGATATTAAAAATCCGCCGACAGTGGTCATCAAACCTGACTTAAGCAAGTTCGATAATTTTATTAAAGATGACCTTGGTGGAGATTATCCAGTTGATATCACTCCTAATATTACTGGAGATATTAAAGGAAAGATCAAAGAGGAAATTGATAAGACTGTTAAAAGTCCCGATTTTCCAAAGGTTCCACTTAAAGTTGATGTAGGCGATTTCAGTAATGAATTATCTTCTGCTTTAAAAAAGGAACTGAAAGATGTCAACGATAAACTCAATTATTATTTGAGGAATTTGACCACAAACACCGCTGGACTAAATAGTGTAGTCGAAGGGTTATTCCCCAAAAAAGGAATTTCAAATGCAATTCAACATGAACTGAAAAATGTTCGAAGCGAATTACAAACTGGAATTAACGATATAAATGAATCTATTTCTTTTAAAATTGGCGATCTATTTAAAGTCGACAATAAAGAAACAACTCACAGTATTCAAGAAGTTAAAAAGCTTGTCAATGAACTAAAACAAAACCTTTGGGATTTAGATGAGAATAGTGTCAATGGAATTGATGATGAATTCACAAAAAGATTTGATGAGTTTAAAGGGAAAGCTGTAAAATTAAAAGCTCTTATATCTACATTAGAAAAAAACTTATCTTCTTCCGATATGAGAAAGCTGTTTAACAATGGTGTCTTCGATACCAATGATTTTTCAATGAATATCGAATCTTTTGTTAAGGTTCTTAATAGAATTGGTTCGATAAAAGATATTCCAACATTAGACAATTGGGATAATATAGTTGATAAAATAACAGCTGGGGCAAAAGAAGATACGGATTATATTGATTCATTTTGCGAAGATGCAATTGAAGACTTAACTGCCGTTAGTAAACGTGCCATTGAGATTATTTCCGAACAAAAAACTGCGATTGATACAGTTAAGGAGTTATCCAAAACACTTAACAAATCAATGGAACTTGATAAATCTGGATATCTTGACGAGTCAGAACTTAAAACGTATGGAGCTGCATTTGATGAAGTTTTAAGTAATATTGCATCTAAACAAGCCGAAATCAATAGTGCGAAGCAAAAAACAATTGCTCTGGAAGATAAACTTCTTATTAAAACACGGATAAATAAAAGTGTCTTAGAGAAAGAGCTTGATGAGTATGCCTCTCTCCTTAAGAAGTTTGACGATACTAAACTCAAAACAATTTCTGATCGTGTAGCAGATATACACGTTGATAAACAAAACATTGATGAAAAACCAAAAGAGACACCAAAGCCGAAATCAAAATCAGCACCTACAACTTCTGTTCCTAATTTCCCTGGAGCGCCAAATAACAAAAATGAATCTCAATCTTTGATTGATGATGGTATTGCAAAAATAAAAAAGGTTGTTTTTGATGTAAAACAAGAAGACCTTCAGAGCTCTATTGATACAATTTTTGCTAAAGTGTCTGCTCCAATCGGATTCAGGCCAGCAGAAAAAGCAATTGAAAATGTTCGTACAGAACTAACAAATGCACTTAAAAATATTGATTTTACATTAACATTTGGAAAGCAGAATGTTAATGGCGAAACCACAGCGACTGCTACTGCGATAAGTGAATCACAATCAACTTCTGATTTAAAAAAACAAGCAATATCCATTGGAAATATCAAGCGCAATCTTGAAGCGGTTACAACAGGCATTGATAAATATATGACAGATATCGCTTCTATTGGTACTGCGTTCGAGTATTCTATGAGTCAAGTAGATTCTTTGAATAAAGCTTTGGAAAATCAAATCACGGACTTAGATCTTATAGCAAAAAAGACAGATGCTTACGGCACAACAGCTAATTCCATTGCACCGAATACAAAAGATATAGTGGTCGCTGGCGATCCAGTAGATATTCCTGGCAAAGTCGAACTCAAAGATAAGGATATCAAGAGGCCTGATCCTTTAAACATCAATGGCGCTGTAAAAATTAAAGCAAGTGATATTAAAATTGATGATGTTGAGATTTCAAAAAAGAAATTTGATATCAACGGTAATCTGATTCTGAAAAATGCTGAGATTGTTGATGCGGTAAAAGAAGCGACTAAGGAAGCTACTAGAAAGGCGCAATCAAAACCGTCTACAGCGAAAACAAAGAATGGTTTGACCGATCGAGATTTTGAACGTAAAAGTAAAGAACTTCTGACGAGCCTTGCTTCCATTATGAAAGGCAAAGCACGTGTTCAAAATTCTCTTACAACTCATACACGTAAGGGGCAATCAGAAGCTGCTGCTGAAGATTCATACTATTTATCGAAACTTTCAAGACGAGAGCGTACAACGAAAGGTAAGCTCACAAAACTTTATAAAGGACGCGGCGGACGTTCTGCATGGCAAAGTAGTTCTATCTATCATTCTGCTATTGAAGATTCAGAGCATATTCGAAACAGTCATGTTGCAGAAAACTTAGATAAAGACAAAGTCGCAGAAGAAGAAAAATATATCGCAGCACTTCGCCAGCGTTCAAAGATTTATAAAGAACTTGCTACCGCACGTCGCAAATATGGTGATGATTCAGAATATGTAAAATCTTCTCAAAAAGAGCTACAGAATACATTAGATATAATCAGCCGGTTCGAATCTAAAGTTGGAAGTCAGTATTTACAGGCGATGCCTGAGCGTCGTAAAGTTTTTGCTGAGAATATGTCGAATTTTCGTAAGGATCGCGACGATATTAGACATAAAAATACACAAATTGCTGCTAGAGATCAGCAAAAAGCAATCGTTGCTACAAATAAATCTGCAGAGAAGGAACGCATCGCTTCTGAAAAGGAGTTTCTTGAAAATCTCGCAAAAGAGCCAAAGTTATGGGCAGATGCTGAAAAAGCACGCAAGAAGTATGGCGATAATAGTGCTGAAGCAAAACAGGCAGAGTATTTAAGAGATAAAAATCAATCGTCTATCAATGATTTTAAATCGAATTATACGGGTTCTTTATCTGATATTCCTGGATATGACGATCAAGTAAAAGAAAATAATTTTGCAATGGCAGCATATCAATCTGGGATGACTCGTGAAGCAAATGCAGAACAACAGAAACAGCATGATACAGCCCAGGCAGCATTTCAAAAGCGCCGTGATGAAGCCGCGAAGCAAGCAGAAGCAGCACAAAAAGCTGTCGAAAAATCTTCTATTGATATGGTTAATCGTGTCGCCAAATCAATTGAAGAAAGTAAAAAGATTTATCTTGATGCTGAAAAAGAAATCATAAAACGACAAGCAGAGCTTTTGACTACAGAAGATTCTGCTACAAAGCAGGATATCATTGATAAGATATCTGATGCCAAAAATCTCAAAAAGACAGCTGGAGCTCGTATAAATTCTTATAGTGGTGATTATACCGGGCTTGTTCAAAACGCGTGGGACGAGATAAACTCTGAAAAGAAAAGCTACAAGATTGATCAAAGTCTTGCTAATGAGCAAAAATCCAATAAAGAAATTGCTGCAACATTTGACGAGATTATTGGGAAATATTCTGAGCTTGATAAATTGGAGCAGCGCCGTTCAAAGTTGTTTAAGCCAGAAGACGTTCAGCAGCTTCAGGATGTTGATGAAGCGATAGTTAAATTAACAGATGATATTACCACACTTGAAATAAAGGCATTAGATTCTGGTATTGACTTACATGCTAATAGCGATTATTCAAATAAAGTTGCAGAATCGAGTAAAATTTCCAAAGAATCTGCTGTGACTTTTACAAATAACCAGCGCACTTATGATGTTAATGCTGCGAAGGAGTCGTATCTTACGAATTATAAAGACTGGCTCCAAAATATGGATTATATCGATAGAATTGATCCAAATAGTGTTAACGCACAAGAACTGATTTCTCGATACCAAAAGAGAGCTGATGAAAACAAACAAGCTATCGATGCAGCACGTCAAATTCTTAGCATCAATAATGATATCTCAAAGGACGCATGGGATGAAATTCAGCGTTGGAAAGATTCTTTATATATCACCGACGCAGAAAAAGCGGCAAAAGAAGCACAAAAAGCTGCTGATAAAAAAGATTCAGATGATGCCGCTTTCTTTACAAAATTGCAAACAGCAGTTAATCGTAAGATCAAGGCGTATGACGATTTTATAAAAGCAGAGCCAGGAACAAAAGATTGGGTCTCAAAGTCTGGTAAAAATAATATTGCGGATAATAATCTTCTTGATTTGCAGAATCAGGCTACTGCTACTGGTTTATCTTCCGATCAGCGTTATTCTTCAATCATGGGCCAGTTCCGAAAAGATATTGACGCTGTCAACGAGGCTCAACAAAAGCGCGTGGAAATTGAAGAAGAAGCTATCAAAGTTCAGGATAAAGACATTATTTCTCTACAGAAGTTTATTAAAACAGTCGACGCATATAAAGGTTCTATTGAAAAAGACAATAAAACAGATATGCCTGCCTATGCGAACGTCACGAACATTCGTGGTTCTGCAAACGATCTTTTGAACAGACTTCGAAAGGATACTTCTGGCAACAAGGATCAAGTTGCTATTGATTAGGCTAAAGACAATAAGATTGATGGTGTTAAATCTCTTATCGATGCTTATAACAAGCTAGGAATCGCTGCTAATGAAGCTGGTATTGACGTTCAAGAGTTGCGTATTGATGTCGAACGTATGAATAAGACAGCAAAGGGCAAAACCGAAGTGGCCAACCTCAAGTCTCAGCTAATGGACTATCTTGAGAAATTTCCAAAAGTCAGCAGCACAATGGGTGATTCTGTTAGAGAATTACAAGCTGCTCTGGCTGATCCAAATGCTTATCAAAATATTGGTAAACTAAAGCAACAGATGGCCGAACTTCGTGCTCAAGCTAAAGCGCTTGGTCTGGAATCTGAAAGTCTATTTGATAAGTTTGAAAAGCTTTTTGGTCAGCATCTGAGCACTATGATCACCATGGCCGCTTTGCACAAGATGCAAGACGCTTTGCGGATCGTATATCAGAATGTAGTTGAAATCGATACAGCTGTTACAGAATTGCGCAAAGTCAGTGAATACGCCGGCAAATCTCTTGAAGAGTATATGGGTCGCGCGTCTGAGCAAGCACAAAAGCTTGGTGTTTCGATTAGTGATTACATCAATTCAACCGCAGATTGGAAGCGGCTTGGCTATTCTGATGAAGACGCCGAGAACATGGCTACCTACTCTACCCTACTTAAAAACGTGGGAGACGGAATCGATGACGTTAACACCTCGTCTTCGTATCTGATTTCGACATTGCAGGGCTTTGGTTTACTTGCTGATCAGGCAGAGGACGTTGTTAATAAAATTGACGCTGTAGCAAATACACAACCTGTTACCGCAAAAGACCTTGGTGAAATCTTGACTCGCAGTTCTGCTGCTATGTCGGCCGCTAATAATACACTGGAAGAAACTATTGCGCTTGGTACTGCTGCAAACGCAGTTATCCAAGATGCAGACACGGTCGGTACAACTTTAAAAAGTCTTTCTATGTATCTCCGTGCTGCTAAAAGTGATGCAGAGAATGCAGGTATTGAAGTTGATGGTATGGCCAATTCTGTATCTGAACTTCGTAGCGAACTGAAATCTCTGACTGGCGTTGACATCATGCTGGATAGCAAAAATTTCAAGAGTACATATCAAATCATGAAAGAGCTGTCTCAAGTATGGAGTGGCCTGTCCGATGTAACGCAGGCGAATGTCACTGAGATGATTGGCGGAAAGAGAAACGCAAATGCAGTTAGTGCTATTCTAAACAATTTTGACGTTGCTGAATCTGCTATGGAATCTGCTGCAAACAGCGCAAACGTCGCATGGGCTGAGAATGACGAGTGGCTTGATTCTATTCAGGGACGCTTAAATCAACTCGATGCGTCTTTCCAAGCTCTTTCTACCGATGTACTTGACTCCGGTCTGGTCAAGACTGTCGTATCTCTCGCAACTGGACTTACAAAAGCCGCAGATGCAATGATCAAATTTACTGGCGCTATTCCAATGGGTGCTGGTATCGCAACCTTTATAACTCAGCTGGGTAAACCCAAAATGACGGGTTTCACGATTGTGCCCAGCAATACTCCGGGTGGTGACACGGAACAAGCCTGCTGCGCTTATTATATTAGGTGCTGCAGTGCGAGGGAGTATTTAGTAAAACCGACGAACATGGCAGCGTAAGCTGTGGCGAGTTTGGGTAATTCTCGTCCGGGAACCGAAAGGAATCCGCAGGCAAGCTCTGCATGTGCCTACATTATTATAATAGGTACTGCCAGAGACGCTTCAGAGAGCATAATGTCGGAGTGGAACTACGTGTGTAACAGCGCCGTAGATTCACTATGGGGTGCTCCAAATCACTGCTACGCATGTTAAACGCATGTGGACAGAAAAAATTACAGGTGGCTTCTCCCCTGCCGTCAAAAGTGGAGAAAGTAAAACCATGGTATACGCCGTGACGTTGACAGAAGTATTATTATATGATAGTATCAGGAGGAAAATATGGACGAAGAGATGCGCAAGCTTTGTGAGAAATATGCGTGGGCTTGGTATTTTGATCATCCACATCGATTAGAATGGCAGAATAAATATTTCCAGTTACGTAAGAAACTATCTATTGAAGAAAAAACGGCTATGACAGATTATTTTTACAAATGTCAGGCTGAAAACGAAAAGCTTCTTCCAGATATTGATTACTTGGGCCCATTTGAATCTTACTTAATAATAAAAAAGAAGGATGATTATGCGTGAAGTAAAAACATACACTTATATTTATAATGAAATCGCAAGATTGATCGTCATTCCTGTGATTTTTAAAACCGATAGCTGTATGATGAAAGTCCAGACTCTTATTGATACGGGTGCGGCGGCAAGTTATGTTTCTAGTTTTGTGTCCACCTCTTTAAACTTACAATTAACAGGGAATATATATCACGTTAAATTTGGAGAAAAAGATGCAAACAGGCCTTCTGTTCTTGCAAATTTAATTCTATCGTCTGACATTTATTTTCAGAACCAAGAATTGACTGTTCTCGAAGACGAGCCTCGTGTTTATGATGCTATTATTGGGATGGATATTCTGTCTTCTATGGATTACTCTATAAGTAATTACGACAATCATACTATATTCACCCTTCGTACACCATCTCAGGCTGAGATAAAATACGGAGAACCTGAAGACATTGATTTGCTAATAGACAAAATTGAAGATCAGTTCCTTTCGACATAGTTTATATTGACACTGCTTGCAGCGTAAGCTATAATAAAAGTACAATCGCGTATTCAAAATATACGGAGGTATTTTATTATGGCTAGACCCAAAGGAAGCAAGAATAAAGCAAAGGTTCTTGATGGCGTTGATTATGCAGCACAGATCGCTGAGAAAAATACTGCCGCAGAATCTCTCACTAAAGAAATCGCGGCACTTGGCACGAATATTGCCGCGCTAAATGCTGAAAGAAAAGCAAAAGAAGCAGAGCTGAAAAAGCTCAACAAAGAGATTGTAAAGCTCGAAAAGAAAAAAGCTGATGCCGATGCAAAGATTGCGGCAGAGCTGAACCGCAAAAAGGCAGAAGATATTGTTGCCAATGCACTGGCCAGCGGTATGACTGCTGAAGAAATCGCTGAACTTCTGAAATAACTGCTGCGTCACATGGTGTCATCATGAATTAAGCCCGACTTCCCTACTACTGGGAGGCCGGGCTTTTGCTATTTATAAAGGAGAATTATTATGACATATACTAAAACTTACTACAGTCCAGGAGATCCAGGATGAGCTAACGGAATGATTCTCTTTGACTGTATCGAAAGCGAAATTCATCACGAAAACGAACTCTATTTGTGGAACGATGATACCAAATCTTATGATAAAGTAACAGAAGAAGAATACGAAGTTAGATTACATAATCGTAAGAAACTCGCATCTCAGACTGACTGTTGGATTGCGTAAAGCGGATATGCAGTTGACACCATCTTTGAACCATGATACACTTCTATAAAAGGAGTGTTAAATCATGGAAGAACATCAAGTAAATCAACCATCTCAGTCAGATCAGGAGCAAGAAGAGCAAAAGAAGATGATTCCTCTTGAAAAGGCAACTGCTTATATAAGCTGGATTAAAGAGAAGCTTGAACTCGATGATCTTGCTGAGTCTGTAAAAGACATGGCTGTGTATCGCGGGCAAGTTTATTGGTGTAAATTTGGCATGGGTGTTGGCTATGAAATTCAAAAGCGTCGTCCTGCTGTGATTCTTCAATGTAATTTGACGAACAAGTGGAATGGTAACACAATCGTAGTCCCCATTACACACAATACTTCAACAAGAATTTCGATGGTAGAAATTGCGCCGAGATATGGTGAAAATGGAGCTATTATTTTAGATGGACACGCTGATGCTACTCAGGTAACAAGAATCAGCAAGGCCAGAGTTGGAGATTACATTTGCGATTTAAAATCGGAAGAATTAAAACTCATTGATGCAGCTGTCGCTAGAGAACTTGATTTGATGCGTCATTATGTTGATATTAAGAAAAAGCTTATTGATAAGACAAATTATGCCGAAAGAGTTGTTAAAGAAAGAAATGAAGCGCAGGATGAGATAAGAGAACTCAGGGTCACTCTTGGGTTATCTGATGCTGACGATTTGGTTTCTTATGTAAAAACATTAAAGGAAAGTCTTGACAAAAAAGAAGATTGAGCATATAATATTTGTAACAGAAGACCCTTTCTCGGATAGATTGGGTATGGCCATTAGTAGACAGAAGAGGCTTCCTCGGATAGGTTGCCTAAAGAAAAGCCCGTATGAGCATTATGCTTGTGCGGGCTTTGTTATTTTATGTAACTGTAATTGAAAACAGTACACCCATGCTAGACTCTACGCCTAACATGGGTGTTTTATTTATGCCATACGAGTTAGACCTGTCTTACCACTCATACCCGCAATTCTTACACTTGAACTGTTTGCCGGGCTTTATTTCTTCTTGTGAAGAAGTTATTCATCATCGTTACTATATTGATATTGCATCTCCATATTATCAAAATCAATATCGTATCGGCTTTCTAAATAATCAAGAATCTGGTTAAGTGCATCTCCTATATAAAAATCATTTGCTCCAAATTCATAGTGTAAAGTGCCAAGGCTACGTTGATTCGACCCATTGAGTATTCCACGATAGATATATTCGGCATAATGATCATTAGGATTATCCATATGGACAGGATATCGATATGTTCTCCCATCTGTGCCATCGCTATTTTGAGTAAATCTATTATGACAATTTTTACTCGCAATGTACTCCAGTCTCTCTATTAGTTCAATTCTATATTGACTTATAGCCATTATATTACCTTCTTGTGTCTTGAAGTATTAAAAGTTGCTCCCACACTGCTTACAGTGCCACTGTTTTCCTATCTTCCCACTGGCTGCACCAACGAGAGACACAGACACGGCACGGCTCACGGTGCTGATCTTCTCGGTATTCGTGGACTTGCAGTAGGGACACGGCACATGAGGATGTTTTGCTTCGTATTCTGCTGAAAGTGCTCGCGCTATTGCTCTTTCTTTTTCTTCCTGTTCTTGTTCTCTTTTAAGTATGCCGGGATTATCTTGTTCCTTTATATAATCTTCGAATGACTTTAAGAAAGCAACATTTATACCTTTGCGAGATATCTCTCTTCTTCCACTTGGACGAGTTGCTATTTTGTCCTCGGTTGCTTTTATATATTCATTCATTAAGTAATCGTTACCGCTATACTCTTGTAAAATACAATCAACCATATAGGCATAAACTACTGACGCAAAGAACTCATCGTCGTTTTCTACCATCCAATCATCTTTTAAGATTTTATAGTCTGGATACTTTTTCAAAATCTTTTTTCCTTCAGACGTTAGAGCTCCTGTTGTCCAAAATCCCCATTTATTCGCCTTGTCGTGTCTATAATCAATGTCTGATTCAATTTCGCCAATTTTCATAATTCTTACCACCTATTTCACAAATAATCTTTGCCGACCACCAAGATTATTATACGGTTTGACAATCAACAAGTCAATAGGCGAACTGACGACGTTAGATGGATCTTTTGATAAAACACTAAAAGCGTCAGAACAACTCAAGGATTTGCCGCAGAGTATTCAAAAATACATGCTCTTTGGAAATTATCAAATTGGAAATGCCAAAAAATTTGACAGTCATTCGATTTTCGATGATATTGGAAGCATTGATGGATTTGTCGCACAATTTGTAAATCTTGACGAAGCCCAACAAAAAGCATTTCTTAGCTTGTCCACTTTTGATAAGGGTTTAGAAAAGTATATTAGAGACACGAAAAATGCTGTTCAAACAGGTGAAAAATTTAATTCTCAATTGTTTGAACAAATCGCATCTCAAAAAGACGATATTACAACTGGTGTTCTGGATGAGTTTATGAAAGCAGGCGGGCTAAAAGATGCTAACGGGGTGCTCTCACTTCCAAACACACAAAACGCTATTGCCTTAATGGAAGACTACGCCAATCATTGTTCCGATGCAAGTAAAATACAACAACTGTTCAACGCTGGAATTTTAGAACAAGAAAATGGCATTTATAAGCTTTCTCAGGCATTCTTGAAAGAAATTAGTGTTAAACAGACAAGCACTACCGCCACAGTAGCTCTTACTGCTGCTCAAAAGGCTTGGAATGTTGTAGCTCAATATGGCAAACAACTTCTTTTATCTATTGGTGTAGCTGCTGTTGCCTTTATTGCAACCAAAATTGTCGATTATCTGATGAATCTGAAAACTCACTCCGAAGAGCTTGTCGCCGCAATGAATGATTCTCACGATGCTGCACAGCAAGCCACTAAGGACGTCGAAGAGATCCAGTCCAAGATCGACGAACTGAACAAATCTCTGAAGGATGCGGGCGTTGATAAGATTGAAGACATCGTAGATCCGGCTGAACGCGAACGGTTGCAAGCCATCAACGATATGCTACAGGCGCAGCTCGAGCTCAAGAAGCAATTAGAGAAAGATGCCGCTGATAAAGCAAATTCCGATACCAGTGCTGTCGTGAATGACAAGACGGAAGATAGTATCGTCAAATTCCATACAATAAATGTTTCTTACGCAGAGGGTGGCGCAAATGCTGGCACTCATCAAATTGCAGAAAAAGTGTCTAAGACAGAATCCCTCGAAGAGCACACTGCTGCACTTAATGAACTGGTTGATAAACGCCGCGAACTAGCCACTGCTGGCAAAGAAGACACTCAGGAGTACAAGGACAACGAGGCTGCGATCACATCTGAAACCGAAAAGGTTAAAGCCCTGTCTTCCGCTGTGTCTGAAAATATGAGTGGCTATGAGACCGACGCCGACAGTTTCGCTAAGTATAAAAATGAGTATGTCGCCGGTACAAATGCGATGACCGCAGCCACTAAAGCTCTGGCGAATGCAAATGATGATGTTGGGGAAAGCGCCTCCAATTACAAAACTCTACTCCAAAAGATGAAAGCTGCTAAGGCTGACGTGGATAATGGTGATTCGGAACGCACTGATTATCGTTACATGTCTGCCGTTGATTCTTTAAAGAGATCTGGTATTACAACTGGAGACCAAATTCTCACGTTATCTCGTGATTCTTCCAAGGGAACAGATCAGCAAAAGACAGCTATTGCTATGCTCCGAGAAGAAGCAGCAAAAGCGAAACTTTCTATCGAAGATTACGTTCATGGGCTTGAAGAAATGGGTGAAGTATCTACAACTGCCGCCCTACATACCAAAGAGCTCTCTACTACAATTTCTGAACTTGACAATATTCAGTCCGCATATAAAACTCTTACTGAAACAACAAAAGAATACAATAAGAGCGGCTATCTGACAATGGATACCTTGCAGTCTCTGTTGCAGCTTGATCCTAAATATTACAACTGTCTAATTGATACAGATGGGCAATTGAAAGTCAACACACAAACCATCCGTACAATGACCAAAGCTCGTCTGGCTGATGCAAAAGCAGAGCAGCTTCAATTGGCTTTGGACAAAATGACTACGATTAAGGATTTAAAGAGTGCCAAAGAATATTTGGGAACTGCCACTGCAAATGCTGCAGACGCAGAAGAGCAGTTTGCCGCGATGTACAATCAGATACTCACCACTGATGTCCGTATGAATGGTCCACAGTACAACGCTATGAAAGAAGCGTTAGATCAGATTAGCGCGAGTTATTATTCTATCGCAAAACTGATCGATGAGACTGGTGAAGCACCTTTGGATAAACTGTTTGGCACGACCGATAAAACTTCTAAGTCTACCAAGCAGGCGTCTTCTGCTATTGATGCATGGTCTACCCTATCTTCTGCAATGGGGGAATATAATAAGCAGGGTTCTATCAGTTTGAATACAATGAAGTCACTGATGGGCCTTGAAGAAAAGTATACCGCCTGTTTGAAAAAGCAAGGAAACGAGCTGACTATTGATGCCACAAACTTCCGCAATATGATTCAGGTAGAACTTGCGGCTGCTGCAGCAACTGCTGACGCTTCAGATAAGACGAAGGCCAAAGTCTCTCAGTACACGCAGATTCTTCAATACCTTGATGAAAATGCAAAAGAAGGAACTATTTCTCTGAATGAGCTTCGCGATGCGATTGAAGGTGTTGGCGCATCTCTTGATAAAGCACAGGAGAAAACTTCTGGCTTGAAATCTGCATTCGGAACCATTCACGACATTTTGAATACTGATAACCCTGCTGGTGCATTGACTAGCGATAACGTAGAATCTGTTATTGATCTGATTCAGGAACATAGCGAGCTTAAAGACATCCTCTATGATGAATCTGGAAACCTTCAAATCAACGAAGAATCCTTGAAAGCTGCGACGATCCAGCTGTTAGAAAACGAAAAGGCTGCGACAAAGAACGTAGCAATTCAAGCTGTTTTACAGAAATCTATTGACGACCTATCAAATGGCGTTATTAGCATTACGGATTTCTTAAAGGGCCTAAACACAGAGCTTAACGATATTGATGCAAAACTCGACAAGTTCCAAAGCGGATTCTCTGATATCACTGCGATCGTTGAAGAATACAACACATACGGACAATTAACGCAGGATTCTTATCAGAAACTGATTCGTCTTGATCCAAAGTATCTGGAATGTCTACAGAAGGAAGGAAATCAGCTCAAATTTAATGCAGCCGCATACCGTATGCTTTACGCAGAACAGCTTAACACTCTAGCGATGACTGCAAAAACATCCACTCAGCGTGATACATATACGTCGATGCTGGCTGACATTTTCGGATTTACACCAGAGCAGGTCGATCAGTACAAAGCTTCTATTAGCGAATACAACGATCTGGTACAGCAATATTCCGCCGAGGGAATTGATCATTATGGCAACGTAAGCAACATTGATCGAGACAAGATTGATTGGACTTCTGAAAATATGGAGAAATATCGAGACTTTGTCGATGAAATGAATGCAGAAAACCCTGATACCGTTGTCGAAGGTGAATATTCTACAATTCTTGGAACATCTACTAATATTGATGGCCTTGAAATCGCTTATACTCCAATGCTTCAAACCGATGAAGGGCTTATTCCTCTCACTCAAGATCAACTTTGGAATTATTTAGACAAGGTTATTGATGGAGCTTATGAATCTGATGGTGGGTTTAATGCAGATAATATTCTGAAAATCGATGCAGAAGGTTTCGACCAGGAGATCAACGGAACAGTTGTTCGTGTTCACGGTATGATTGCCGGCGCTGAAGGAATGATCGTCAATGGCGTAAAAACAACCGGCGCTGATATTGCGGCTATTGCTGGTGCTACAGAGGACGAACTCCAAAAAGGCTTCGGTCAAACCAGTTCTTTTGTTGGCAAGGATATGCATACTCTTCAAGCTAATGCTACCGAGGCAAAAGACAGGACCGGAGACTTGGTTTCCATTTTGAACGAGATGGGAATTGACGGCGCTGCTGCTTTACAACTGCTCGAGGATCACTTTGGAGACGTAAATACATCTGCCGAAAAATTTAAATCGCTGCTTTCTGGTATTAGTTCTCTCCTCTCTGACTTCCTTGGAATTTTCGAGAAGCTGAATGATACTAAGTCCAATGACCTCAAGCTCTGGGGCGAGGCCATGACTGAGGAAATCGACAAGCGAATTGATGCTCTGAACGAGGCCAATGATGCTCAGGAGCGTTCTATTGAGCTTGCAAAACTTCAGGACGAATACGAAAAAGCAAAGGCTAACAAAACTGTTCATGTGTATGGAGGTCGTGGTCAAGGCTTCGTTTGGAAAGCCGACGATAATGCAGTACATGAAGCAGAACAGAATCTGTCTGATAAACGCCGCGAGTATAAGCTCAAAGATAAAACAGATGCTCTGAATAAATTGAAGGATAAGTACAGTGAGGCAATGAATCTCATTGGTACTGACATTGACGACTACAACAAGAAATTGGAATATGCCGCCAAAATTCACAATATGTCCTTCGAGGAAATGAGCGATGGTGTTACAAACTACAAAGACAGCGTTATTGCAAGTCTTGGCGCTGTAAATACCGTTACTGATATCAAGAATACTATTTCTAGTGTTTCTTCTCTTATTTCTACTTTGGAGACTCTGGCGAATGTCTTGAATCTCCTTAATGGCGGAAGCGGCGACGGCGGTGGAGTCTTTGGCTTTATCAACCAGATCAAGAACATGTTTACCGGCGAGGGCGGAGACTTTGATCTTGGTGGCGGCTTCAAGAAGATGTTCGATGGCGCGGCTAAAGTCGTTTCTGACGGTTGGAATTGGATTACTGGTAAGAACAGAGCTGGTTCAGCCGCACTGAAGAAAGATACAACTGCGACACTGGATATCCTTGGCAACACAATAAAGGTGAATACAGGCGATATTCAGCGCGTATCTGGTGGATTCTTTGAGAGACTGGTTGGTGCTGCGAAAGACAATCTTGGTAGTATCGGTAAGTTCTTCTCAGGCGCATAGACATCTATTTCTGAGAAAACCGGGTTGATGTTTAGTGACATCGGTTCGTTCTTTACAGAAGGATTTGGCCTGCTGAACAGCCAGACAGGACTTGGTCTTGGTGGCATTGTTGAGACCGTCGGAAGTATGTTTGGCCCAATTGCGGCTGGCGCACAGTCTATCGGTAGTGCCATCTCGTCTGGCGTTGTGAGCTTCTTCCCTTCTATCTTCGCCGGACTTGGTACTCTGGTGACGAGCGTTGGCAGTGCTATGGCCGCTATGATGCAAGCGATTGCTGCTGCTCTTTCTTCCATTCCTATTGCAGGTTGGATTGCTGCCGCCGCAGCTGTTGCAGGTGCAGTTGCTCTGATTGCTACGATTGCTTCAATTGCAAGTAATGTTTCCAGTACACAGGTTGATGAACCTACTCCCGCATTCCAAGCAAAGAAATATGCAAAGGGTACTCGTGGCGTTAAGAAGGGCCAGATTGCAAACGTTGATGAAAAGGGCGAAGAGCTGATTGTTCGTAACCCCGACCAGGGACGCATGACATATCTTGAAAAGGGCGACGGTGTTATCCCTGCAAAGGAAACCGACAACCTGATGGCGATTGGTGCTAACCCCGAGGGCTGGCTGGCAAAAGGTTTGGCCGAAGCGACCGGTAGTGCTGCTGCCGGTGCCGGTATGAGTGCCCAAGGTCCAAATGCTCAATTGAGTGGTGCCGCAGCTGCCGCAGCCGCTGGTGTTGGCTCAATTTTCGAGAGCGAGTATGATGAGATCCTTGGTGATACAAACGAGTTCATGTCTGGACTCTCTGATATTTTCAAGAAGAGTGATAATCCGATCATTGCCGCCGTTCAAAGCATGATTTATATGATCACCAAGACTACATATCGTATGTCTACGGTCGGTAAGATCAACTCCTCTAAGACAGTGACAGAATCCACCAGCAACACAAAGAAGACGGCTCAGAATCAAATTTCGTCTATGACGAGCAACTTTGAGTCTAGCTGGAAATCTGTAGCTGGCGAGCTCGGCCTGGATACAAAGGATATTGAAGCAACCAGCAAAAAGATGTCTGAAAAGATGAACGAGCTGGTAAACAATACCTTTGATGCACTAAATGAGAATACCGGTCTGAGCGCCGAACAGGTTGAAGATGTCACAAACACGATGTTTGATTCGCTGCAAAAGATTTATACCAGTGGATGGAATAGTCTCGCTTCCACTTCCGGCGACATGTCTAAGGAGATTGCGGATAAGCTGAATGCGTCTTATAAGTCTTCTGTTGACAGCACAAATAAGGCCATGAATGAGATTTCCAAGGCATTCGGTCACAGCTGGACTAAGGTTGGCGGTGGTGTAAAGACCCTGAGTACCAATGTTCAAAAGACAATGGAGCAGGCATGGGCTGACACCAGCCAAGACACCCAGAAGCTGATGTACGATATGCGTGCGTGCTTTGACAATAGTTGGAGCATGAACGAAGCTGGCGTAACTAATCTGGCAGAAATGACTCAGGGAACGGTGAAAGATGGTTATGCCGAGATTGATTCTTCGAGCTCTAATACATTTGGTGAGAATGGTCAGTTGAAAACGGATGCAGACAATTCGTGGAAGAATGTAGAACCTGGCGCTACGAATTTAGCAAACAATATGCAGTGGGTGATGGATCAGTCTTACAACGCCATCAAGGCCGGATGTACAGCTGCCGTTACATCGATCAAAAACGATTTGGCGACCACAGGTGATGCATTTGAAGCTGTCGCTACAAAGGCAGAGAAGGCAAAGCAAGAGACACAACAGCAACAACAAACTGCTCAACAGCCTGCTAAACAGAAAGGGGCTCTTGAGAATATTGCGGAAGGAGCCGGGCAGTTTATTAGAGGCGTTGGCCAAGGCATAGCCGATGTTGTTACAGCACCGTTTAAGTTCCTTGGATCATTACTTGGTTTTGCAAGTGGCACAAAGGAAATAAAGAAGTCTAATTTTGCTAACGTTGACGAGCAGGGTCCTGAGATGCTGGTTCGTAAACCGGATTCCGGTCGGTACACTTATCTTGAGACCGGCGATGGTGTTGTCCCTGCTGATATCACATCGAAATTGTTTGAGATGGGTGGCAACCCGGATGCATGGTTCCAGAAACAGATGTCAAAGTACGGTTCTCAGCCGATTGTTCAGGGCGGCGGTGGAGATGTTACAACTTCGATTGGCGATATTATTATCACAAATCCTGTTGGCAGCTCTGACGCTCTGGCAAATGAAATCAAACAGAAGTTACCGACTAAGGTTGTTCAAATACAAAGTAAGCGGTAAGTAATAGTTTTTTACAGCCGATACCACTAGGAAAGCCTAGCGGGTCGGCTTTTATTTTTGATTAGGAGGAAAAGAAATGGCAGATAAATCAGCTATTGATGTGCTGGCCGAGGTGGTGACTTCTGCCGCTGAACGCGCTGTAAAGAATGCAAAATTTGACGTGTCCGCCTATGGAGTGATTACAGAAAAAGAAGACCAGCACTATAAAATTGCTGTATTTGGTGGCGAGTACGGCATTGTAACAAACCATGATTATATTGTGGGCCAGAAGGTTGTTGTGACTGCATTGCAGGGCAACTTCCGTAACCTGATCGTATCGGAGAGTAATACCAGCGTTGAGATTCTAACAGTGAAATCTCTGGTGTCCGGTGTCGATAGCTTGAATGCCGAGTTTGAGTCTATGAAAGACAAATCCCAGCAGACAGAAGATACTGTTCAGGATCAGCTGAAAAACACCATCAATACTTGGTATAGAAACGGTCATCCGCATACATATAACTACCCTGCTTCAGATTGGAAGACAGATGAAGAGAAACAAGCACACGTCAACGACATCTACTATGATAAAAGGACTGGTATTTGCTATCGCTGGGTATATGACCAGGATAAACAGCAATATTTCTGGATGGAAATCGTGGACGCCGGTGTTATCAATGCACTTTCGATGGCAACGTCTGCACGAGATCTTGCAACAGAAAAAGTCCGTGTTTTTACTGACACACCGACTGCTCCATACGATGTGAATGATCTATGGATTTATGGCGGTATCGGTGGTGCATTGTATATTTGTATTACTGCAAGAGGTGAAACTGAAAAATGGACATTCAGCGACTGGGCTGTTGCGACAAAGTATACGGATGATACAACTGCAAATGCGGCAGTTGAACGGGTAGGCGCTCTTGAAACAAAAGAAGCCAATGATGTTGCCGACCTATGGCGCTCAATGAATGGCTTTAACGATAATATTGGCGGGTTTACAAATAGGGATTATATCGCTACCAAAAAGCAGGTGGGCGACAATACAAGTAATATTGAGCAAAATACTTCTGATATCTCTTTGTTAAGGACAGACCTCGATAAGGCAAAAACAGCTGAATCCAATCATTATCAGGATGTGACACGTAAGATTTCGGCTGCGAACTCAAATATCTCGACCTTAAAAACGAACGTATCAGATATCAATAAAACGATTTCTGGAATCACCGTTGACAATTTTCTGGCCGCATTGAATCTGGCCGTAAATACCAATGGTGAACTTTGCTATATATCGAAGGAATAATTCGGAGGTGATAACTTGAAACCAATTCTATCTAAAATCGGCGCATTTGATGCCACAAAGGATCATACATTTCAGTTTGCCGCATACGCAGACATTGATATCATTGCTCTTATCGTCTTCGATACTCCGACGGGCAGTATTTTACAGGGTGATACGCTTTCAAAAGGTGTGTATAAGTTTGGCACATTCCCTGCCGGTGGCACTGGTCTAGCACGATATTTTACGATTCCAGCAGGCACGTTTGAGAACCGTAAAGATCCGTATTATATGATTATTCGCTGCCGACTGAAAGGCACAAATCTGTTTTCAGAATATTCGGACAAGCTGCTGTTTTATTGCCATGAGGAACCGACAATCAAACTGAATGACCTGAGTTCTTCCGGCGTGACTACTATTCCATACCCTTCTTATTCCTTTGAGTTCTCTTACAAGTATAAAGTATCGGAGGGTGAATCTGTAAATCGTTATGAATTTTGGCTTTATGATGCGAATCGCGAGCTGCTGAAAAAGTCGGTGAGTTACTATTATCGCGACTCATTGAAGGGGTTCCAGATTGATGGACTGGATAACCATACCCTGTACTATCTGAGAGCGACGGCAGAATCTGTTGGCGGCTATCAGCTGGACACTGGCTTGCAGGCGTTCCGAACTGACTATCCAGAGTATGTGGATGACGTAGAATTCACCGTTCAAAATAATTATCGTATGGCTAATATCAGTATGCACGCACAGTATTTCCTGACAAGAAGCAGTGGTGCAAATGCTCTGCGAATCAAGCGACGCAAGAAAGGCGCAGCTATCTGGACTTCGCTTTATCAGGAAGAGATCGATTTGAATCATGTCATTATGAAGATGGGTTAGTCGAACCTGCACATCAATAAAACGACTGGTCAGCCAATGGGTAACTATAAGGCGGTGACTTCTGGTTATATCGACAAGGATCGAGTTCTTTCTTTCCAGTTCAAATCTGAAGACAAGGCATTTTGTCTGATTGCGTATACCGCTGACCGGAAATTCATCAAAGCATCAAGTGATTTTACATCGACTGATGAATTTAGGAGTTCCAGTGAGTATAAAGAGTGGTTCTCTGAGACCTTCCTGAGCAACATGAAATACTATCGTGTTGAGGTATCAGCAACAAAGAATCAGGATTTGGAGCCAAAAGACTTTAATGACTTTTATATGTACAGCGCTGACGATGGTTATGTGATGATTGATTATACCGACCTATACGCCATTGGCCGCAAGACCGACTATGAGTACGCCGTAGCTCCCGTTGCAAATGGCATTGAGCTTGGTTATGCAAAGGCCAGCGTTGTAAGTGACTTTGATGGTGCTGTGATTACTGACGGCAATAAGACCTACCATATCTTCCTTGAGCCGAAGGTGGACAGTGTTGAGAAGGTACGTTCTGCTACAGTTGTCGAGACGATGGGAAGCAAGTACCCGTATCTGTTTGCTGGCAGTGAAGCCAATTATTACAGCGGCCACTTCTCTGGTGTTGGCATCCGTTTTGATAACACAATGAAAGATTTTGATATCAATGGCGGCAATGCGTTCCGTGATGAACTGAGCGAGTGGCTGACTAACGGCAGTGCAAAGCTGTTGAAGATGTTTGATGGCCGCAGGTGGCTGATGGGTGTCAATGGCAATGTGTCTATCTCCTGCTCTGATCACTATGACAAGGGCGTGCTGGAGTTCGACTTTGTGGAGCTTGGCGACGCAGAGAGTGAGAGTGACATGTATAACAATGGGCTGAGTGATTATCAGCCGGGAGGTAGCGTATGACATATCTTCCGACTGACGCAGACCTGGCGCTATTGAACAATCATTCGTCTAATATTTACTGCCGCATTGATATGTTGAACAAGGATTTTCTTACGATCGACAGCTTAGAAGGTCTTGTAATCGACGGCTCTGTTTCTATTGACTCAGAGTCTGATGTGCGGCGAACCTTTAATGTGACCCTATATCTGGGTAAAAAGAGCGGCATTTCCAGCCTGACGGAAGAGGATTGGATCAGTAAAAATGTGCGTGTATTCATTGGTCTGTCAGGAAGAGGAATGTCAAAAATCAGCGGTTCTAAGAGCACTGATGAGATGATTCAGGCGAATGTGGATTATCAGCTTGCTACGAAGAACTATGATAATTTGATTCAGGACATTACAGCCAGAGGCTATGCAAAATACGGCAATATCGACAACCTGAATCGAGATGTACTGGTGTGGACACGAGCTAATATCTCAAAGTATCATACGTTCTTTGACCAGATCAATGACGGCACGCCACCGGATGACCCAGCCGAAGCCGAGGAGTGGTACACCAAACTTGGTGATTATTCTACAGTTTTGGGAAGTGATGACCCAATTTGTCAAAATGGCCCTTATATCGCATTTACGCCGATGCTACAAACCAAAGACGGGCTTGTGCCGCTTGTGAAGGATGATATCTGGGCTTATCTGGATGCTGTGGCAACAAAAGCGAAGTCAATGAGCGGCGGTCTCTCCCCTGCCAATATCCTTGAGGTAGATAAATCAGGCATTGATAGTTTCGTGTATGGTAACAAAATGCATGTACATGGGATGATTGCTGCTGTTGAAGGTATGGTTCTGAACGGAGTTACGCTTGGCAAGGTAGACGTGTCTGCTATTGCCGGTTAGAGTGAGGACGAATTGCGGGCGACATATGGTAAAACCAGTGTGTTTGCAGGACATTCCATGCACGACATTCAGGCAGAAGTGATTGACACAAAGACCGCGCTGAATGAGCTGTATAACGACCTGTTCCTTAGCTATTCCAATTCAGCTGACAGCTCTTATGTCAATGGCGTAAAAATCTATTGGTATAACGAAGGATGCTATACATTTACATCCAATGGCTTTACATACAGCGCAACAGAAAATACCGTACAAGCCAGTTGTGTTGACTTGGTTTCTCGTATCAATGGAGACTTGGGCGGGCAGTTGGTTGGCGGCACACACCGTATTGAGAAAGGCACTCGCATTGGTGACGCAATCTGGACAGTATTAAGAGATGAGACGGAGTTCAAGAAATATTCCATCGACTATTGGAGCCGCACTGTTCCACATGACCTGGATTATGATACCGGCTCGACTGTTTGGGATATTCTCTCAGAATTACGTGACCTGTATTATCCGTTTGAGATGTATTCTGACGATGATGTGTTTGTATGTCGTGAGATTCCCAGTGGATTTGATGACCCGCCTGTGCTTGACCCGGAAGTATTCGAGAAGCTGGTAACCAACGATGGCGAATCGGCTACAGTGGATTATGCCGCTGTCCGAAACTGTGTTGAAGTGTTTGGTGCAACGATTGAAGCAGACGGAGCAGCCACTGTAAAAGGATGGTCCGGTGCAAATAAGACAATCAACCTTGTATTTGACGCAACCGAATCAACATGGAAGAGTGAAACGAAAGTATCTTTTGTGGCTCCTGCAAATGTTGAAGCTGCCAATACGGACAAAAATGGCAATGTTGTAAGCGGTGCTATGACGGTAGTGCTGACATTCACATGGAAGTACAAAGACAAAGATGGCAATGAACAGGTTGGCTCTGAGACAAAAACAAGTACGCTGTATCGTTCTTTGACTGATGCTAATGGTTCGGATGTTATTCAAGACCCCGGTTGCATTAAGGCAACGAAGTATTATGTGCTTCAGTGGAATCCGAATACTGGCCGCATTTACTTCCTCGGTCAACAGCAAAGTCATGCTATGGCAAAACTGGTGGACGAAATCCCAGCCGCCAAAGAGATCGAAGCTCAAAAGGCAGAAGATAACTGCGACAACATGGCTTTCATCTGTGTGAATGACCCGAACAATATTGATGACCTATATAATGCACGGCTGTCTATTGAAAAAATTGGTCGTAGAACTGAAATTTTATCAGGTGGAGACTACGAGAACTACACAACGGATGACGCAGCCATGGAAGTTTGTCAATACGAACTGTGGAAGCGTGCCCGCCTGACCGATGGCCTGAGTGTAACCATACGACTGGTTCCGTGGCTAGACGTGAATGAAAAGATTCAGTATGCCGCCAAATATCTGGGTGGTAAGACACCCGTGGATTGGATCATCAAGAGTATATCTATGAATCTGGGCGAAGGCACAATGTCGCTCTCTTTGAGCCGCTATTACCCTTATTACACTTATATCGTAAACAACAAATATACGTTCTATCAGGACAATTTGTTTGATAAATATTTCCCCGAATTAACTGCCACTACGGCAGATGAACAATAAGAGAGGAGTGAGCAAATGGCACTATCTTTTGGAGAATCTAAGCGGTTAGCTGCGAAAAAGGCCGCAAGTACCGCAAATGTTTCTGTTGATGATATAGATGTCGCAACTCTGGAATTAAACGACCAAGACCAAATTGCCGTGTATGACGACAACAGAGAAGAGACATTTGAGCGTAGTGGCAATTACACCTGGTTTGCTGATTACTCTGATGACCAGTGGTCTTACATCGACAAGAACAAAGACATTCAGCTGGATGCCAATCAGATCAACATCACACAGGAGTCCAACTCTCAGGTCATTCCGTTTGAAATGCCTCGTTACTATGATGGTATTGACCTGCTTCAGATGACGATTCAGATCCACTACCTGAATGCAGACAGAGAGGAGAACTATGCTTCCCCTATCAACGTGAGTTACAGCAATACAAAAATCCGTTTTTACTGGTTGGTGGCAAATGACGCTACTGCCAAAGAGGGCGAGCTGCAATTCGAAATCATGGCATCCGGTGCTGTGAATGTTCCGAATACAAGCACTACCAAGAGCTATCTGTGGCGCACCCGCCCGAATGGCCGACTGAATGTACTAAAATCGCTGACCGGCAAGCAGATGGTTGATCCGAGTGGCAACGACTGGTATACACAGTTCCTGGCAACAATGAGTCAGAAAGTTGGCGAAGCACAGGTTGCCGCAACCGCTGCTGAGAAGAGCGCACAGGACGCAAAGAATGCAGTTGCAAGTGTGGATGAAAAGCTGGCGCAGTTCTATAAAAAGGACGAGGTTGACGGCTTTGTTACGATGCTGCGTGGTGAGATCGCTGCCGTGGATGGTCTGGCAAATTTCAATGTGCAGTATGACAACGATACCCGCACTCTGACGTTTCTGAATGGTGCTGAAGAAATCACAAAGATCAAGTTGAACACTGACCCTTCTGCTGAGTGGGTAAGCATGTACAATGGTATTGTAGACAATAAAATCAGCACTGCTGTGACCCCTGTTCAGACTGAGCTGACCGAATATAAGACTACAAATGATGCCGCTGTGCAGGAGCTGAAGAATAGTGTTGGCGACCTGCCTGAGACTTTGAAGTCCTCCTATTATAATAAGGAAGCCACAAACGCACTACTCGATAAGAAAGCAGACAAGACGACCGTTGACGTGCTCTCCAGTGATGTGAGTGGCCTGAAGAATACGGTTGGCGGCATTCAGACTTCTGTTGACCTGGCCAATGCGGATATCGCCAAGATTCAAGAGACCTTGAAAGACTTTAAGCCCGATGAGAATTCTGGCCGTGAGTACGATATCACTTACGAAGATTCCAAGCTGAACCTGTTAGAGAACGGTACGGTCAAGACCACTGTTATTATTGAAGGTGGCGGCGGTGGCGGTGGCAACACCTCTACGATCACCATTGAGCGTATTGGTGAATCTTCTATCGCTGTTGTTAAGGGCGACACCGCAACTGTCGAATTCAACTTTACTTCTGTGGATAACTCCGGCGAAGACACTGGCGATGCTACTGGCGTATGGTACGTTGGTAACACAAAGGTCGCAACTTCGACTGTTTACCAGGGCAAGAACAGCTTCGACATCACTCAGTATCTGCACAATGGCGACAACAAGATCAAATTGCAGGTTACTGACTCCGTTGGCAGCATGGGTTCAAAGACTTGGAATATCAATATTGTCGAGTTTTATCTGGAGAGTATCTTCGATGATTCTCTGGTTTATAGTGGTGAAGTTACTTTCCGCTTTACTCCATACGGAAATATCAATAAGGACGTTTCCTTTACTATGGATGGCAAAAAGCTTGGTAGTGTTACAACTGCGGTTACCGGCAGACAGATGACCTATGCGATTCCGGCACAGAGACACGGCGCTCACCTGCTGGAAGTGACCATGACTGCAAATATCAATGGCAAAGCTGTGACCAGTAATACCATTTATAAAGATATCATGTGGGCAGAGGAAGGCAATAGCACACCGATCATCAGCTGCGCCACAAAGGAATTCACCGCAAAACAGTATAGTACCACCGGCATTATTTACACTGTCTATAACCCGGCCTCTTCTACTGCAAGCATTACGCTTGAAGTTGACGGCATTAAGACTTCTACACTGACTGTTGGTCGTACTGCTCAGACTTGGAGCTTTAAATCTTCTGATATTGGCACCCACACTCTGACCATTACTTGCGGCGCTACCATCAAGAGCATCACCGCAAAGATCGAAGACCTGGGCATTACCATTGAGCCCGTTAAGACCGGCCTGATGCTGGACTTTAATCCAGCTGGCCGCAGCAACGCAGATGTGAACCGCCTGTGGAGTTCCGGCAGCAATAAGATGACTGTCAGCGACAACTTTGACTGGGTGAACGGTGGCTACCAGATCGACGAAGATGGCGACACCTACTTCTGTGTCAAGGCTGGCACAACTGCTACCATCAGCTATAAGCTTTTCGCAGACGATGCAAAAAAGAGCGGCAAGAATTTTAAGCTGGTGTTTAAGACCACGAACGTCCGCAATTATGATGCTACTGCTGTAACCTGTTTGAATGGCGGTGTTGGTCTGAACATTCAGGCTCAGAAAGTTACGCTGGCCAGCCACCAGAACAGTATTGATTTACCCATCTGTGAGGACGATTTCCTTGAGTTCGAGTTCAATATTCTGCCGGACAAGCAGTTCCGCGAGATGGTTCTGTGGTGTGATGGTATCCCCTGCCGTGTTGAACTGTATGACACCAGCGACAGCTTTACTCAGGCTGCTCCCGTTGGCATTACTATTGGCTCTGACGATTGTGACGTTATCGTGTATCGTATGAAGAGCTACGGTATGAACCTGACAGATGATGAGATTCTGGACAACTTTATTGCCGATGCGAAGAACGCCGAAGAGATGGTTTCTCGCTACATGCGCAACGACATTACGGACGCAAGCGGCGAACTGACTCCTGACTTGCTGGCAGAGAAGTGCCCCGATCTGCGTATCATCAAGATCTCCGCACCTACTTTCACCACCGGCAAGAAAAACGAAGTCGCCAACACTACGATCCAGCAGATCTATAAGAATGGTCGTGCCAAGGAGGACAACTGGACTGCTACCGGCTCCCACAAGGGTCAGGGTACCAGCTCAGACCACTATGGCGCATCTGCTCGAAACATTGATATCAACTGCAAGGGCGGCTTTACGTTTGGTGACGACACTACCGGCGACACCTATGCACTGACCGAAAACAGCGTTCCTGAGAAATATTTTAACATCAAAGTCAATGTTGCTTCCTCTGAGAATGCAAATAACGCCCTGCTGGCAGACGAGTTTAATGAGTTCAACCCCTATGTGCGTCAGGCCAAGAAGGATAATCCCAAAGTGCGTGATACCATGGAGTTCTATCCCTGTGTTGTGTTCCTTCAGGAGACTGATACCACCAATGCGACCGTATTTAACGATGGTCAGTGGCACTTCTATGCCTGCGGCGACATTGGCAACTCTAAGAAGAACAGCAATACGATGGGCATGGACCCTGAGAACCACAAGGAATTTATCGTTGAGATCGACAACAACGCCGATGAGCAGACCCGCTTCCTGAGTGGCGATTTCTCACAGGAAACTTGGGACGGCGATCATTCCTTTGAGTTCCGTTACAGCAACCCTGCCTGCACTGAGAAAGAGATTGAGGATGGCAAACAGGCGTGGATCACAGCTCAAAACTGGGTGGTGAATGCAGATGATGAGGAATTCAAGGCACATTTCAAGGATCACTTCGATCTGGATTCTGCTATTTTCCATTATCTGTTTACTGAGCGCCATACCATGGTTGATAACCGTGCAAAGAACGTGTTCCCGCACACCAGCGATCTGGTTCACTGGGACTTCTGCTTTGACTACGATAACGATACCGCCATGGGCAATGATAACGAGGGTGGTCTGACTCTGACTTATGGCTACGAGGACACTGATACCATCGGTACAAAGAATGTGTTTAACGCTGCTGACTCCAAGCTGTGGTGCAAGCTGCGTGACTTGTTCCCCGATGAGATGGCAGCGATGTTCCGCAACCGTGAGAATGCGCTGGCATGGAGTGCGACCCGTATCTTGAAAAAGTTCGAGGAATATCAGGATGTGAAGCCCGAAAAGCTTTGGATCATGGATATGCGTCGCAAATATTTCCGCACCTACGAAGATCCCACCATCAATACCACCAGCTATCTACCTATGATGCATGGCAACAAGCGTCATCAGCGTCGGCAGTTTCAGCGCTATCAGGAAAAGTACATGGCATCTAAGTATTCCGGCTCTGCCGCAACCAGTGATGATATGACCATTCGTGGCTATACTCCCACCAACTGGACTGGTGTAAAACCGGACGGCACATTCCATATCACACCTTATGCTGATACCTATGTCTCTGTTCTGTACGGCTCTAACCCTGTAAAGATGCGTGGCAAGCGCGGACAGACCTACACGATTGAATGCCCCATCACCGCAATGAACGATACTGAAGTTTATATCTATAATGCTTCTATCATTCAGAGCATTGGTGACATCTCTGGCTTCTATCCCGGCTATGTTGACTTCAGCCACGGTGTTAAGCTGACAGAGCTAAAAGTTGGTTCCGGTGTGAGCGGCTATAAGAATACGAACATGACCGATTTCGCTGTTGGTAACAACACTCTGCTGGAACATTTGAACCTGCAGAACGTGCCGAATCTGAAGAAGTCTATTGGTCTGACCGGATGCACCAGCCTGACAGAGTTCTATGCTGACGGCTCTGGCATTACCGGTGTCTCCTTTGCAAGCGGCGGCAAGATCAAAATCGCCCACCTGCCTGCAATCGCCAGCTTGACCGCAAAGAACTTAAACTATCTGACTGACCTGACGATTGAGGATTACACCAATATCACTACGCTGACTGTTGAGAAGTGTGCAACCATCGATCTGAAAGATATGCTGGGCAAGTGCACCAACCTGAACCGTGTGCGCATCACCGGCATTGATTGGGAACTGGCTGATACTTCCCTGCTGAATCGTCTGTATGCAATGAGCGGTCTGGATGAAAATGGCTATAACACTGACCATTCTGTCGTGGAAGGCAAAGTGCATGTGCCCATCATTCGTGAGCGTGAGAAGCTGCTGTACACAGAGCGCTGGCCTGATTTGGAGGTCACTTACAACACCATGATCAACCAGTATGCTTGGAAATTCGTGAATAAGGATGGCGCTGTTCTGGATATCCAGTATATTGACAAGGGCGAGCGTGCAGTTGACCCTGTGACACGTTCTGACAATCCGATCCCGACACCTACTTTCCCGAGCACCATCAGTACGGTGTTTACATTCAGCGGCTGGGACACCGAGTTCACTCCTGTTTTTGAGAATCAGACTGTTACTGCTGTGTATGATGAATCTGTGCGTCAGTATCGTGTGCGCTATATGAATCGCGGCGCTGTTCTACAGCAGACAACTGCTCCGTATGGCTCTATGGTTCTGTATGATGGCGACACTCCGACCTATACCAGCGAAGAGACTGCTTATAAGTATTATCTGTTCAGCGGTTGGGACAAAGGCGGCTATGTCAATGGCGACAAGGATATCAATGCTGTCTATGATATATGCGAATACGTCAGCGGCTACTTCAGAGACAAGCAGCTGAGTGACCTGCGCCCTGTTGAGATCTATGCCATGACTAAGGTGAATCTGGAGCAGAGTGTTGTTTCTGACAAGGATGCTATCACCATCAAGATGGGTAACGACTTCACCTTCAGCGACGTAGAAGAGAAAGTTCTATTCAACGAGCCAAAGATTTTTACTGGCAAGAATTATGTCGATACCGGCGTATCTCTGCTGGCCGAAGATCGCAGCTGGGTTATGGCACTGGACTATCGAATCGACGAAGATTCTGCTGCAAACTCTGTGATTGCTCAATGCTTCCAGACCAATGGCATGAACGGTTTCCGCTTCTGGGTTAATAGTGGCTCTAAAGTTGCATGGGGCACTGAGTCTACAAACGGCGCTCATCTTGGTTCTCGTGATATGATCGTTCTGCGCCATACTAAGGGCGAAAATGGTATTCATGTTTATGCGGCAAACACCACTGCTGCTGAGATTGGCTATATTCAGCTGAACCGCACTCGTACCACACAGACGAACGCCACTCTGGTATTTGGTTGTGCTAAGGCAGACGACGGTGCTTATGAGCGTTACGCAAAGGGTACGATCTACTGGGGCAAGCTCTGGTATACCGACCTGGGTGATGCTGCTTGCCGGAAGTTGGCCGCATGGACACATGAGGATTTCACCTTCGAGGCTTGTGGCTTCAAACAGTATTACCTGAGCGACAATTCCAACAAGCGTTGTTCTATCAGCTTTATTCAGGCTGGGCTGCTTGGTCAGAAGATGGCTCTGAATACTGGTTCCACCAACACTGGCGGCTGGGCAGATGCGAATATCCGTACATTCCTTGACGGTCGTATTCTGAATGCTCTTCCGATTGGTTGGCAACAGATCATCAAACAGGTCAAGGTTGGCAGTACCATTGGCGATAAGAGTAGCGAAGTTGTGACTGCGGATAGTTATTTCTATCTGCCCTCTGTAGCCGAATTGTTCCCCTCTCAGAATGTCGAGCCTTATATTTACGAAGGTACGGCAATCAGCTTTATGACCGATAATACCAGCCGCATCTGCAATGACGAGAATGGCAATCCTGCCGCATATTGGACACGAAGCCCGAATGCTCAGTATGGAAGTTATTTCTGGTCTGTGACTGTGACTGGCGAATATTACGGATTTACCCCTGCAAACAATGCACAGGGTATCCGCCTAATGTTCAGCGTTTAAGGAGGTGTTGAGAGTGTACTACAAGGTATTGAAAAATGGCCGGGTGATCGATGCTCTTGACCACCTGCGCTTTGTAAAGTATCAGCCCAAGCACGACATTATGGTGAACTGTACAGAGGATGATGCACAGGGAATTATCAGCAGTGACGGCAGTCATATCTGGCACGTGGACGGGTATTATCTCATCCCCTGCCCCGAGTATGACACCGTGGAACTGCATGAAATTGACCTGTATGAATATGAGCAGCTGAAAGCCTTGGGTGGTAAAACGCCTGAGGCTATTATTGATGCTTACACTTTGAGTTTGATTCAAGGAGGGCTGCTATGAGCGACGAGAGGAAGTATAGCGAGTTCGTTGAGAGTATGCATCGGCTGTACAATGACGGAATGATTCAGGACAAGCTCCTGGACAATCTGTTTGCCGGGCACAAAATCTCAAAGGACGAGTATCTGTATATCATCAGGAAGGAGGTGTGATATGTATACCTTTTTGATCAATGAGGATAATACACTGACCGTAAGTAAGAGAGAACGCATTATGGAGCGCAGCAAGCAGGTGGACACTCTCCACTTTCTGGCTGACACTACATACAAGGGCGTTGACATGAGTGAATTCACCGTGATGCTTGAGTACGTTCTGCCCATCAGCAAGCGATATAAGACAGAGATTCTGGAGAAATCAGAAGAGCTTTATAAGAACAAGCTGGAGTATAAGCTGCCTATCGACACCAACCTGACCAATGAGCCGGGCGATATCCAGATCCAGCTGACATTCGTTGATGTGACAATGGACCCAGATGGCACGACTGTTCAGCATGTGCGGAAGGTTGGCCCCGGCGTAATCACTGTTGTTCCTATCCAGAATTGGAGCGACATTGTTCCTGATGAGGCTCTGGGTGCACTTGACCAGCGCATTATCGCACTGAATGCACAGATCAAGGCACTGAGTGACCGTAATAACGCTATTCTGGATGGTAAGGCTGATGACCTGAGCTACAACGACGACCATACTCTGCAGCTGCTGGCCAACGGTAAGCCGATCGGCAGTGCGGTCAAGATTACTCAGGAGAGCGTCGAAACTGAAGACGGTAGTTTGCGGGTGGTTCCGTTCTAAGCCATCCGCTTCTTTTATAAGGAGGCAAAGATGGCACAGGCTAAATATTCCAAGCTCGGATATGGTAACGCCGAAGATGTAGAAGCTGCGATTGCGCTGGGAATGTTGGACGGCAGGGATATGATCATCACAAAGGATTCTTCAGAGTTCATGTATGTGCGTGATGACCTATCCGTTCAAAAGATTCGTCCCCGCAATCGTTGTTTTGCAAGCGTTACTGAAGCAAACGAGCAATTAAATGAGACGGAAGACACTTATGCAGGTCAAACCGTTATGGTGAAAGACGAAAAAGGTAAATATGCTCCGTGGATCGTTCAACAAAGCGAAGCCACGGGGCTTTTTTCTATTGAGCCTTTTTACGTTGAGCCGACAAATTTTGTTTGGCAAGAATTTTAAGAAAGTGAGGCAAAGATGGCTAATGTAAATTTTGGCTACGGTACAAAAGCGAATTATGATAAGCTAACTACCAAAGATGCCAACACATTGTATTTTATTACAGACACGCGCCAGATTTTCAAGGGTACTGATGAGTACACCAAGAGCTGCAAGCTGGTTAGCGCTCTGCCTGCAAGCGGTCAGATTCAGGGCCTGCTGTATATCCGTATGACTGACTATACCTTCCACATTTGGAATGGCACTGAGTTCGTACAGCTGAATCGCCCCATTGTGACTGAGATTCCCAATGCGGATGCAAGTGACGACAATCTGCCCACAACCAAGGCTGTGGCTGACTATGTGAATGCAAAGATCGCCGCAACCGAGGGCAAGGAAGGTCTGTTCGTTACGGATGTCACCTACTCCCCTGCTACCGGCACTCTGAGTGTGGCAAAGAACGGCGCTCCTGTTCCCACCGTGATGAGCGGCCTGACCCATGATCCCACCTATGATGCTGAGACCCGCACCATCAAGCTGCCTGTGTTTGGCGGCGATGAGCTGGTGATCAATCTGGGCAAGGATCTGGTTGTGAAGACCGGCACCTACAACACAAAGACCAACGAGATCGAGCTGACTATCACCACTGGCGAGGTCGTGAAGATCCCTGTTGGCGCTCTGATCGATATCTATGTTGGTGTGGTCACTCCTACTGCTGAGGTCACTGTTTCTGATGACAATAAGATCTCTGTCAATGTACGCGTATCCACCAAGGGCAATAACAGCATCACCGTTGAGGAAGATGGCTTGTATGTTGCAGTGCCGGATGCTTACACCAAGGCTGAGGCAGACGCGAAGGTTAAGGTCGTCAATGACAAGCTGGATGAGCATATTAAGGATGCTGTGAAGCACATTACTGTTGACGAGCGCAAGGCTTGGAATGCAAAACCCACTCAGGACGAACTGGCTGCTGCTAAGAATGAGGCGATTTCTACTGCCGCTGCTGATGCAACCACTAAGGCCGATAACGCTCTGGCTAGTGCAAAGACTTATGCAGATGGCCTGAATACCACTATGGATGGCCGTGTGCAGGTGCTGGAAGGCGCTATTACATGGAAATCCCTTGATGGCTAATTGATTTGTTTCACCACATGGCAATGACGCTGTGTGGTGAATCTTATTAAGCAAAGGAGTTGAGTATGGCAAATTTATCATTACGCGAGGTCGCACAGTCTCAGCTGGATCAAGCTCCTGTGATTGACGGCCAACTGATCGTATGTACTGATACTGGAAGCACTTATCGAGATATCGGCACAAGACGAATTCAAATCAGCAAAGACTTGGAGATCGTAAGCTCGCTTCCGCTGGCTCCTTTGTCTAATAAGATTTACTACCTGCGTCCAGACAGCTTGTATGTTTATAGTGGCGATGACTGGATTCTTTTAAACCCATCAAAATTCACACTGGAAGCCGACAAAAACGCAATCAATGGCGAAGTTAATATCAATTTAATCCTGAACGGTACGGCGCAAGATAAAATCAAAATCGCTGGCGGTGGTGTGACCACAGTGACAACTGGCGAAACGGGCGATATAACGATTGATACCCCGCACCCGGATGAACTGCTGGCTGCACTGACGAATGATGAGATCGATGCGATCACTGGTGGCATGGTTGATGACAGCGGCAATCCCCTGCCTACGCCGCAGGTTGTGGTGGATGCGACACTGACTGTATCTGGACGTGCTGCTGATGCAAAGGTAACTGGTACAAGGATCTCTGAGGCGCTAAGTATTGCAAAATCGGCTGATGCCGGACTGACCAACGTGCGTACTGAGCTGGATAAGTTGAAGCTGGATTCTGTTGCGGTGGACAAGGCCCTGACAAAAGAGAATTTCGCCGCAGATGCCAAAGCTGTTGGTGATGCTCTGGCGAAGAAAGCAAATGCGGAACATAACCACGATGACCGCTATTATACAGAAGATGAAGTCAATGTAAAGCTCTCAAAGAAAAGCGATAGCGACCACACCCACGATGAACGATACTACCAGCAGAATGAGATCGACGAGAAGCTGAAGGTAAAGGCAAATACGATCAATATCCACACACTGACTATTCCAACTACAAGTTAGCTTACTGACGACACGGTGGACCGATATTCAAAGTATATTGACCTCGACATCGACGGGATCACCTCAAAAGATGTTATTTCTATCAGCGTGACACCGGCCAGTGCAAAGGTGGCCTCTTATGCTCAATTTGCAAACCCGGAAACGTTTGATGGATATGTGCGTCTGAGAGCTGTATCGGTTCCAACGACTGCGATTACAGCTCAGTATTATATCGTGCAAGGCGGCGGACAAACAGATAGCGGCAGTGGTACTGTTGTTGAAGGATATACCAAGGCACAAGTGGATAATAAGATAGCGGCGGCAATCAAGGTAGCCAAAGAAGAACAGAAGTTGCTCGATCATCCTGTTGGAAGTATTTATCAAAGTGTAGAACCGACAAGCCCTGCTGAATTGTTTGGTGGAACATAGGAAAGAATCAAAGATAGATTTATTTTAGCAGCTGGAGATAGCTATACGGCTGGAGCGACTGGTGGCGAAGAGAAGCATAATCACACGCAAGATCTTACTGTTCCATTTTATATTGCTGGTAGTGGAAGTTCTACTAGCACTTATTTTGCTGATTATAAAACAGGAAAATCTTGGACAAGCGCTTATAAAGAGACTGGGTTTACGGAAACAAATGATACAAGCTTCACGCAAGTTCGCGGATTACAAGTTCTTGGAGATGTTAATACCGCATCTTCCATGCCGCCCTACTTGGTCGTTTATATGTGGTATCGCACCGCATGATTGCGGCAATTTTCACTGCTAAAATATTCGTTTTATAAGGAGGATTATATGGCACTAGGAGAAATGAATAGCGGAAACAAAACGCTCCCTGAATGGAGTGAAGTGCAGAATAAACCATCTGAATTTAACCCTGCCACTCACATACATAATGACCTTTACCCTGAAGGAGATAATCGAAATGATAATACTTCTCCGTCTGATTATTATGGCGTTGATAGAAACGACTATAACGGTCGGCTGATTTTTCGTGGTTTGAAGCTTAGTGAAAAAATTGGGCTGTCAAGTGGTCATTCATGTGCGTTTTTGATTGGTTTATCTTCTTGGTACGATGACACAGGCGGTGGTTCCTTTGAATTCGCTTTTAGCAATGGTAACATTTACTATCGTCAAGGCACAACTTCATGGGGCGACTGGAAGAAAATTGCTACAGCTTAAAGGAGGTACGAATTATGGCTTTAGGAAATATGAATATTGGTGTTGATAGTGAGTTCATCCCGTCCAACCTCAATACGGTTCTTACCCCCCCCCCACAGATTCTGACGAAGTTGTGATGAATACGGATGCCGCCGGGTATCACCGTAAGCCACTAAGTGCACTGTGGAGCTGGATTAAAAGCAAGATTGCGAGTGAAGTGATACCGGATGTGGTGACGATTCAAACTCCAGAGATTACGATCACAACCGATTGGCAGGATATAGGAATTAGTAAAGATGCTATCCCAACTGGAACTTACGCAGTGCAATTCTACTCTAACAAGAGTCCAATCATTGGTGTTTACCAAGATAAGTTTTCAGGGATTATGACTTGGTATGCCGACTATACAAACAGTGAAGAATCTACTGAAGTAACCTTACATTACGCAGGTCATGCTCCAAATAGTCAGCGCTTTTATTTGCGTACTACTCGTTCTCCGCAAACGACTGGTAAAAATCTTCGTCTTCAAATTAAGGGCTCTATGAATTCGGATATTGCATCCACCTTCACATTTAAATTCCGTAGATTGATATAAACAACGCATTGCAAATAAAACGTTTTATAAGGAGGCGATCACATATCGATGAGTGACGAAAAGAAAAGTTGGCTAGACAGAGCGGGTGCGGTTCACCTCTGGAAAACGATCGAGGCTATGCTTGGTACAAAGGTAGATAAAATCGAAGGATTCGGCTTGTCCAGCAACGACTATACAACAGAAGAAAAAAAGAAGCTTGCTAGTTTAAGCGATCCTAATGTAGCTACTACTGAAAACAATGGTTTGATGAGCTCGGCTGATAAGGCAAAGCTGGATGGTATTGAAGCTGAAGCTAACAATTATACTCACCCGGTATACGAAGCAAAACAGGCTGGACTATATCGCATCAGTGTTGATAATACAGGCCATGTGGCGACAGCAGATAAAATGACGAGTGAAGAGTTGGCCGCAGAGGGTGTCTCCCCTGTTGATCATACGCACGATTTGGGCGAATTGGTAGATACACTGGAGACGAGTGCTGACGCTATTGAAGATGCTGATACTGTTATGGTTGGCGCTACAGTTACGAGTGGTGATGGTAATGCGACTACGAAGTATACCCGTAGACCGCTGGCTGCTTTATGGGACTGGATCAAGAGTAAGACGGATACGCTATATGCAACAGTGGGACACACACATAACTACGCTGGATCTACTGAACCGGGTGGTGATGCGCTGAATGCGATGAAATTAAATGGTTACGATGTCAGTATGTATGGAACCGCAAATTATTGGAACGCAATTCCTCGAATTGATGATGCTGGCGTTATGGAGATAGGTGAATATCTTGACTTTCATTCTACGGATGATAGAGATATGGATTACAATGTTCGCATGGTAGCTTATGACAATGGTACGTTGGATGTCATCAAAGCAGCAGGACAACCTGCTACAATTACAGCCAATTTACGGGGCACTGCCGATTATGCTAATAACTTAATTTTTCAAAAAGATCAAGGTATAGACACGAGCTCTTTAAACGTAAATACATGGTATCCTGTTATTTATCATCTACCTTGGACGACACTTTGTCATATTGAGTGTTGGACGGGACTTGGAACCAGTGGTAAACCATCGTGGGCAACACATAGTTCTGGATTTTACGCAGATTTGGATATGCTTGCCACAGCATCTGGTTGGGGCTGCACAAATGCACATACGGTTAAAATACTTGACACATGTAGTTGGTGTGATACGAGTGCTGGTAAACCTATTGGATATAGTCAGGTTATTACGGATTCACTCGCTGTTTTTTGGGTGCGCGGAGGTGGATATTATCACTTCCGTTCCAGTACGGCAGAAAATTAGACATTGATAACTGGATCATATTCAACAAATACTGGAACATTGAAACCCACTACATCGTATCCAGGTATAAATTATGCCCCAAGCTGTCTTGACCCTGCCTCGGTTATATCGAATATGTACCCCGTCGGTGCTATCTACATGTCCACCAGTTCAACCTCACCCGCTTCTCTTTTCGGTGGCAGCTGGCAGAGCATTGCTTCTGAGCGTGTGCTGATGGGCGTTTCCAGTTCCCACGGCGCAGGCTCGACCGTAGATGCCGGTCTGCCTAATATAAGCAGTGGTAGTGATGCCGCATTGGATATTCAAGGTTCGTGGGGCGCTCCCGCTTGTAGAGCTCCGTTTGCACAGACATGGCAGGGCAACTCGGAATTGTCTTCTTCGACATGGAGTAGTACACCAAAAGTTATTAGTGCACGGTTTGATGCTTCTCTATGTAATTCGATTTATGGTCGTTCAAGCACTGTTCAGCCAGCAGCCTACTATGTTTATATATGGAGACGGACGGGGTGAGTTTTATGCTGTTCTGCGCTACATGTACACATAATATGCAGCGGGCTGGACAGTTGTACTACGACCATAAATGGAATTGGACCAGCTTGCATTAAATTTCAGGTCGTAGCCAGAATCATTTACTGCGTCTGCAATATAAGATTTACTTGTGCCAAAGCCCAACGCACCACTATGTCTCGCAGTATAGCGAACAAGACCGCAACCTGGATCACGTTCCATTTCGCCAACAATATTAGGCAGACCGGCATCTACGGTCGAGCCTGATATTACCTATAAGATAAGGAGAAATACTATGAAAACAATTGATGAATCTGGCAATATTATCGAAAATCCTGACCTTGAAAAAGGCTATCTTGAGCCCGCTAAGGAAACAGTACACCATGAAGCAATTGAAGGTGTTGAAGAGCAGTATCACTAGGAGACTATTGCTGAATATCCGAACGGTGGCAAAGATGTAGAAAAGGTTATTGATGTTGAAGGTGTGAAAGCAAAAGACGCATGGGACGAAGAAGTTGATGTGATGAAGTATGTCCTATACACTGAAGCGGAACTGACACAGCGCCTTGACCGCCACAAAGAGATGCGCATCAACGAGAGTAAGAATAACCTTTCTACCTTCCTGTCTTTACATCCAATTCAATGGACAGATGGCAAGTATTACAGTGTCACCAGCGAGAAGCAAGCTCTTCTTACAAGCAATCTTGCTCTATATCAGATCTCTACAGCCGCCGGGCAGCCTTTTAAACTGACATGGAATTCTACCGGTGATGAATGTGTGGAGTGGACTTATGATGATCTGGCCGCTTTGGCACTGGCGATTGGTGTGTATGTAAAGCCCTTTGTCTCTCATCAGCAGGAATTGGAGGTTGGCATCAAGGCTTGTACGACCACAGCAGAAGTAGACGCTATTGAAATCAGTTATGATGCTGTACTGGCAGAATATCTGGATCTTCACGCAGATAAGGATGTGACCGAATGAGCAACAAACTTCGTGAACTAATCAAATGTGGCATCCTCTTTTTGATCGGAGGGTGTCTTTATTATTGCATTGAGATTCTGTGGCGAGGGCACTCTCATTGGACGATGGCTATTGTCGGTGGCATCTGCTTTCTTGTGATCGGTGGGCTGAACAACTATATCCCCTAGGAAATGCCGCTCTGGAAACAGGCTGGTGTTGGAGCGCTCTTTGTGACTGCTATGGAGCTTGTGGTGGGTATCCCGCTGAATTTGATGCTTGGCTTACATATCTGGGACTACTCTTCCATGCCATTCAATCTATTGGGCCAAATTTGCCTGCCGTTTACAGTGCTATGGTTCTTCCTTGCGCTGCTGTGCATTTTTGTTGATGATTGGCTTCGTCACATTCTATTCCATGAAGAGCGCCCGCATTATCACTGGCGTACTGTATGTGATGGCGGAAAACGCACATAAAGAGAAAGAGCCCCTGTGACGATGGCTACATCACAGAGACTCTAACTCATGCAACAACTCATAGAAATGAGGTTGTACTAGCCCGATGGAGGGTTTGTACTGCTCTCACTATATCACGTTGATAGGAATTTGTCAATTGAAAGGAGGAATTATGGCGCAGGAAATCTTAAAGCCGCTGTTATTAGACGAGACAGGCAAAGAAATCGTGACAGCACTGAACGCTATTGTTACACAGCTGACCGAGATCAATGAAACACTGAAAGCCAAAAACAAAGACAGTGGTATGAATGGTGGTGAGAAGACATGATAGGAAGTTTGAACGCCGCACCTCACGTCTATTCTTTTACCATACAGCAGCTGTAGACCATGTTGCTGAGCATCTGTGGTGGCATCACTGCTATTTCAGCCGCAATCGCTGTTATCATAAAGGCAATCAATCATGCGAAAGCCCCGGATGACAAGCAGAACGAGCGACTGAATGCCCACGATGCAGAGATTGAGAAGATCAATAGAAAACTAGGTGCAGATAAAGACAGGCTCGACCTGTTTCAATCCAAGCTGGTCTCATTAGAAGAGCACCAGAAAGAAAACAGTATCACGCTGGAAGTACATGACCGTAAAATTCTCGAATCAGAACAGCGTATCAGTCACAGTGAGCAAGGCAACAATGTCACCATGAAGGCTCTGCTTGCACTCCTCAGTCACGGTATCGATGGCAACGCGATCGAGCCAATGAAGGAGGCCAAGGCTGCACTTGAGAACTATTTGATTGATGGTCAGAACAACACAAAGAATATTATGAACTAACCCGAGACTGCGTGTCCCGGGCTTTTTATTTTGGAGGTTTATTATGATGGATATTATCAATGAGCTGGTTTCTGTTATCGTCCGCCTGGTTATTGCTGGTGCTGGCACTGCCTTTATGGCCTATGGCATCCCCTATCTGAAAAAGATCGGTGTGTACAAGCTGGTACAGATCGCTGTCCGTGCCGCAGAGAAGCTGGGTGCAACCGGCGCTATCGAAAAGGCTGACAAGAAGAAATACGTTATGGAAGCTCTGGAGCGTCTGGGTGTGAAGATCACTCCGACCATCGAGACCATGATCGAGGCCGCTGTAAAAGAGATGGACATCCAGAACGATAAAATCAAGGACGAGTTCAAAAAGAATTGAAGGTGTAATGAAATGGGTGTTATTACATACTCTATGAAGAAGGACTAGAACAAAAAGGTGTCGGCTCATTTTTCCGTCTATGAATTCGCCTGCTCCGATAAGAGTGATACAGTTCTGGTCGATAATCAGCTGATTGAAGTGCTGGAACAGATCCGTGCTCACTTCGGTGCTCCTGTCCACATCAACTCTGGGTATCGTACTCCTGCTTATAATATCTCCATCGGTGGAAGCCCTCGTAGCCAGCATTGCCTTGGTACTGCCGCTGATATCTGGATCAAGGGTGTTGACCCAATTCGGATTGCACTATATATATCTTCCCTGCCCTACTTTGCCAAGAGTGGCGGTATTGGATATTATAGCCGTGCTGTGCTTACGAGCGGATTTGTTCATGTTGATGTGCGCACCACACGCAGCCGCTGGATCAGTAAATCCGGCACGAAATATATTAGCGTAGCCAATCTTATGCCGACTATCAGACAGGGTGCGAAAGACGCTATGAATGGCGCTTCTTATGCTGTGACTGTACTACAACGGCATCTTGGTGTTAAGGCTGACGGCATTTTTGGCGCGAATACCAAGGCGAAGCTGATTGAGTATCAGAAAGGACATGGGCTGGCTGCAGATGGCATCTGTGGGCCTGTTACTTGGGGTTCGTTTTGATGGCAGATAACCAGAATACATTTCGTGCAGGAGACAAAATTAAATTAGACGGAGTGTTATTTTCAAACAGCCAAACACACTGCGGTATGCGCCGCTCTGGTGAATGGTATATTTTTGATGGGAAACTTGTAAACGGGCGTTATCGAGTGACGAATCTTGAGAGCCGCATCGGAAAGTATCCAATCTCAGTGAATGTATCGGGCTATGTAGAGCCGAGTGATATTGAGCTGATATAAAACGAATGGGGTATCAATCCTTAATTGGACTGGTACCCCATTTTTTAGCATTTATTTTATTTTCTCAGACAACCATTCTTTCCAGCCGCCAACCGTGTGAGGGCAATTATCTTGCTGCGCGACAAGCTCATTTAAGAGTGCTGCAAGCTCTTCGTCTGACATCTCACGAATGGCCTGCGCTTTATTATTTTTACGACCGAATTCATCCCGGCTATGTTTGTGTAGAATAAAACCGAGTGCGATATCAAGTATTGCCGGATTGTTCATTAGAGTTGTCACCTTTCATTGCTTTAAGAGCTTCCTTCATCTCTTGTTCCCAATTAGGATGCTGATCAATATATTTTTGATATATCATCTTCTCAGCTTCTTTTCGTGCTTTGATTGCATCGTTAATATCTTCATACATACCAAGGTGGATTCGCCTGCCTTTAAATGTTATGGCCGCTTTATACTTGCTACCATCTTTGCAAACACCCGTCACACCAGTGGTCGAATTGCGATTTATCTTTCCTTCGAGTCGCGCCTTTATAGACGTTAAGCTAGAACCGTCTACGTTTGATATCTTTTTAATTGCCTCAGTAGGCTTGGCAATATTATTCGTGCATTTCTTACACTTGTTGATTATCTTCACTTGAGACAAACGCATCTCTGCTGGACGATTACATAAAGGGCAAAGCCCAGTACAAAAATAATCTCGTTCTCCTTCTTTTTTATAAACGTCAGTTATTTTCCATCCATTTATGACAGAGCCGATATATTGTTCTCTGCGCTTTTTTAGAATAGATTCACTACGTTTTTTGTCGCATCTTGTAGTTTTAGCTGGACGACCATCATCTGGTTTCATATTACTTTTCCTCTTCAGGTAGTGGCCCAAGCTTATACATCCAGTTCGGGTCTTTCCGCATTACAAATGGTTTTCTTAGCTCACAAAGATGGTCATGTCTCGCTTTATATTCAAAATAATTTTGTTCGTGCTCAGGAGTATCACGATTTAACTCGTACATGACATATTGCTTGCGAAGATTTCGAAGCGCTTTAATAATAGCATCTTCTTTTTCCATAGACATTGGTTCAAGGGCATCAATATAGTCATATTCACCAGTCGCGTCAAACTGTCGCTTTGCTTCGGCACTAAGCATCTTCCAAGTGATAACTTCATACGCCAGCTGATACATCATTTCGTCGCTATAATGAGAGTATGGATCAACAATGCCGGTGCCTTTTGATAGTTCTACGTCACGATCGTGTTGTTTTTTAATTTGTCTCTCGGCTTCTTCTACAACAGCATCCATATCAACGTTCATGGAGACACCTTTGTATCGCACTACAGATTTGAAACCGAGCTTCTCACACATAGTCATCGTTGATATCCTCCTGATTTATTTTATACCCGTTCTTTTGCAGACAACAAAATCTTGCGGTAGAATCCGTCAGCAAACCATGCGCCTTCCCAACGATGCGGTAATGGTTTCTTCAGTACTTCGATATCCACAAGGCTCATAAGGCCGGTACTATCATCTCTAAAAACTTGAAGGCGAACAATTCTATTCTGTTCCAGACCGATTTCGCGAGTGATACGACCTTCTTCATCAAACGGATCTTCGCACACCCATTCTAATGCATCTAGGAAGTCCTGTGGCGTGATATCTGTGTGTTTGACCCAGTTATTACATATGCGGCTCTCGCCAGCCTGTACGATCCTCTTTTTAGCTTCGTAGTTCACAGAAGGATTCGTCAT